AATTCAAGTTGCGTTAGATAAAGGATATTCAAATTTATATTATTCGTATAAACAAGATGGATATGTGGATGAAGATATACATTTACGTAAAGGTTATGATTTAAAAGGTAAGTCAAAAACTGTCCCTGGATTTTCAATGACATCAAGAACTCGTCCATTAGTAATATCAAAATTAGAAACATATTTTAGAGATAAGACACCGATAGTTCATTCAAAACGATTGATAGACGAGTTATTTACATTTGTTTGGTTAGGTCATAGAGCAGAAGCTGCTCGAGGCTATAATGATGATCTTGTAATGTCATTTTCTACAGGGTTATGGATGCGTGATACGGCATTAAGATTGCAACAACAAGGAATGGATTTAAATAGAAAAGCATTAGGACATTTTGGAAAATCGCAAGGAGTATATTCAGCTAATCAGCAAACTCCAAAAGAATGGCAATGGAAATCCGGAGATGGTGAAAATTCCGATTTAAAATGGCTACTCTAATATTTATTTATATAGGTAAATTATGACAGATACTTCATTAAGAGCACGATTAAGTAGATTATTTGCAACTAACGTAGTTGTACGTAGAATCTCAAAAAATAGATTAAAGGCGGTTGATACAAATCGATTACAATCAACCGGTAATTTATCTAATAAACGTTATGTGGACAGGTTCTCCGGCGTTCACAGAGGAACCCCGGGATATGGAACATATAACCAAAATCAGACATTTCATACATCTAAAGTAGAATTATTTACAGATTATGAATCCATGGATATGGATCCTATATTATCATCTGCTTTAGATATTTACGCTGACGAATCCACTGTAAAAGATCCGGATGGTGATACATTAACTATCACTTCTCCAAACGATGAAATACGAAAAATTTTAAGAAATTTATTTTATGATATATTAAATATAGATTATAACTTATGGCCATGGATTAGAAATGCATGTAAATATGGTGATTTTTATCTACATTTAGATATAGAAGAAGAAGTTGGAATTGTAAATGTAATGCCTTTATCTGCATATGAAATTATGAGAGAAGAAGGATTTGATGAAAACAATCCGTATGCGTATAAATTTACATTACAAAATACGCATGGAGGCGGTTCTCATAATTTTGCATCATTTGATCATAATCAACAAAATGCTCAAGAATTTCAACCTTTTGAAATAGCTCATTTTCGTATGTTATCTGATACAAACTTTTTACCATATGGTAAATCGATGATTGAACCTGCTAGAAAAATATTTAAACAATTAACTCTTATGGAAGATGCAATGTTAATTCATCGTATAATGAGAGCGCCAGAACGTAGAATATTTAAAATTGATGTAGGTAATATTCCACCAGCAGAAGTAGATAACCATATTCAAGGAATTGTGAGTAAAATGAAAAAAGTTCCTTATATTGATGAAAAGACTGGAGATTATAATCTTAAATTTAATATGCAAAATATGATTGAAGATTATTTTATGCCAGTTCGTGGAGGCGAGTCTGGTACATCAATTGAAGCATTACCAGGTCTATCATCTGAAGGGCAAATTGAAGATATTGATTACTTGAAAAATAAATTATTTTCTGCATTAAAAATACCAAAAGCATTTTTAGGTTATGATGAAGGAGTTGAAGGAAAGGCAACATTAGCAGCAGAAGATGTTCGGTTTGCAAGAACAATTGAACGTATACAAAAAATATTTGTATCTGAATTAACTAAAATTGCAATTGTACATTTATATACACAAGGATATAAAGATGCGGATTTAGTTAATTTTGAGTTATCTTTAACTAACCCATCTATTATATACGAAAAACAAAAAGTAGAAGTATTAGAAAGTAAAATTGGATTAGCTACAAATATGAAAGAATCTAATTTATTTTCGCAACGATGGATATATGAAAATGTATTTGGATTAAGTCATGATGAATGGACTAGAGAACAAGAACAAGTAATAGAAGATTTAAAACAAGATTTCCGTCGCGAACAAATTAAATCAGAAGGTAATGATCCTGTAAAAACAAATCAATCATTTGGTACGCCTCATGACATTGCTTCAATGCATGTTGCAAATAAAGGAGGTTTATTACCAGGCCAGGAGCAAGAACATGTAGCAGGTACAGGTCGCCCAGAAAAACATCAATCATGGGGGACTCATGATTCACCACATGGACGTGATCCATTGGCAATTAAATCATTAGGCTCGTCATTATCCACAGATAAGTCACCATTACAACATCAGTACCGTGGTGGATCGCCTTTAAGTACAGAAAATATACAAATAAATTCATTAATTAATTCAATGAAATCATCTAAAATTTTAAAACAAACATTAATAAATGAATCAAGTGAACCAGATTCTGGAACAATGTTAGATGAGTCTCAATTAATTGAGGAATAATTATATATTGATTTCTAAAACAATAGCATATTTATTAAAAAGTATGATTATACAGGGCGATGCTTCATGAAACGAATAAAACATTCTAAGGTTAAAAATACCGGTATTATATTTGAATTGCTCGTACGACAGGTGGCTTCGGACACAATGAATAATAAAAATTCAAAAGCACTTCGCGTGATTAAAAAACATTTTAAATCTAATTCAGAATTAGCTAAAGAATTAAAATTATATCGCACTGTCGCACAAGAAAAATTTTTATCGGAATCAAAAGCAGTTGATTTAATAGATGCAGTTATAAGATCTCGTAAACAACTCAATGAGATACAATTAAGGCGAGATAAATATAATTTGATAAAAGATTTGAAAAGCACTTATAATTTAGAAGACTTTTTTAAATCTAGAATTACAAATTATAAAGTGCATGCATCTACATATAAAATATTTGAATTTGCGGAAGCCGACCAACCGGCTGAATATGTATCAAGTAAACATGTTTTAATAGAACATATTCAAACTGAAAATTTAAAAAAGCAAAATGCTCCAACATTATCTTCACAACATAAAGATGTTAGATTGTTGGCATCAAAATTAGTTGTAGATAAATTCAATGAAAAATATAATACATTATCAATGGCACAGAAAAATATGCTTCGTGAATATATTAATAATGTGACAAATTCTGTAAAACTTAAAAAATATATTTTAAAAGAAACTGCAGAATTGAAATCTAATATAATATCATTAAAGTCAACTGTACCTAATAAAGTAATTCGTATTAAATTAACTGAGGTTGCCAATTTATTAACTAAATTATCTAATCAACATTCTATTCAAGATAAGGATGTATTAACAATGTTACGATATTATGAACTAGTTAATGAACTTAAAAATATGGAGACTAAGTAATGGCTAGAGTATATGATAATCCATATTGGGTATCGTCAAGTATATCAGATGCATATTATGCACATAACATACATCCAGGTACTGGAAAATATAATGCAGTATATGAATATACCGGAGGGCAAGTCGATTTTACCGGATCGATGTTAGGTTATGGCCCCGTATTGATAGCTGCTCCTGGAAAAGCGACAATGAGTTTAGTCCAGGGAGGCGAATTATATGCACCTAATCTAAATACTGGAGAAATACATGATTTGTCTGTAATTCAAATTTCAGGTTCAGTTGCAGACACCCCTAAGATATTTGTATTTAAAGGTATTAAAATAGGATAATGTTATGAAACTAATCGAAGAATTGCAAAAATATTTACAAGAAGCAAAAGCTAAACCCGATTTCATGGACGTAGATAAAGATGGTGATAAAACAGAGCCTTTTAAAAAGGCCGTTAAAGATAAAGAAGTTGATGAAGCCGCTAAGCCAGATTATTTAGATATGGACGGTGATGGTGATAAAAAAGAGCCAATGAAAAAGGCTGTTAAAGATAAAGAATTAGAAGAAGCTAATGTGACTGGTAATTTAGATGGCGGCGAAGGTCCTGTAAAAACTCCTCATGCATTTGGTAAATCAGAAGATGAAAATGATAATGCAGAAGTATTTGATTATAAAAAATCTAAATCTTCTGAAAAGCATTTTGAAAGTATGTATAAAAAAATGATATCAACTATGGAAGATCTTCATGAAATTTCATATCGCGATTATAAAAAAGATCCTACATCAACTCCTCAACAAAAAGTTAACAGAGGTATCATGGAAGTTAATAAAATGTTAGGCGAGATGGAAAAAATCGTCAATAACAATTTACGATTGAAAACCGAAATGGGAGTACAGTCCGGCCATTTCTGGAAAGCAACTGGTAGACGTTTTGCAAAAATTAATGAACGCATGTTACGAGTAGCAAATCGATTAAAGGAACTATCACAATGATATTAAATAGAACTTGGCAACAATTTGTAAAGGCTAAAGAAAACCAAAATTTAACATTACAAGAACAAAAACGTAAATATGCAGATGAAAGAAAGCGATACGAACAACACGTTGCTTTTATAAATTCAGGATTATATAATAAAGGATAAAAATGAATAAGCAACTTTTAGTAGATTATACAGTATTTGAAGTATCACCCCAAGCAATAAATGAATCATTAACTCAAAATAATGGTAAATTAATTGTAAAAGGAGTTCTTCAGAGAGCAGAAGCAAAAAATCAAAATGGAAGAATTTATCCAAAAGAAACTTTAATGCGTGAAGCAAATAATTATTCTGCTACATTTATCAAAGAACGACGTGCATTAGGAGAATTGGATCATCCGGATTCATCGGTAGTTAATTTAAATAATGTATCTCATAACGTTTTAGAAATGGGATGGCAAGGGGATGATTTGGTAGGTAAAGTTGAAGTGTTAGGAACTCCTGCAGGAAATATTCTTAAAGAACTTTTTAAATCAGGTATACGATTAGGTATATCATCACGAGGAATGGGATCTGTTAAAGAAGTAATGAGAGAAGGCGGAGATACATTAGAGGTACAGCCAGACTTTGAATTAATTGCATTTGACTTTGTTTCTAATCCATCCACTCATGGAGCATTTTTATCTCCAGTAAATGAATCTAAAGGATCTGTTACTGCAAATAAATTTGCAAATGTAGAACGTATTATTACTGATATTATAACGGAGTTTTAATTATGGCATTAGAAGATTTACAATCACAATACGGTCCTTATAATAAAAAAGGATCAAAAGGTACTGGCGAAGTATTTGATACATTGGCAAATGAAGGAACATCAGGATTAGAGGATGGTCGTAGTAAATATGCTAGTAAATCAAAAAATGGAACTAAACCATCTGGACCGGACGTGTTCGGAAATATACCAGCGGAGAGAAGTTATGAGTAGGATAAAATTAAGTAAATTATTAAAGGAACAATCAGAACCAGTTGATTATGCATACTTTATTGAACAAACAAATGGACTACTCACAGCAATGGAAGATTTTCAAAAAGAAATAGTAACTGCATTAGAAGCTAAAGATGAAGAAACTGGTGATCCTCAATATCAACAATTACAAAATCAAGTTGCTAGATATTTGCAAGGAGCAGAAAAGCAAGTTGCTGCAATGGGAAAAATGTTAGATCGGAAACAAAATTTAGCTAAACAAGATACTTTTTCTGCAGATATAGGAGATATATAATGAACAAATACGAAAACAAATTAATGAAGCATATCTTAAATGAAAAATATTTAGGAGAAACAGATGATGAAAAAATGACAAAAGAAGAACGTAATGAGTTTCTTGAAGCAGTCGGTAATTTTCATAAGTTAGGTGAGATGGTATATGGTTCGGGTAGATTAAAAGAAGTTGCAGAGACTCTAAAAAGCGTGGTAGAACGGGCAGAAAAGATGACTTTATCAGAAACTGAACATTGGTTTGATAATGTTACTACTTCTAGACATATGAAACAAATGAATGAAGCTTATAAAGTTTTTGAAAAAACTGCAACAGAGATGAGTTCAATGCAACAACGTTTAGAATCGGCATATGAAGATATGGGTACTGTTTTAAATCGTTATTATAAGATAGGTGAATCTTTATCAGAAGATTAGGACGTTTGAAATATATTTGTTATATTATCAATTAATATTAAAATAAAATAAGTTACATGAGTAAACAAAGTAAACATTTCAAAAGTATTATACCTGGTGCAGGTGTAGCTGTTAAAGTTTTATCAACAAAACAATATCCAAAAGGTGATATAAACTCAGCATTAAAAGCTTTTAAAAGAGAATTAAAAGAATCTGGGAAGATTCAAGAATTAAAAGACCGTAAAGAATTTAAATCAAAAGGTCAAAAACGAAAAGAGGAGGTTGATCGAGCCAAGTATTATCAATGGTTAGATGACCAGAATCAGTAAAAATTGTGCCTTTTGGCACTTTTTTACGTTTTAAACGAATGTTTTTGTAAATTACTGCATATATATAAATGTTAACGATACCGTATTTTAATAATCGGTCACTCGAATTCTATCTAAATAAGTACATTAGTACTTCCTATTGAGGCTCTTAATAGCCTTATTTCCAAATTAAATAAGAGGAAAAATCATGGCAAATGATTTATTAAAAGAAGCAATTGCAGACGCGAAAGCCGTAAGAGAAACTGCACTTGCTAATGCTAAAATTGCATTAGAAGAAGCTTTTACTCCTAGATTACAATCAATGTTATCTGCTAAATTAGCTGAAGAAGAAGGTTTAGATGAACCAGAATTAGAAGCTGAACCAGTAGCTGAAGAACCACCGGTGGAAGAGCCAGTAGCAGCTGAAGGCAGAGGTATCATGGATGCAGATGAAGATCCAATGGATGTTCATTCTGAAGAAATGGCACCTGAAGATGAGCCGGTAGCTGAAGATGAAGATCTAGAATTAGAAGCGATTATCAAAGAATTAGAATCTGAAATTCATGAAGAAGAAGAACCAGCTTCTGAAGAACCAGTTGCAGAAAATGCAGAAGGTGAAGATGATGCTCCTGTGGCTGAAGAAGGCCGCGGCGATGAAGTAGATGAAGATATTTCTATTGATGAAATTATTAATGCTTTAAGAGAAGAAGATGAAGCAGATGAAACCCCTGTGGAAGAAGCTAAAGAAGATGAAGGCGAATCTAAAAAAGACTTAGAAGAAGCTTACAACGTTATTCGATTCTTGAAAGGTAAAATTAATGAAGTTAATCTTCTTAATGCAAAATTATTATTCTCAAACAAATTGTTTAAAAATCATTCAATGAATGAATCTCAGAAAATGAAAGTAATTGAAAACTTTGATCGCGCTTCATCTATTCGTGAAGTAAAATTAGTTTATGCTACATTATCTGAATCGTTTAACTTGAATGGTAAAACAAAAAGATCAATCAAAGAAAGCTATGCTTCTACACCTAGTCGGTCAACAGCTCCAAAGAAAGTGATTTCTGAAGGTACTGCATTATCTGCTAGATGGAAAAAATTAGCTAATCTGTAAAAAGGAAAAGAAAATGAATATAAATTCATTATTGCCTCAAGATGGTCGTGCCAATCAAAATGCAGCTGCTATCGCACTTGAACGTAAGTGGGAAAGGACTGGTTTATTGGAAGGATTATCATCAGAGGTTGAAAGAAAAGGCATGGCCGTTCTTTTAGAGAACCAAGCCAAGCAATTGGTAACAGAAGCATCTGCGACAGGTGGAAACTCAAATTCAGAAGAATGGTCAGGGGTAGCTCTTCCATTAGTTCGTAGAATTTTTGCTGAAATTGCTGCTAAAGACTTTGTTTCTGTACAACCAATGAACTTACCATCTGGTCTAGTATTTTACTTAGACTTTAAATATGGTACTGCGGTTAATCAAATTGACCAAGCAGGTGGAAATGATTTCTTGACTGGTCAAGGAAAAGATGCTCAATCTGATTCTGTATTTGGTATCACTGATGCTCGTAAAGGAACACCAGGAACTGAAGGTCTTTATGGCCCAGGTCGTTTTGGATATTCAGTTAATATGGTGGAAGGTGCTTCTGTTACATTAGGTGAATCTGGAATTACTACTGCAAGAACTGGTTCTATATCTGCAACTACTGGTTTATTTACATCTACTGCTGCATCAGCAGGTGATGCAATGACTGCTACAGAGTTAGGTATCTTTACAAACTTTAATTCTGAGTTTTCTGCATCTGTACATGGTGATAATCATGTTATTTTATCAGTACCTTCTAAATCATTACATTCAGATGCATCTGTAGCTGCTCGTTATGATCAAGAAGCTGTTCGTTCATTTAACTTGTCTGGATCAAATGCATTCTATCCAGAATTTACTAGAACAACTGCTAACGGTTCGCATATTGAATTCTTAATTAAGAAAGATGCAGATATCAAAGCGACATCTGCATTTAAAGTATCATTTGCGTTACAACCATCTGATATTACTAGAGGTGACTACGAAGATCAAGCTCCTAACGAAGACATGAACGGCTCCACTTCTTTAAATATTCCAGAAATTAATCTTGAAATGAGATCTGAAGCCATTGTTGCAAAGACACGTAAGTTGAAGGCAGTATGGACTCCAGAATTTGCCCAAGATTTAAATGCATATCATTCAATTGATGCTGAAGCAGAATTGACTAGCATGTTATCTGAATACGTTTCGCAAGAAATTGATTTAGAAATTTTAGGCATGTTACAAGAAAATGCTCAAACTGTTGAAAGATGGTCTGCGAAAGTAGGTTATGAGTATAATGCAGCCGTTGGTGGATTTAATGCCGGAAATTCTGCAGCTCAAGCATATAACCAAGGAACATGGTTCCAAACTTTAGGTACTAAAATACAAAAAGTTTCGAACAAAATTCACCAATTAACTTTAAGAGGTGGAGCTAACTTCCTTGTATGTTCTCCAACTGTTGCGACTATCCTAGAATCTATTCCAGGATATGCTGCTGATACAGATGGTGATAAAATGCAGTTTGCAATGGGTGTTCAAAAAGTTGGATCTATTAATTCTAGATTCCAAGTTTATAAGAATCCATATATGACTGAAAATTCTATTTTAATGGGATATCGTGGATCTCAGTTCCTAGAAACAGGTGCTGTATATTCTCCATACATTCCATTAATTATGACTCCATTGGTATACGATCCAGACAACTTTACTCCAAGAAAAGGTGTTATGACTCGTTATGCTAAGAAAATAGTTCGTCCTGAATTCTACGGTAAAGTATTAGTTCATGGCTTAGATACTATATAGTATTTAAAATTATTTTTATATTAAAGCCCTCCTACCATGGAGGGTTTTTTTTTGAACTTTTTTAAAAAAAGCTGCCAAAAGATTTGGTAGCGTGAGATCTTTTCCTTATCTTTAATTATAAGTAATTAAAAGATAGAGATATGCGTATAGCTAAAAACCAAAAAACCAAAAACATGAAAATGAATTTTAAAACTTTCCAAGAAAAGAAACGTCCTTCAGCAATGTTTGATGATATGAATAACTTGACAAAAATGGTAGCGGCTGGAGTTTCTCCATCGTTAGTTGTTACCGGCATGCCTGGATTAGGAAAGACATTTAATATTACAAGAACATTAGATGAAGTAGGATTTGAAGAAGGTATTGATTTTGTACATGTAAAAGGTCGTTGTACTGCAGCAGGTATGTTTATTACATTATTTGAAAATAGCGATAAATTAATTATATTTGATGACTGCGATTCAGTATTTAAAGATTCAGATGGTGTTAACTTATTAAAAGGAGCTTTAGATAGTTACGATAAACGAGTTATTAGTTGGATGTCAGCTAAACCTCTTAAAGATAGAGATGGTGATGCTCTTCCTAGATCATTTGATTTTACTGGTAAGATAATTTTTATATCTAATTTACCAATTCAAAAAGTAGATAGTGCAATTCGTAGTCGTGCATTTGTATTGGATATAACATTAACTCCAAATCAAATGTTAAAAAGAATGACTGATTTACTTCCGGTAATTGAACCAGAAATTAAAGACATGAAAATTAAAAAAGAAGCTTTAAGTGCATTGAAATCTGCATTTAAAAAGTTTGATGCCGTTGAATTAAATTTCCGATCATTAATTAAAGCAATTAGAATTCGTCAAATGGGATTTCCAAATTGGAGACAAATGGTGGCGGAACAAGTAATGGGTTGTTAGTGTGTTGTTGTGAGAGTCGGTTTATAGCCGGCTCTTTCACTGTTACATATTTATATAAAATAGTTAACTAAAGGGGTCACGAGATGGCAAAAGCAAATACAGAAAAAACTCCACCAAAAGGTGCAGTTCGGTTTTCATTATCATTATCACCAGAACAAAAAGCAGCAAAAATGCAAATTTTAGAACATCCGTTCAATTTTATTGTCGGTAAAGCAGGATCTGGTAAAACGTTATTAGCAGTACAAGTAGCATTGGATCAATTTTTTAAACGCCAATATAATAAAATAGTAATTACTAGGCCTACAATTGCTACAGAAGATAACGGATTTTTACCAGGATCTGAAAAAGAAAAGATGGAGCCATGGCTCGTTCCTATCCGTTCAAATATGCGAAAGGTATATAATAAACCAGATAAATTAGAATCCATGGAAAAAAGTGAATCAATCGAATTATGTTCATTAGCACATTTTCGTGGACGTACTTTTGATAATGCGGTAGTTATTGTAGATGAATTTCAAAATTTAACCAGATCTCAACTCGCCATGGCAATTGGTCGATTAGGCAAAGATTCTAAAATGATTTTTTGCGGAGATTCATATCAAATAGATCTTAAAGATAAAAATTATTCTGCTTATCATGATATGTCTAAACTAACTAATTCAAAGTATGTATTTAAAACTGTATTGGAAGATTCTCATAGACATGGCGCAATTGATGATTTATTAGAATTATTGAATGGTTATCATTAATGAGCATATTTATATAAAATGGCAATTAATTTACGATGGGATAATGTAAGATCAATAACCGGTATAAGTACATGGGGTGAAAATCCATATAAATGGGATGATGTATTCCTTATATTGGAAGTGGGAGCCGCGACTGGTGATGAAATTGCATATAATGTTAATCAATTAGATCCAGAAAAAAAGAAGCGATTTATAAAATTGATATGCAAAGTTAAAGGAATTGAAACATATTCTGGACAAAAAACCATTAGAGATGATATTAAAGTAACTGCCGAAGATTGTGAATTAGTAGTAAAAGAAGTATTAGGAATTGATTTAACAGTGGAGAATATACATGTATAAATTATACACGGATAAACCAGAACTATTTGAATGTGATATCAAAATAGAAGGCGCGAGTCTAAAAAAATCAACTGCTAGGTTAGTAGTAGAAACATCAGATTACAGTTTAATGTTTAATGGAAAAATTTCCGAATCAGGTAAATGTGAAATTCCTATACGTAAATTGAAAGGATTAATTGATGAATCCTCTAAAGGTAATATTCGTTTAGAAGTAATTGCCGAGGATACATATTTTACGCCATGGAAATCTGAATTTGATATACAGGCTAGTAAACAAGTAACTGTAGAAGTTCGATCTCAAAAGCAACCGGTAATACAAGAAAATAAAGTTCAGGTCAGTAACGTTAAACAACAAATTACAGAACAAGAAGTTAGTCATGTTAAAAATATATTAAAATTATTAGTGCGTGAAAATATTGATATTAATAATTTAAGTGTTAAAAAAGATAGAATAAATAAAATAGTTGCAACATATACAAAATATAAACCGCTAACAGAAACCAAACGACGAGAAGTTATTAAAGGAGTTCTCAAAGGTTTATATAAAAAATAAGGTTATATAAATGGCTCTTGACAATTTTACAGGCCAGAATATAAAAGACACTTTTCAGCGTGTAGTCCAAACTGATGGCGTTAATTTTGCTGATGGTACAGGGTCTATAATACCTATTGCTTTATCAACACAAATATCAGGTGCATTTTATGATACGAGTGCATCTTTTTCTACACGTGTAACTTTAACTGAAACATCAGCCAGTAGCATGGTAACCGATAGTGGTTCATTTTCGGCGCGTGTAACATTGACAGAAGCAACAGCCAGCACATTAACATCAGCTAGCGAATCATTTAGTACACGTGTAACTTTAACTGAAGCATCTGCTAGTACGTTAACATCAGCTAGCGAATCATTTAGTACACGTGTAACTTTAACTGAAGCATCAGCCAGTACGTTAACATCAGCTAGCGAATCATTTTCGACTCGTATAACATTAACTGAAGCATCAGCCAGCAGAACAGATGTAACGTTTACAAATATATCATCATCGCGCGTAACAGCATCACAATTGTTAGTAACTGATGATACGCGGTTAGATGGAAGTATTGCATTTAATGGAGTGCAGATATTCGAAGATCAGTTAGTTGTAAGATCTGGATCAACTATATTTGGTTCTGGATCAATACCATCTGACGTTACACATCAATTTACAGGTTCTGTATTCATCACCGGTAGTAATTTAACTCTTGCTGATGGGATAGTAACCGCACCCAGTTTTGTCGGTATATTCAGAGGTGTAATATCAAGTTCTGCACAACTTTCTAGTGATTTCATGTCAGGCACTGCTTTTACACCAGCTGGAATATCAGGTTCTTGGCAAGGTCAATCATTTATTTCTGCATCGCAAGTGCAAGAAAATATTGGCGGAGGTGTAATATCAAGTTCTGCTCAAGTAAAATTAAATCTACCAGCAAATACCATTTCAAGTTCTGCTCAAATAAAATTAAATCTGCCAGCAAATACCATTTCAAGTTCTGCTCAAATAAAATTAAATTTGCCTGCAGGTGTTATTTCAAGTTCATTACAAACTTTAGGTGACATAACATCATCAGGTAATATAAGTGCAAGTGGACATTTATTTATAAGTGCATCAACGACGGCATCTGCATTAAACACGTTAATGTATGATACAGATACTGGCCAAGTATATTATACTGGTAGTTATGGTGGTGGCGGAGGAGGAGGAGATTTTTCAGCGGTTGGAGAAAATATAATACCATCTGCCGATGGCTCTCATAATTTAGGAGCATTTGATAAAAAATGGCAAGCAATATTTGCTATAGATACATTTTTTGGTGGTATACATGAAATTAATTTAGAAACCAAAGGATTAGATCAACTACAACCAGGTACTGTATTGGTCTCAAAAGCCGGTCAAATGGTGCCATGTACAGCCGAAGCAGATCCGTTAATAATGGGTATCGTTTCATCTGGTAGTAATTTTCCAATCATATTAGGAGCAGAACCTGTATTAGTAAATGGCCCAGTATACGAAGGCGATTATATAATTACTAGTAATATCACAGGACATGGTAAAGCAGTCAATCCTAGTAAAATATTTGAACTTCAATTATTTGGAAAAATAATTGCTCAATCATTAGAAACAAATATTGAAGGCGGTATAATTCGAGCAATGATAAGGAAAATGTAATGCCTGTCAATCATCAATTTACAAGTAGTGAATGGGTACAATCCGGATCTATTGCAAAATTTAAATCTGGCATTGATGTGACCGGATCGGTTAACGCAAAATTAATAGGAGATGGATCTGCGTTAACTGGTATTACTACAACCGGAATACAATTATTTATTGGATCTGAATCATTAGCTACTCCACCGACATATGGAGAATGGATCACTGGATCCGGCGGCAACCATACCATAACATTATCAGTTTCGGCATCCGGTGCAACATTTAATCATTTCACATTTTTACGACAAGATTTATCCGATGCCGCGTTATGGGAAGAAGCTTCTGATTACTCTGGAACACAAAAAGGATTAGTTAATCAAAATTCGTTAACAGATACATTAGGTACTGGTATATACAGATATTTATTATTAGCAATGAGTACTGCATCAAAACAAACTTTAGTTACAGGAACTACAGTTATAATTAATCCGGATGAATTGTAATGGCAGGAAAACATCAATTTACTAGTAGCAATTGGGTACAATCTGGTAGTATAGCTCAATTTAAAAGTGGAGTTACAGCAACCACTATAACTGCAGATGCATTTGTAGGTGATGGTTCTGGCCTCTCCGGAATAGGTACTGAAGTATTTTTTGCTGGTTCTGGTTCTGGAATATCCGGATCACCTGCTGAATCAATTGATCATGTGATAATACTTGGTTCTGGACAAGATGTTGCGAACCAAGGAGATGTATTAATACAAACTACACATTCCGCGGATTTCAATCCAAATTATTATTCATTTATTAAAATTCAAGATACATTTGTAACCAAGCAAGCCGGCGGCAATTCATCTTATACTGGCCAGGATTATGTTAATGATCTAACCGGTCAAAATGCATTTGAAAATGATTTAGCACCTGGCGTACATCGATATTTAGTTTATGCAACTGAGACCGGTAGCGCAAACAATACTCAATTGGTATATTCTACTGTATTTATTAAAGGGTTTATCAATGTACCACCGACGATTGCACATCGTGCTAGTTTAACTATGTCTTTAGCTCATGATACAAATGCCAAAGATATAATTTTTAGTTTTACCGGATCTGAAGATTCTAATCAAAACGATTTTATACGAGTTTTTTCAGCTTCCAGAGTACAGGTAGATCCACCTATCACGTCGGTATCTGCAAGTTACAATTTATTTTTAAAACATCCACAACCTGATATTGCTGATAGCCAAATTTTCATAGCAACTGGATCTATCTCACCAGGTGCACCAGATGGTTATGGTCCCGATGCATCGGCTATGCCAGATAATGCATTAGTGTTTACTGCCAGTATATCAAACTACGGTGTTATGGATGGAACTACAATACACGCATCATCAGTGCAGTCGTATCAAGAAACGTTTACGGTTTATATGCAGGATAATAATCAGTTTGAAAATTCATCTTCCGTTGATGTTAATTTACTAGTAATACCACCAAATACTGCAAGTATTAGTAATATACGAGCTCATATAGAATCTGGTTCATTTTCTGGTATTGGAATTAATAATTTTACTACTACGGTGTTATACGATGATGTCATTACACGTGATAATATTGTTGGACTACATCCTCGTTATACTGCATCGCTGGTACGTGTATCTGTAATGGCTGATATAACAGAACCACCAGATTATGTTGCAGATGGTACACATTTCACAGATATAAAATTTGCCGAATTCGGCGGAACTTCAGTATTGGATAATAAAACTTTCAGATTTAGCGGAAGTATGGCAACTGGATTATTTCGAGCCACGGCATCTGCATACGGCGACAATTTTACCTTTACCGATGTGACAGAAAGTTTAGGTTTTTCGCCTTTTCAGTATGAACCAGCTACATATACTCTAATTAATAAAACTGGTGATACTACAGATATTATACGTCATGGAGTTTATAATCATATATCTGATGCCGCAGCAGGACCAATGACCACATTGACAGTAACCCCTGTACCTGATATTGAAATATCAAATGTACGAGTGGAAGTGGAATCTGGATCATTTTTAACTGGTACTGGATCATTTGAAAGATCGGCAAGCGTATTATATGGATACACTTCAACATTACAAGTTTCAGAAACTTCAAGTTTAGAAGGATATGAAAAATCGGCAGAATATATAAGTGAATCAGTTGTACGATTACGTTTGTTGGCAACTGTGACAGAACCATTTGGACCACACCATACCAACATGAAGTCAACTTTAGAAACTACACCAGGTAGTGACTATGCACATTCTTATGAATTTCAATTTCATACTAGTTCTGGTGCAACTTATACTGCATCATCTGAAATTGCATATGATGTACAGAACCGGTTAGTTGCTCATTACACATCATCATGGATCAACTTTAATTTGTTGCCTGGCGAGTATACATTTAGTGCTTCATTTGATTCTGCTACAAACGCCGGACGTACAATTATACCAGGAACATATGCTTCGGTATCTGTGAGCGCTACTCCGGCAACGGAAATAACAAACATAGTATATGAATCAGAGACGTACGGATATTCTGATACAGGAAGTGCAGATACAATGCGTACAGTATTATATGGTACACCTCATCATACTTTGATAAATTCCGCTTCCTTTGAAGGCCACGATTCCGCATCATTATACGCATCTCATTCCGTGTCACGTTTCCGCGTGTTAGCAACTATAACAGAGCCATTCGGACCGCATCATACTGCATCACGTTTTGAAAAGGTATGGAGCACACCTCCTGGTACAAATAGTATAGGTGCTGCCATATCAGGATTATCAGAAAACAATTTAACAACTACTGCAGCAAGTGACACGTTTTGGCCTGGTGATATATTTGATGGTACTACGTCAGGTACTGCTAATACTGACTCACATATATTTTATGACAGTTCAGGAATTGCTGGAGCTTCATTTACATATGATTTCGGTTCTGCGGTAAATATTGGACAATATATATTATATTTTAGCTCATATCGAATGACTGGTTGGACATTCGAAGCTTCTAATTCACCTAATTCAGGATACGTTACATTAGATACAGTTACCGGTAACGGATCAAGCACTGTAACAAGAGGTATAAACGATTTTACAAATTTAAATACATACCAATATTATCGATTCACATGTAATGCATCTTCTACTAGTCAATATTTTAGTATATTTGAATTACAATTTTTTGAAACAATAATTGGTTCTAGTCTTGCCCCTATTAATAATATATTATATTTTAGTACTGGCTCAGTTCATACTGCTTCATCTGCAATTGCATATGATGCACAGAACCGATTGGTTGCTCATTACACATCATCATGGGTAGGACAACAATTATCAGCTAGTAGTAATAGTTTTACCGAATGGACATATACTTCCGGATCAATATTACATACACCTAATGATGCTAGTGGATTTGTAACCGAATCTGGACAATCAACTACCATGGTAGTACATGATACTCCGAAAGTTGCCATTGAAGATGTTTTCTGGGAAACAGAAACGCATGGATATTCTGATATGGCCATGTCTAATGCAACCCGTACAGTGTTATACGGAGATCCTCGAATAACAAATGCAACATCTGAAAGTTTGTCATGGACTAATCATCCATCCGCATCCATATACGCATCTCAATCAGTATCACGTGTAAGATTCCGAGCAAAGGTAACTGAACCAATTGGACCAGGTGTTCATAAAATACAGGTAAGTGCATCATATGGTAGTGGTTCTAAACTTTACATGATAGATACTGGATCAATAGCGGAAGGTGGACTAGTTACACATGGTTATGATGACCAAGACCGATTAGTTACTCGATATACACAATCATTTACAGGAAGATCATTTACGGCAGCTGCAGGTGGTAATACAGTATATGTTTTGACTGGCAGTTTCATAGAACAAGTTTCTGGCGAAAATGGATTTGATATTACTGAAACGGATGGTGAGTTAACTGTACATGATACACCACCGACAATTATTAAAAATATATTTGTAGAATCTGAAAATTATGGTCATAGTGCTAGCGCTGTTACGGACGCCGGCGTTACCGGAACACAACAGCGGACCGTGTTATATGGAGTAACTAGACGATCATTAGCTGATTCATCATCATTTGCAACTCATGATTCTGCATCATTATACGCATCACAATCGGTATCTAGATTCCGAATACGAGCTGAAATAATTGAACCAGTAGGTCCAGTTACACATCCAACGGCTGTTACCAAAATACTTAAATCTTCCGGACAAACTAATATAACTGAAACAATTACATTTGAAACTGGTTCATCAATAGTAACGGTCAATTCATTTGAAGATTCATCAAATAGAATTGTAGCACAATACACAACATCGTTTTCCGGAAGTAGTTTATCAGTAGGCGCCGGAAGTACGCGAGATTGGATTGCTTCTGCTAGTTTTGTACATGCACCAACAAATGAAAATGATCATACAATATCATCACCTACTACAACTACAATGCAAATAATTGATACTGCACCTACAATAATAGAAAACTGGCGAATAGAAACTGAAACACGGGGAGAGAGTGGTATCGGTACGCAAAACACATCTGTGTCAAATGCCAGTGCAATTTCCAGATCAATTTTATATGGCGAAGAAACAACTCGCGCAACTGGTAGTGATTTATCTGATATATATGATCCACATGCAGTGACGCGATTCCGTATTTTAACTGAAATTATAGAACCAGTAGGACCAATGCATAGTAGTTCGTTAATGCGATATTATATAGATAATAAAGGTTATGGCGGCAATACTAAGTATAGCGAATTTATTGCGTTCAGTACATCATCAACTCAAACTGCATCATCTGAAGTAGGATATGATGAACAGTCACGATTAGTTGGTCGATATACATCATCATGGATCGGAGAAACTTTATCAGGAAGTTATAATAATAATTCAACAAATGATTATATACAAATATATTTATCTGATACTACTAATTTTATTAAACATGATAATGTATCCGAAAATGGATATGAATCCAGTACCGGTACTCAATATCTATATCTTGTAGTAAGTGCAAGTAAACCATTAGAAATAGATGGACTGCGAGTAGAAACAGAAGCCTTTCCATACAGTTCAAGTATTGGAGTCAGTTCACGGACGCAGAAAATATTATACGGGCATAATAATACTTTAACAGCACAAACAGCTGATGCAATAGGTGATATATGGTCTGGAAGTGCTGCAATGCGTTTCCGTATATTAGGTAAAGTTATTGAACCGCTAGGATTAGGTCATTTCCAAACTCAGGTATCTGCGACAGATGGTCAAGGTCATTCATTTGCATTTGGATTCCATACTGCCAGTCAAGACACCGCAAGTGATTCTGGAATGAGAGCATTGAATTCTGATAATTTATTTTCTCAAACCTTTACTTCGTCATGGTATGGAGGAGCTCAATTTGCGGCTGGTGCATATACATTTACACCATCAGCTGAAACAGGATCAAATACAACCGGTGTATACATAATTAATGATTCCGCGGATGGAATTGAAACTGGGTCTGTAACAAGTGCAGATATTACAATTCAACCTCCTGATGCAACTCAGATCACTAATTTGCGTGTAGAAGTGGAAAAGGAACATTCTGGATCAACGGCCGGTACATCATCGCGCGAAACTAGAGTATTGCATGGACTTCAAACCACTGAAACAGATAACGTTGTAAATCGAACATATCAGAATTCAGATTCACGTAATCAACTTGTAAGTATGCGAGTATTAGCAGATATAGAAGAACCATTTGGACCACATCATGCTAAAACAGAAATAGAAGTGACAGGTTTTAGTAATAAAGATGGAGTAAACCCGACTGATTTCACCGGACCTGAATTTATTCCAGCAGAAACTAATATCACTGCATCGCATTGGTACTCTAGTTATCCACCAAAATATATCTTAGGTTCATATACTGATAACTGGTTAACTCGATGGAATAACACTGTTAACATATATAACACTGATACCGGGCAATATGATAGCAATGCAATGGCCGTTGATCACACCGGTGCTAATTTATGGATTGCAATTGACTGTGTACAACCAATAGCGTTAAATAGAATAGTAATAGAACATCGAACCAATCAACATCATTCTAATACAGCGATATCAATTTCTGGCTCTGCATATGAAGGTGCATTCACAACCGGATCTGTGGCAAATTGGGAACCATTACATTTTCATTCAGATGGAAATCAAGACAAAAACATTGAATTTGAAAATGGCACTCTGTACCGATGGTATATGATAACATTTGCAGCCGGTCATTGGCGAAATTATGCCGAAGGTGAAGGTGAATATGCCGGCGCAGAAAACATATTTTTCTTTGAAGCTCCGCCACGTATAGGAACATTTGGATCACATGAATTTTTATTACATACTGGATCTGCTCATTTATCAAGCTCTATAGAGTCGTTGTATGAACAGCATGGATCTCAAAGCATGTCATATACATCATCGTTTACACCAATACAGTTTATTAATTCCGGAGGTCTTAATACAGATCCAGAAGTGTTTATAATTTCCGCATCTAAAGTAACTCATGGATTCAATGATAGTAAGACTGTGCAATATGCAGTAGTTAGTGAATCAATTATAACGGTATCTCCAGCTCGGACAGCATCGATTACTGTTGCGGCATCTACGTCTGGCTTAGACACAGATTATTCATCAAGTTCAGATCTACCGGTATATGTCACATATAACGCTGATAATGATATTTCAATCGATGTTATATCTGGGATATCGGCAAGTGCTCCACTTATTACATCTGAATCATATGTTAGATTTGCAGACCATGTACATATCAATTACAATACTAATGGCCCCACCGGATTAACATTCGCACCAGCCAAATCATCCGACTCTAGCCATAATACATCATCGTTAACGATAGATAGTAGTTATATGAGTACATTGACCAAAGTAGAACACTTAACAGTTCTTATATCTGGGTCTACTACAATATCTGATCCATATTATGGTCAAGGAACATCATCAGTTAGCGAGTTTACATTTGCTGTGGTTCCGGCAAAACCTCGATCCATGGAAGGAAGATATTGGGGAGCAGGAAATGCTAGCAGCCATGATAGTACCAATAACCCATATGGTGGACAAGGAATTAATTTTGTTGGTATAGACGGTAACTATCATAGATTATATTCTGCAACATTACCAACCGGTTTAGGTATTTACGGTCCTGATGATTCGCCTGGTTCTCATGTTACCAATGTGATAATGGCAAAAGAATCACATACCGGTCCTGTTAATTACAGCATGTCATTTACTCCATTTACACCATCCAGTACTGGTGATTATAGCAACAATGATCGTTTATTTGATTTTGGTGATTCTGGATCATTAATTGTTAAAATTAACGGCTCGGAAGTAGTAAATTATGATTTAGGTGGACAATTTGTATTACTATCTAAATCTGGAAGTCAAAATATATCAACAGAATATGCAGGTAATGGTACGGCATCATTCACAGCACCACATGCCAGCAAAGGTCGATTAATTGTAACAACTGTGCAACCATTTAACAATGTGTCACAAAGTATACAAAATGGTGTAGAGTATTATCCTAATGGATATCAAGGTTGGAGCGCTCGTATAGAAATTGATGCCAAATTAAATGATGGATATAATAATTTGGAATTTTCTCATTCAATTAATGATGAAATAATTCAAAGTTGGAAACCGTTTAGTTGGTATTATGATGACGGAATAAAAGGTGAACCGACAATTAGTTTGCATGGCGAACCAACTTTAAGTTATGCACCGCTAGCAGGAGTAGAACCAACTTTCAGTCTCTCTGGAGTTAGTTATTTTAAAGAAGATGAGTACTTTAAAATTAGTTTGGATGACCGAGTACATGCTATACCACATAACACATATAGACGATCAAACAATTCATCAGATTATGTATCTGAAATAGGACATGATCATGGCAATACTTATTTTAAATTAGAGACTGGTAGTGGAGCATCAGCTACAGTGCATGAACAATCATTATTCAATTTACCAGCTAATATGAACGGTTTGCAATTTGGAAACTCTTCTAGAGACATTGTACCAACCTCATATGCAAGTGCTAGTATCAAAGACTTTAAAGTCAAAGCTCCGGATGTAACTAACGCAGATAAAGGTCAGGTGTATCAATTATATGCTCGAACCTATAAACGTGACTTAAGTTCTGATGATTCTTGGACCGTTGATCCTAATAAAGCCAAATTACCAGTTGGACGATTTTTAGATGAAAATGCAATTTCAAGTACAAATGCGATCAACGGCAAAACATCTGATATAGCGATAGAAGACTTTTACAATGAATCTTTTAGATGGACAAGTGCATCATTTGCCGATTCTGCTTCATTCAATTTTAATAAAGGAGGAGGAGCAAATGCAAATTATGGTACAGCTGCCGTAGCCGGCGCAACCCCAGCTGGTATACCCGGATATGCTGATTTTTGGTTAAGAGGGCATTTTAGTGCTTCTATTATTGATGATGAGTTATATACCGATTCATCTGCTGGACCAAACTTCCAATCTCATATTTCAATATCTGGTTCCAATGAGCTACAACAATATTATGATGGCCGATTAGAATATCCGACATTGGATTATACATCTGTTGCAACTGATAGACAAGGCCATACTATAAATTACGCGGTCGTGAATCCAAATGCTCCTGATTATTCCAATGAAACTGGTGATAAATTTTACTGCCGAGCATTTGAAGCAACCACGCCAATAATGTATATATTTATATTCACAGATGATACCAATAGAGATAACTTCCGTATTACAGCCGGTAATATTGAAAGTGGAGTGGGATTAGATGATAGACCTGTACGTATAGATGTTGCACTACCAGGACCATTACCAACAGTCGGTGTTGCAAATTCACCAACAAATCCTGGAACAAAATTTCAAAATATATTCCAAGCAAATTTAAGTTCAGTATTATATAACGATAATGTAGGTTTATTATCTCAAATGCGTAACCATAGCCAAGATCTAAGTGGTGCATTCAGAGTAAAAATTAATTTTTCTCAATTCATTCCAGCAAATGCAGGAAGTGTAATGTTGATGCGTGTGCGAATTAAAGATAGTTATGGAAATTCAATTAAGGGAATACATGTTTCATCAAATGGCACCGGTGATATATAATCATTTAAATACATGCATGAAACATAATTATATAAAAGGATGTTATGAACGTTGACAAAATTATTGACATAGAATTTAAAGAAAACTACGTTGAGTTAAAAATATTAATTAATGATGGTGAAAAGAGCGGTGAAATAGATAATTTTTATTTGACACGTATTATAACTTATAGACAATGGAAAACATTAGCCAGTAAATTAAAAATGTCAATTAAATATTACGAAGATAATTTGAAAGATAGTTAGGATAACTAATGGCGTATCAACAAGAAGAAAAACGTAATACATCATTTAAACATGTATCAAATATTCAGCATACAAAGGGTGATAGATCTGCAGCAGATGAACCGTTCGAATCACGACATCCTATATTTTCTAACAATTTAATCTCAGAAAAACCAGGCATATCTCAAGATCAAACATTAGACGATAAAATTTTACGTACAAGGACATGGACACCGGTCGCAGAGCTAGCTGATGGAACATTTATAGGCTCCAACAGTGGTACGCAAGCTCAACGATTAGAAGCTTTATATTCTGGAAGTTTTGTTAGTACATATAAAAATGCTGGTGGCGCCACTACACCTGGTGAACGTCCAGAAGATGATGGCAATTATTCAAACGAGTTTCGATACGTTGAAAAAGTTATAGTGCCATTAATTATGGAAAATAATTCAGCAAAACAGTTTTTCATAGCAATGGACTGGTCAAATACTAGAGATGGTGTAGGTGATACAAGTCAAGATGCTAATTCAGATTTACTAGGAACCAGTTACACGAATTCACCTGGAGGATATCCAATAAAAACATTTCCAGCTCATATCATACAACGTGATGGTGATCGATTAAAAAATTGGCTTTATCAGCAAGGTTTTGGTTCTGATTACGCAGAAACAGTGTTTGAATCAAATACCGCAAGATCATCTTTCAACAATTCTGCGGCTGGTAAAGTGCCTTTAACAGGTGTACAAGACGAAGACACTGAAGCAATTTATTATGGAGGTCGAGTTTTTGACCCGGCAGCCGGTACAATACAAATTGGATTAAATGACGCTGATGAAGTACACTTATATAAGGAAGATGGTTCTGCATTAAAGCTACCATTATGGTTAGTTGGATATAGATATGTAGGACCAACTGGAGCAGCCGCGGCTAGTACAGATGGAAGTTCAGCCTCAGGAGCAGCTTCATCACCTGGTATTATTACCACATTATTTTCATCATCTGGATCTAAATCTCAACGTGATAATGAATATGGATATTATGAAAAAACCACATTAACGCCTACCGATTCAAATGATGTGTTAGAATATGTACAATTGGATGATTTATTAATTGTATCATCATCAATTGGAGAACGTGATTATTTGATACGTTTGGGATCTGCATCATTATACGATGTATCTGGATCGTTTACTGGCCCAGTTCGGTACTACGGCGCCAATTATGTTAAGTCTGAAACTAAAATTGATTTAACTGGCATGCCGGTTGATATTGATGGTATTACAGGCGGATCCGATACAACAGAGACTAAAATCGTGTTACGATCATTTGCCACAACATCAGGTATATCAACCTATGGGCCAGACCAACTACACACTGGAGAAGTTGGCAGTATGTTTGATGCTAATACATCCACTGCAGCAGTATTTGATCCGGATACAGATGTGATAAGTCTAGACATACTTTTTGCGGATCCCTTCCCGGCTTCTCCTAGCGGCGAGACTAGCCTAGCACGTAACCTTTATAAAATTGCAGTGAATAATGGCCCAACCGCAAATGCAGCCATGGGAGTATCAGTGCAAATATCTGCATCAAACGATGCCACATATTCTTTTCACATGTATTCAAGTAATACGGTTACATCTGACCACGCTCAAAATTGGTTACCAATAACATCATTTGATATGCCACAAGATCAAACTACTGTGCATGAATTTGACTCAGGTAATGAGTACAAATATTATCGTATCAAATTTAAATCAGATTCAGATGTAGGGCCACCACCTAACGATCGATTTCAAATTAAAACATTACAATTATATGACCAAGTAAATACTGCTACTAAATATGCAGATGCCGGCGCAGTGAGTACTCAGGTTAACGGAGGTGATATATTTGCATATACTCCTGATGGATACGCAGATTTATCTAGTTTTGGATATTTTGATGTTCCATCATATGCCCAAAGTACCACTCATAGTTTCCATTTTTCAGAAGCAAAACGATTGGATACAATTGGATTATATTATAGTCATATAACCGCATCTGCACCTACATCAGATGATCCTTTACCATTTATTGATGGAATCACATTATGGGCTAGTCATGACAATGTCACATTTAATGCAATTGCATCTGCAAGTAATATGGCAACCAATACAGCTAATGGTGTAATTACATCATCTTTTTATAAGTTAGGTGGACCGTATATGCCTGACAATGAAGGAGTATTAGCTAGTATAGGTCAGAACCGCGATACCGGAGATCGAGGTTATTATATTTCATATGTAACAGCTAGTATAGCAACTGCTAGTAAATATGCGTATTATAAACTTGAAGTGAGTGGTGCATTATTTGCAGATGACCGGTCTGATACTGCACAATATTTACATCATTTAGATTTATATGAAAATAAATATTATGGACCAACCAATAGAAAACAAATAAATATTGGATTAAATCAAACAGGAACTGGAGATACAGGACCATTTGGACAAGATTTATCAATTTTTGATAAAGCGGTATCAGCATCAGCAGCTCGTTTAGGAATGTTTTCTGGATCCGTGATTGCTTCTGGATTCACTACATTTCAAGGAGCCGACTTAACCAATGATTTAAATTTAGGTTATAACTTTGCAATACAATCAGCTTTATCGATGACGGCAAGTAGGATGTCTGCAAGTCATATGAATACCGAATTTATTGAAAGTACTCAAATAACATCTTCTATTATAAGTTCATCCACATTACTCGGATCAACCATTAATGGAATAGATGTATATGCTAGCAGTTCATTGCAATTACCATCATTGACTCCTATATACTTTACAAATTATAAACAAGATGGATCGCGTGGAGTAGATGAATTTTCTGGTCGCATGTTTGGATATTATACACCTGCTGGTGTAAGTGAGATATACGTAGATGCTTATAGAATTTATAACGTGGCAGATGCAAAAGCTGATATCCGTGTATTACATCCGACCTCCGGATCAATTAGTTTAACAGCTAATTCAATTATAATGTCAGGTAGTGTAATCGTAGGATCTGATGGTGCTAATATACCAATTGGAATAATATCGGCATCTAACGGATCTAATGGAATTACCGGTAGTGCTACTGCTACATTTTTAACTGAATTTAATGAAGGCGATGCAATACGTATACAATCAGCTAGTTTTTTCAGAACATACGTAATTGCCTCCATAGTAGATAACAATCATTTGAGATTGTCAGATCCATGGGAAGGAGGTACATGGTCTGGTTCTCGTGCTTATAAAGATCCAGATTTATTTACAGTAAAAAATAGCGCTGGAATAACAGAATTTAAAATTGGTAAATCTGGTAATATTAGTGCATCTGCGGATATAACAGCATCTTCAATATTTTTAAGTGAAGGTAGTCAATTAAATGTCGGAACTGGTACAAATCGAAGTTCTGTACGAAGTAACCAAATATCTGCCCCAACTGTTATAGCTTCTAGTGCTCAAGGATTGACAACAACGGCAATAACGGCTTCAGGTGATATAAGTTCAAGCGGAACTATTATAGCATCTAATTTATCAGGTACAAATACAGGTGACCAAAGTTTAGTACATTTAGCAGTTACAAGTAGTAATGTATTATTTGGAAATGTAACAGCTTCAAATAACGTAAGTGCGAGTGGTACTATTATAGGTTCTAATTTAAGTGGAACTAATACCGGAGATCAAGATTTAAGCAGTTACATACAAAATTCTCAAACTGCATCATTTGTAACAACTACAACTGTAATTGATGGAGGCACATTCTAATGAGTATATCACAAATTTCTGGATCTGCATCGACATTAGCACCCGAACATCGACTTGACACTGTTTACACGCGTGATATCGCTGGTATAATAGATGTGGCAGACTCAGATGAATTACAATCAACATTTCAACCAGTTCCTGAGCAAGAAATAGAAGAGGTTATTGGAATTGATGCCACATCTCCTGGCGCAGCACAATACGTTACATATAATTTTCTTAAAGGTTGGAATATGATAGGATCAGTATTACCATATGCTCAGGATATACAAGCTACATTTGCAGAAATTGAAGATAATATAGAAATTACTAAAAACAATGCTGCACAAGTATACTGGCCGGAATTTGGGTTTAATGGAATTGGAGATTTCCTTCCTGGTCAAGGATATCAAATAAAGATGAGGGAAGCAATTGAATTTACTATTCCATTATTTGGAGCAAATTTAGCAATTAATGAGCAGGTAGTTGAAAACCGGCAATTGTTATGGCATACTAGTTTATATGAACATGGATATATAAATATTTTAGAAGGTTGGAATATAATTGGGTTTAACAGAAGAACTCCCCAAAATGCGATAGATGCATTTGCTAACGGGACTGTAAATGGTATTGAACAAGATATAACACATAAAATTCAGATTGTGAAAAATAATACTGCTGATGTATATTGGCCAGAGTATACCTTTAATGGTATTGGAAACCTTTTTCCGGGTCAGGGGTATCAAATAAAAGTGACAGAAACTATTTATAATTTTCGATTTCCACCAGACGACTTTATCGACAGTTCGGCATTCAGCATTTAAATATTTAATTAATTAATATTTATATAAAATAGAATAACATATGGCACAAACAATACAAATAAGAAGAGGAACCGGTTCCGCAGTTCCAAGCAGTTTAGCAGATGGTGAATTAGCGATTAATTTGGATACTGGAAAATTTTATTATGGTTCTGGATCTGCAGTTTCAAGTGATTTTCGAGTTGATAGTATAACAGCAGAAAATTATATTGTTTGTTCATCAGTTAGCAATATAACAACTCAAACACTTTCAGGTTCAACCGCATTTGGTGATTCATCAGATGATACACACCAGTTTACAGGAGATATGAGAGTTACAGGCCTTATAAGTGCAAGTAATAATATTTTTGGTGCACATTTAAACCTACATGGTGCCGGTGGCGATCCAACGATTCATTTTGGAGCTAATGATGATAGAATTTATCAAACCAGTAATACCATTATTATTGCTCCAGATGATACAGATATATTAACTGTATCTGATCAAAGTGTGAACAATGTGAAAGTTGAAGGTAATTTAAAAGTAACTTCTCATATAACAGCCTCTGGTAATATAAGTGCAAGTGGTCTTAATCATGTATTTGGTGGCAATGTCACAATAATTAAATCTGGATCAGATGGTGATGCAGTATTAACTCTAGAAGCAGATTCAGGAAATGATAACGAAGCCGCAAATCCTTATATTCATTTAAAACAAGATAACGGTGGTATATCAGGACAAATAGGTATATCAGGAGATGACGACCAATGGCCATCAGGTCATACTTTAACAGGTACCAAAGGAAATTCAATGATTATTGGTATGACAGGATCGGCTAGCGGTAACAATAGACAATTATACTTAGCGGCAGGTAATTCAGCATCTTTAAGAGTAGAAAATGACGCTGATATTCATATGTATGGAAATTTAAATGTAGCAAAAGCTATTACTGTTGCTGATACTGATGTAGTTGATTATGATATTACAAATGCTAATAAATTAACATTTGGTAGAGCAAATAGAGATAGTATATTTACAGGTACATCTTTTAATGTTCAAACAGCTATTACAGCATCAGGTCATATAAGTGCAAGTGGGTATTTAACAGCTGATAGACTCTATTTAGATGCATCATCAGGCGCTTATTTACAACATAGTAGTGGTACTACTTTATCAACAAATGGAGCTTTACATGCGGGGCAAACCATAAGTGCCACTGGTACTATTTTAGCAGGATGGCATGGATCGATTACAAGAATTAAAATCTTGGTAAGTGATTTTATACCAGATGATATTGGTAGACCAGCAATGATTGATGATTCCGGTAGTGACAGGTGGTTAGAATCTCATGGTACAGCTAAATTATTTGCTTCTATACCAATACCAACAGGATTTAAAGCAACACATGTACATATTTACGGAAGTGGTACATCGGCATTAGAAGTATCTGAAATGAATATCAATAGCAAAACAGTAACTAGTAAAGGTACTGGAAATATAGGAACTGAATTGGATATTACCGATGTAACTAGTAGCACAACAAATTATTTATTATTAGAATTAGCCCAAGCTTCTGGTGAAGAAGTTTATGGCGGGTATGTAACAATAGAAGCAGTATAGGTAAAATTATGGCAAAAGGTAATAGAGACGATAATTTAGATAGACATAGAATAACAGATGGAGCAAAATTGGCGGCAATGTCAGCTTCCTTCAATGAAGGTAAACATATAGAACTGGAAGTGTTTCCTGCTGAACGTGCCATGTTATATAAATTACAAAAATTAAATGATGAGATAAAAGAACTACATCGTTATTTAGAAGCAGATGCAGAAAATTTTCCAGGTTTTGGAACTACCAATACAACTGCAATGAGAGGTAACACAACAACTATATCTAATTCCCAAGCTTCTGCAATCACAGCTAATACAGCAAAAACCACATTTCCAGGATTTGGTACTACAAGTGGTAGAGCATTAGCAGGTAATACAACAACAATATCATCCACTCAAGCATCTGCAATTACTGCTAATACTGCAAAATTTTCATCAGTAGGTGTGTACGATGATAGAGGTACAGAAAAAGTATTTATACCATTTACCGATTTTAAAAAAGATGGATATGATGTAACATATAGCGTTCGAGGCGCATTAACAACTAATGATAGAGGTGCATTAACTGCAGTATGGCCAGGCATTCAAGGAAAGCGAGTTACTCATGTAGCTGTGCACACAAGTGCAAATATCGCAAGATCAGTTACGCCTTTTAGACTTACACCTGGTACTTTTACAGCATTATTGTCGACTGCAGGTAATTCTAATACTAATCTACAACCAACTAGATGGGATTGTACAGTAGGAGAATCATATGGTATACTTATAGCACCAGGTGCTACTAATGTCTTTATTCAAGGCGCAACTTTAACATTAGGATAATCCACAACTAAAATCTCATTGTATCATATTGTTCCAATATTTATATAAAATAAAGGAAATATTATGGCAGCAGGTCAATACAACTTTACTATAGAACAAGGTGTTACAGTTAAAAAACAATTCACTTATAAAAATGCCGCTGGTACACCGGTGGATATAGGTTCTGGATACAACGTGCGTATGCAAATACGTAATACCATTGATTCTACGACTAAAATTGGCGATTTTGATACCGAAACTAATAATTTTTTATCAGTAATTGAAACTTCTGGATCAGCTATCAGTGGTACAATAGAATTGCTTATTCCAGCCACATCAACATCATTATACTCTTTTGATACCGCGGTATATGATTTGGAATTAGAGCATTCAGCTACAAATACTGTGACAAGATTATTACAAGGACGTATTAAATTATCAAAAGAAGTGACTAGAGATTAGATGGTATGGCAATTAACATAGATGTTAAAGAAGAAAAATTTTCAGTTGATATACAAGATGTTGATGTCTACATAATTGAAGTAGTAGATTTAAGCACTCAAGGATCTATAACTGTTACTGATTCTAGCCAAGAATCAGATGATACTAACATCCAAACAGTTGTCACTACAAATAATATCGCATTATCGGAAGATGCAAATGTTACCGTAGAAATTTCATCCCCTGAAAACAATCAGATAGTTACTCAAGAAATTTCTCAACCAAACATTATTGAAATAACTGATAATATTGTTATAAATGATACAGTTGTTAGCTCTGCCACAAATAGAGCAGCTCGGTCATTGACAGCATGGAGTGCAGATGGCGCTGATATATTTTATAATACTGGTAATGTAGGAATAGGAACATCGCAGGCAAATCATAAATTGGATGTTTCTGGATCTGTAAAGGCTACATCATTTAAAGGAATTTTTGAAGGAGCTTTAAGTAGTTCTGCTCAAATTGCCACAGATATATCCAGCTCAATTTTGGTTCATCCATCAATTGTTGAATTAGAATATTCGTCTAGTACTAATGATAATTTAATACGATCTAATTTATCTAGGATATTAAAAAATCAAGATTCTGCATCATCAATAAGCGTTCGTTTAGAAGCTGTTGAAGCTGGTAGCACTTCCAAAACATTGATATCTGGTTCTGCTCAAATAGCTTCAGAAATATCTGGTGCATTCCAACCGGTAAGTGAATCATTATCATCGCGATTAACATTAGTAGAAGCAGGTAGCACTTCCAAACCATTGATATCCGGTTCTGTGCAGATTGCTACAGAAATTTCCGGTGCGTTTAATAACGCCAGCGAATCTATACAATCCAGATTAAATGTAATAGAATCAGAATTAGGCAATACATTGATATCCGGATCTGTACAAATAGCTACAGCGATATCAGGCGCATTTAACAACGCCAGTGAATCTATACAATCCAGATTAAATGTAATAGAATTAAATTATATATCAAGTTCTAGCGAAATTGAATCTGAAATATCTGGAGCATTTAATAACGCTAGCGAATCATTATCATCACGATTAACATTAGTAGAAGCAGGCAGTACTTCCAAAACATTGATATCTGGCTCTGCACAACTTGCTGCTGCAATTTCTGGTGCATTTCAAGGTCAAGGAGTTATATCTAGCTCTGCACAAATTGCCACAGAAATATCCGGAGCATTTTTTAAATCTAGCGCTTCTATACAAACTCGATTATCTACAATTGAATTAAATTATATATCAAGTTCTGGTGAAATTAAATCTGAAATATCTGGGGCATTTAATAACGTAAGTTCGTCTATAGAATCTAGATTTAATACATTAGAATCACAAATTAATCAGAACGTAAACACAGATTCCTCTGTAACGTTTGCAAATATATCATCATCGCGCGTAACAGCATCACAGCTTTTAATAAATAATGATACTCGATTATTTGGATCTCTTGTATTTAACGGTGTAGAATTATTTGAAGACCAGATAACAGTTCGTTCTGGCTCAACTGTATTTGGTTCAGGTTCAATACCATCAGAAGCTACTCATCAATTTACCGGATCTATATTAACAACTGGTAGTATAATTGTATCTAAAGGAACTATTACAGCACCGGCATTTACCGGAATATTTGAAGGAGCATTGAGCAGTTCTGCTCAAATTGCAACAGAAATATCAGGTGCATTTACAGATACTAGTGCATCTATACAAACTCGATTAACTACAATAGAATCAGAATTAAACAATACATTGATATCTGGTTCAGCTCAAATTGCATCTGCAGTATCCGGAGCATTTACAGAAACTAGCTCTTCTTTACAAAGTCGTTTAAATACAATAGAATCAGAATTAAACAATACATTGATATCCGGTTCTGCTCAAATCGCTACCGCAATATCTGGAGCATTTAGTGATGTAAGTTCATCAGTGCAATCCAGATTAAATGTAATAGAATCAGAATTAGGTAATACATTGATATCTGGTTCAATGCAAATAGCTTCAGAAATTTCTGGAGCATTTAGCAATGTAAGTGAGTCATTATCCTCTAGACTGTCATCTGTGGAAGCCGGTAGTACTTCCAAAACATTGATATCCGGATCTGCACAAATTGCCACAGAAATTACTGGAGCATTTGTTGCTCCAAGTTCTTCATTTAGTACAAGAGTAACCTCATTAGAAACAGATAGTGGTTCATTTTCATCAAGATTAAATGTAATAGAAACAGAATTAGGCAATGCATTGATATCTAGTTCTGCTCAAATTGCCGCGGATATATCTGGATCATTTAGCAACGTAAGCGAATCATTATCAGCTAGATTAACAATTGCAGAAACAGAATTAAACAATACATTGATATCTGGTTCTGCCCAAATCGCCGCGGAAATTTCCGGAGCATTTAATAATGTACCTCATTCTAATGAACCTGGAAATAAAGTCGTAGTATACGATACAGTACAGAAAAAATTCTTTTATACTGGTAGTTATCCTAATTCAATAAATACAGAAGGTGGTTCATCCACTTCAGTACAATATCAAACAGGATCTACGGCACCTCTAATCGATTTAACTCAATTAGTTATTAACGATTATAGTAACGATGTATCTGTTACAACTGATGGAGGAATATTAACATTGACATTTGGGTCTAATGTTGATCCATATTTCTATCGATTCGTAGATGAAACTTTTGATACAGATAGATTTACAAATGTTATTGACGATTATCAATTAAAATCATCATATAATTTATATGATAATACCTTTATATTTGGTCATATATCTGCATCTACAAATGGAGGCGTGTATGTAGGCGTGGCATCATTTACCGATGGAGAAAATATAACAATTAATGATACATATCCATCTTATCAATCCGGCAGTCATACATTTAAAGCTAAAATCAGATATGTGGATCAGTTTGGAAATTTTGGAGATATGGAATCAGTATTGCCATTAGAATTAAATAAACTAGATCCTACCAATCCAACCGTGACACAATTAACATATGTTCTAGAACATAATGCATATGATGCAGATCAACTAGAAATAGAAGAAGGCGAAGAAGGAACTATTTCATGGGTAACAACACCAGGAACTGATGCTGCCGGAGAAGGCTGGTTAAGTAGTACACCACATTTTAATAATTTTTCTGACTCTGTTACAGTTAATCAAACTGGCGATGTAACTACCGGACTAATACAACAATTTTGGAATTCTGGTACACGTAATAGCGAATATTTAACACATACTGGATCAGTTTCAGTGACATGGCAACGTGTAAGGAGTTTAAGATATATATCAACTATGGTGTCATCATATTCGTACGAAGAGATTTTAGAATTAGATAACTGGACAACTGGTGTCATTGAATCCGGAGTAAACGAAATTTCAGAAATAGAATCCAAAACAATTGCATTCAACCCAGCAGCAACTGGCGAATATTTATATATAATATACGATGCAGAGTTAGGAAATGTGGTATCAATTAAAAATGTGGATTCTACATTTGAAGAAATTTCTGGATTTGATGTAACTACGGTAGGTACTGATCCGGTAACAGGTCAACCTAAATATAAAGTATGGAGATCTGTGACACCGAAAAATATACCATTAAGATATAAATTGGAGTTTTAATCATGGCAGTGAATATTGGAGTAGGATTTAATCCAAATACACAAGAACCTTTAGATTCACGATCGGTTGTAGCAAACAACACTGAACGTCTTGCAATACCATGGTTTAACTTGTATGAAGGATTACTAGTTTACCAATCAGATGAAAACAGATATTATGCATGTACCAATCCTGGCAGCGAAACTTCAGATTCAACATGGATAGCATTAGCATTTGCAGAAGGCTCAGGCGCCGTATTTCCATTTTCCGGTTCTGCTGTAATATCTGGATCATTGACAATTACTGGTTCTGTTTTAATGCATGGACCATCGGTAATATCTGGATCATTGACATTACATTCTGGATCGATAAAAACACCTGGTCCGGTAATAATAGGACAAGACTCATTTTTAGTTGATACTACAAATGATTTATATGTTAATCAATCGTTATTTGCTCCAGTAATATCATCATCAAAAAATATCATAACTGGTAATGGTACTCCTGGAGATTTATTTCTGGTAAAATCACATGGATCGGATGATGCAAAATTTGTTATCAATCTAGAAGGAGTTACAGTATTAGGAGCATTTTCTACAACACCTACGGCCCAGGAAGGAGGAATGTTTTATAGTGCCTCTGGCGATTTTTACCTGGGTTATTGATATTATTGCATATTTATTATAAATAAAATAAAAAGTTGTACTATGGCAAAATTTAGAGGATTTGAAGTAAAAACATATGCAGAATTAAGTGCTTCTATAGCCGCCGGCACTATTAAAGGTACTTTTACCGGTAAGCAGCGTGTTCCATTTGCTTTAAAAGATCCACGTGGATCAAAACATAAATTTTATAAACGTATGAAACGAAAAGACACTCCAATAGTCGATGGAGTATCTAGCCCACCAATACGTATACCAAATGTAGTCGTAGGTGGTATTTCTCAATCATTTTTTTATGACCCAGTCCCGACACCTGATTATAAATCGAAATTAAATGAACGTATGGCCGATGAAATGAGCTCAAATGCTTATCTACAAGCCAGTGCTAGCATATTTGGTAGGGTAACATTCCCTGCAGATTTTGTAGTAATTTTAGCAGAAGATGGTGAAGATGGAATAATAACTGGTTCATATTCTATACAAACTGGTTCAAAACTAAGTTTTTCTGCAATTGCAAATACTTCTGGTTATGTTGATTGGGAATTTATTAACAGTTCATCATTTAATACCGGAGCATCATGGTCATTTGCAAATTCAGAAAGCGGTTGTCATATAGATGGAGCTCATGGAAATGAATTACATCAATTTGATGCAACTGCATCATTTTTTATTAGAACATTTGCATCTGGGTCAAGTACTGGATCATTTATATCAGAATATACTAGTTCAAGTAATATAACTAATCCAAGTTTAGCATCAGCTACTGCATCTCGCATCGACGCCGGAAAATTTGAATATTATGAATATCGTGTGCCATCAGCTTCTAAAACCGGTTCAATTACATTACAATCTTCAGCCGGGTTTAACAGTACTATAGTTGCTGCAAATATATTTGGCGACGGTGATGAAGCCCAATTTACCGGATTATTTAATTCAGCATCAGTAAACAATCGATTATTTGCTTCTAATCGTGAATTATTAACATTTCCATATGATACAGTAGTGGCAAGTGGATCATTTTTTCATTCGTTACGATTTGAAACATTGGTAGGTGTGCATAATAATAACATTAGCGTTGCAGCATATTCTCCAATTAAACGTACAACATTATACTGGGCATCTGGATCTGGAGGTTTAATGGGACCATACGGAACATCTGGATCAATTACACCGGTTACGATGTTACCATTTGCAGATAGTATTCAAGGTATAAAATCTGGATCACATATATTTTTAGATGATAAATTATCAGCACCGGCATCTGGTGGATATTATACAATGCAATTAGTTCATTACCCGACAACATTATCAGATGGTAATTTTAAAGGTGGATTACCTGTATCAGGAACTGTGCATGTAGCAGGAGATGGAATGCGAGGAAACACAGTTTTTGGAACCGATTATTTTGAAAATCCATTTGTAAGTGCACATTCATCCTCTAGAGAAGTAATTACCGCAGCACCTAGGTGGAACGGATTTTCATTTTCAAATGCAGGTGTTGGTAATGACGCTTTTGCAAAAGGTGCTGTAAGCCCGGGATTAGCAGCATATATAACAGGATCAGATGGACAGTATAGTTAAATAAGGAAACAATAAAATGGCTGAATGGAAAAAAGTAATAGTATCAGGTAGTAGTGCAGAATTAACACACGTAACTGCTTCTCATGGTATACAAATAACAAATATAGCAGATACATCGGATAATACCGAAAATGTATTAGTTGTAGATGCATCTGGTAATGTAAAGAAAGCTACTCAGGCAACAGTAGCCGGTGCCATATCACAAGCACATGCATATGCAACCACATCAATTGATAATTCATCTACATTTACTGGTGTAGGAACAGTACTTTCAGCATCAGTAAATTCAAATATAACATATGTTAATACCGGTAATATTACTTTAACTGTTTCAGGATCAACGCAAGGTGATTTTCTTGGAATAAAGGCAGTAACAAAATCAATTGTTGCCGGCGACAATATTACATTAACTCCTTCCGCAGCTTCCACTACAATTACTGCTGTAACAAAATCAATTGTTGCAGGTGATAATGTCACTGTGGCGTTGTCTGGAACTAGTGATACCGTTGCCACAATTACAGCTGTGACAAAATCATTAATTGGAGGTGAAAATGTTACAGTAACACTTTCTGGAACTAATGATACCATTGCCACTATTAAAGCAGCCACATCATCTATTGTAGCTCCGGGCGCTAATATTACTGTAACACCAACCGTTAACTCGAATGGCGGTACAGTATATAGTATATCATCAACTGCATTTTCTCCAGCCGATTCAGCTAACTTTGATAATATCACTGCTACTGGCAATGTGAGCGCAAGCGGAGACAATGGCGTTCATACATTTGGTGGTACAGCCACATTTAATACTATAACAGCTTCTAAATTAAACATTGAAACTTTAACAGAATTAAATACAGATACCGTTGTTAACGGAAGTCTTATATTTAACGGTGTAGAATTATTTGAAGATCGGATAGTGGTTCGTTCTGGTTCAACTATATTTGGTTCAGGTTCAATGCCATCCGAAATATCACATCAGTTTACTGGATCTGTAACAATTACAGGAAGTTTAACTACTGGTGATAATATTACAGCTGGTACATTTACTGGTGATGGTAGCGGATTAGAAAATGTTTCTGCAACTGGATTAGATATTGATGGATTGTCTAACTCAGGAACTACTATTGACCAAACCGATTTATTAATATATTCAGATAATGGTGCTGAAAAGAAAATTCAGTTCAGCAATTTAGAAGATCAGATATTTAGCAATATAGATGCAGCATCTACAGATGTGGCAGTTGCAGCCGGCGGAGCAATAACATTAGCCAACAATTCAGTTGGCGTAGCCGAAATTTCCACCGCAGTAGCAGGTGTCGGTTTAACTGGCGGCGGTAATTCTGCATTAAAAGTTGATTTATCTGAAGTTGCTGAAGTTCCTATTGATGTTGCTAATGATTATATAGCATTTATAGACACTAGCGCTACTGATAACGACACTAAAAAAGAATCTGTTGTAGATCTAGCAGCTTTTATGGCCGGTAATGGTATAGCTGCCGCCGGCGGTGTATTTAAAGTAGATGTTTCAGATTTTGCCGGAACTGGTTTAAAAGATGACGGCTCAGAAAACTTGGCATTAGATATCAATGGATTGTCAAATGAAAGCACTGTTGCAGATGGCGATTACATTGCAATATACGATGTTTCTGATAATCTTCATAAGAAAACAACTATAATTAATGCACTTGTTGATGTGTTAGGTACCGGTTTTGGTATTGACGGATCAGTTATAACATTAGATCCATCAACGTTTGGTGAGGGCACAGTAACTCTTGCATCTTTGGCAGAGGATGCCATAACAATTGGTTCCACCACTATTACATTAGGAACCACCGAAACCAACTTGGCCGGCTTAGAAGGCCTAGACTTAACAGCTGCAAGTCATACCATATTTGCTACAGTTGGTAACAACACATTAACAATGGGTACTTCTGATACCACTATTTCTGTACCAGGTGCTTTAACAGTAGCCGGAAACTTCACCGTTCAAGGAACCACAACTTTCATTAACACTGAAACATTGACAATAGATGACAATTTTATTGATCTGAATGCCAATTTTGGAGCAAATGGAACAAATGCTTCTGATGCTCCTGATCAAGATGCTGGTATAAGTATTAAAAGAGGGTCTGCCGCGGATGCCAATCTCTTCTGGGATGAAGGTTCAGGTAGATGGGGATTAAATTTAGCAAATATTAGTTTAACTGATACATCAGAAACGCCAAGCACTTTCATTACTTCCACTCAAATTGAAACCACCAATCCTGGTGGAAGCAATTTTCCGACATTTGGTAGTACTGCCAATGCTCGTCATGGAGAAATGTGGGTTAACAGATCAACAGAAGAAATATGGATATACGCATAACTAAAAAGGAGTTACAATGGGTTTATTAGACAAACAAAAAAAATCACCAAAATCAAAACCATTAGAAAAAGAAGAATTAGAATTTTTATTGAAACTGATTGCAGATTCAACATTTGAAGGAAAAGATGTGCAAGTAGTATACACATCCGCAGTAAAATTACAAAACTTATTAGTAGAATAATTTTGTTATCTGGCAAAGTTTTATTATATTATATATTATAAAAGGACAATCAATACGTGGCTGGATGGAAAAAAATAATACATAGCGGAAGTTCTGCAGATTTAATACGAATACGTACGGACGATGGTACAGCCAGCGTCCCAGCCTATTCATTTATCGATGATACCGATACCGGTATATTTCAACCGGAGACTAATGGTATAGCATTTACGACTGATGGCTCAGAAAAACTAAGAATTAAACCTGATGGTAATGTTGGTATAGGAACTAATGCACCAGGAGAAAAATTAGAAGTTGATGGTATTATAAAAGTAGTACATACAGACGATTCTTATGCAAACTATAGGGGGAATGGTGTATTTTTTAATAGAACTGATTCCTACTTATCTCCTTTAACTGATAACACTTCTACTCTTAATATAGGTTATAACGGAGGCAAATGGGGTAATGTAGAAATTAATGGTGCTATCATCAGATTTGAAAATGGGCCTAACGAATTTGCACGTATTACTTCAACTGGTAACGTAGGTATTGGAACTCCTACTCCTAACGATAAATTACAAGTGTATGGTAACGCTACTTATATAAGTGTAAAAAACACTAGTAATAAAAAGGTAGCCGTATTAGGATCAGATAGTTCCGGAGATGGTTCACTTATAATAAGAGATTCTGCCGGTAATAATAAAATTAGTCTATACGGCGAAAATGGTACTGATAGCTATATAAACAACGGTGGTAAAGTTGGTATTGGACTTAATACTACATTATATCAAAAGTTTACTGTAAATGGTAATATTGATGTTAGAGGTGGTGATGGATGCTTGTTAACTTTCAACAATGGTGATGGAGGCATAGGAGTTCATTATAATGATGCTGATGGTACTACTGGTAGAGATATAGCCTTTAAAACGTACAAAGAAGTTGTTGGTAATACCGAAAAAATGCGTATTACCAAAGATGGTAAAGTTGGTATTGGAACAGCTACTCCTGATGCAACTTTAGAAGTTGCCGGCAATGTTAAAGCTATATCATTTACCGGAAGTTTATCTGGAAGTGTATCTCATGCATTGGTAGCCGATTCTGTTACAGATGCAACTCTTTTATCTCAATCCAATCTTTGGTACAATGGTACCACATATTTAAGTTCATCTGTTAACGTTGGTATAGGAACTAATATTCCTAACACACCATTGCATGTTTATGCCCCTGAATCTACTATAAAATTTGAAAGCTCTCATGGAAGGGAATCTAGTATAAATCAAGGAGGTGGTAATTTCCACTTACATGCCGATCATGCATCTGGTGTTGCTATTAATTATGGAAATACTAATCCTGGTTTATTAAAACTATATAGCGACACCACTTCTAAAGTACAGATATCCGCCGCCGGCGATTCATATTATAATGGTGGTAATGTTGGTATAGGAATTACATCACCATCAGCAAAATTACATATATCAGCCTCATCAGGAACTAATTTATTAGAACTTACAAAGAATTCAGGATATGTTACATCAATTGATATGGATGATACAGGTCTTGATATTGGCCATAATAGTGATGGAAGAGCTATAAATTTAAAAACTGCTAATGAAGATAGATTAACAATAAAAGGAGATGGTAAAGTTGGTATAGGAACATCTACACCAAGTGGCCCGCTCCATGTAAAAGGTTCTACCAATGATACTGTTGTTTATATAGACACCGATGACAATGCCATTGGAGATTCTGCTAAAATATCATTCAATGGAAGTAGAGCGCATATTGGATGGATAGATAGTGCAGTAACTTTAACAGATGGCGGTGGTAATAAAGATATTAAATTGAAAGTAGATAATGCTTCTATATTTCTTGAAACTAATAACACAACCAGAATGTTTGTTTCCGCATCTGGTAATGTCGGTATTGGAACTACTTCTCCAGCTACAAAATTAGATGTGAATGGAATAACAACTAGCGATGCATTCCGTACTGACACAAGCACTACTGATTACAGTTTGATAACAAGAAATAGTGCAGGTAATTCACCGCTTTATGTGCAATCTGCCAATACAAGCACCGATCAACCAATAGCCTTTTTTAGTTATGGTAGTGCCACGGCAAATGCAGGAACTAAAGTATTAAAAGTTGGTAAAGACATAAGTTACTTTGATAATACTAACTTAGGTATAGGAACTACAACTCCACCAAAAGCATTGACAGTGCAAGGAGATATAAGTGGTTCCGGAGATTTATATACCGCAGGTAATCATATTATTGGTGGTAGTACGGCTCATAATGGATACCAAATAATAGAAGATCAAATAGTAGTGCGTTCTGGGTCATCTATATTTGGTCACGATACAGACCCAGCTGAAGCATTTCATCAATTTACAGGATCAGTTTCCATAACCGGTAGTTTAATTGTAACTGGCAATGTAACTGGAAATTCTGACACAGCTACTGTTGCAACTACTGTTACTATAACTGATAATGAATCTACAAATGAAAATAATGCACTTATATTTACAGCCGGAGGAGCTGTGGCAGGTGGTAACTTAGGTTTAGAATCAGATGGTACTTTAACATATAATCCTTCGACAGGAAACGTTACTGCCACCGGATTTATAGGAACATTAACCGGAAATGCTGATACAGCGACATCAGCTGTTACAGTTGGTACAACACCGACAAATAATACTGCCATGGACTTTAATATTGGTATGTTCGCCGGCACATCTGGTAACCAATATATGATGGTAGATAATAACGGTGGTCTACAATATAATCCTTCCACTAACACATTAACAGTTCCTAATATCTCTGCTAATCTAACAGGTGATGTAACAGGAGATTTAACTGGAAATGCAGACTCTGCAAATTTCGCCCAAAACGCATTAGATGCAACTAACGCCACTAACGCCACCAATGCCACCAAGGTTAACATAAACAATAAAGATACCGGTGATACAAACTGTCCAATACTATTCACGTTGGATAGCTCAGCCGGATTCAAATCTGTTTTTGAAGATAGCGCGCTTTATTTCAATGCTACAAATAATATACTTTATTCCACTACATTTTCTGGCGCGTTAACTGGAACTGCTACTAACGCTAGTAACGTGAAAGTAACTGCAGATTCCGGCAATGCCGAACATCCAATAACATTTATTGATGATACATCTCCGGATGGTGGTAATGAAAGTTTAAAAGCAGATGCAGCCTTCAAATATAACCCTGGCACAGACACGTTAACGGTTGGTAAGTTGCTGTTAAACAGTTTAGTAGCCGGAAGCTCCTCAGATTTAATTGTGGTGCAAGATTCATCTGGAAATTTAAAAACTGCAAATTTATTAACTACTGATGGTGATGGAAATTTAGCTTCTCAGTTTGCCGGACAGGCTACAAATGCGCTACATGTTAATTTATCTACCACTACGAATAACGATAATTATCCAATACCTTTTCAGTTTGGCACTAGTACTGCAGCCGGAAACTTTGCAATGGCAAAGGATTCGGTAAATAGTTTAACATATAATCCGAGTTCAAACACATTAACAGTGCCAAATATAGTAGGTACCTTAACTGGAAATGCAGACACAGCTACTTCTGCAACTAACGCTGATACATTGGACGGAATAGATTCTCTGCAATTCTTAAGATCAGATCAGGATGATACAGCAACTGGTGATATAACATTTGCAGGGGACATTTATGGTAGGTATGTGAATAATCAAAGCACCAAGCTATATAGAATGGGCGGCATATTCTTTACATGGGATTCTGATAATTACGGAACCAATTTTAACCATTCCATAACATCCACAAATAATGGTACCTATAATGATAACATTACTATAAACAGTTATGGTCATGTTAGAATTAATATTGATAGTAATAATAATGGCACAAATACATTTAGTATTGGTAAACATACAACTGGAACTGCAAACACATTGCTTACCTTAAATGAATCAGGAATATTATCAGTAGGAGATTTGCAATTAACAGCTCTTTCTACTCAAAATTCTGAAAACACTTCATTGATGATAGATAGTTCCGGTAACGTTGGTACTAGAGAATTAGGCTCTAATGCATTTAATTCAACCACTATACCAACCAATAACAATCAGTTAACAAATGGTGCTGGTTACATAACTTCCGCAGATGTCGATGGATTCACAGAAACAGAAATAGAGATCACAATGGCACGCGAAGCTGGATGGGAACCAGCATTCGGCGGTGCTACAGAAGCCAATGTGATATGGGATCAGTCCGAAGATGCCATAAAAATATACAGCGCGACTGACAATGCAATTGGAGCTGCATTCCGTGCAGTGTACATGAAATCCGGTGAAACAAAACGATTCACCACAATGATCAAAGGTTCTGTTGTGGATACCAATGGAGCATATTTACGACTGTATCAACATAACGGTGACATGCCAAATGGTAAGACTCATGTGTCCAATAATGCCGGATCATCATCGCCATTTGTGCAAGAAGATGATACTGGCATCGAAAACTGGCATGATAATGGAGCTGTATCCACATCATGGGTAACTTATGAATATGATTATACGGCAACCGCGGATGGATATGTGAGTTTGGTAGTGCTTAATTGGAGCACTTATAGTTATAATACCTTATGGGTTAAAACACCGGACATACAAACGGTTACAATGGCAAATGCCACTAACGCAGATCATGTTGATATTGATACAATAACTTCCGGCATTGCGCGATTATTAGTAGCCGATCATCCAGGCGATAATTTTGTAGGCTCGCAAGATGGATATAAACAAGTGTACGGAGAAGATGCCCTATTTTGGGATGGTACAAACCACCAATTAGGTATTAATTGTAATCCAAGCTTTGCATTAGAGGTCGCAGGTGAAGCTCATATATCTGGAAAAGTATCATGTGGTAATGATATTAGCGCTAGTGGCCAAATATATGCAACCAGTGTTAATATAATGGATGAGATAGGACATATTGGTGATTCCGATACCAAAATAGAATTTACCTCAGATGATATAGAATTCTATGCCGGTAATCGTAAGATGTTACGTTTAAATGAAAACTCTAGTACAGATTATGTAATAATGGACACAGATTACTTCCAGATACAGAACGAAAACAGTTCTGATTCTACTAAATTCCTTTTTCATGTTGAATCAGGTAATAATTCCACATACAATGGTAATATATATTTATCTACTGATGGAATGGAAATATTTACTAATTCATCAGTTCGTAAAATCATGATGGGTAATGACAATCGTCGCACTGATCTTGTTATAAACAGTAATGGTGATGTAGGTATTGGAACATCATCTCCTTCAGCAAACTTGGAAGTATATAGAAATAACAGCGATACTGATAAACAGTTCAGCATTAACCAGGATGGTGACGGTGATGCTACGCAAACATTCAGATTGACAGGAATACAAGAATATGCCATGGGAATTGATCATTCTGATGGCGATAAATTTAAAATTTCCGACGGTGGGCAATTAGGAAGCAGTGACAGATTAACAATTGATACTAATGGTGATGTAGGAATATCAAAAAATTCTCCAGCTGCTAGATTAGATATAGTTGGGCCAGATTATAACGCAACTTTAGCAACATCCGTTCTTGGACTAACTTCAACCGGAAATGCATTACAATGGCAATTTGGTGTTTCCAATACATATGGAACGAATGGAGCACTTTATATAGAAGATGATTCCAGTAACCAAGGTATAAAATTACACCCTGATTTCGATGGTGGTGACGACGATTTCAGAAATTTATTAACTTCATTTACTGGATACCATAGATCAGTTCCAAAAGAAGGCGATGGTAATACTAATTTATATCCTATAGGGACTATTGTTAGTTCTAATGGTAGTTATAATAATCCTAATAGTAGAAAACGACCTATAAGTTCATCAAGACCTAATATCAGCGAAGCAGTTCCTGTTATTGAAATGTCTAATATTGCCAAAGATAAGAAAGTATTTGGTGTTGTATGGAGGTATGAATACAAAGGAGAATCCTTAGATGAGCCTACTGGAAATATATGTTCTTTTATGGGAACCGGTTCGGAAGATAGAATCTTTGTTAATTCATTAGGAGAAGGTGCTATCTGGGTTACAAATGCCTCTGGTAATTTAGAAAATGGTGATTATATCACAACATCGCCAATTCCGGGCCTAGGAATGAAACAAGATGATGATTTACTTCATAATTACACAGTTGCCAAAATAACTCAAGACTGTGATTTCCAAATAGATTCTGATAATTACGATTGTATAGAATTTGAATGGTCCGGCTCCACTTACAGAAAAGCTTTTGTAGGATGCACTTATCATTGTGGATAACTCAATATTTATATAAAAAGGAATTCTAATGGCACAAAAGATACCAATATGGCCAGGTTCTTCATCTTTTTTTAGTGGAGATACACCATTCGGATTATATGACGCAGATACTCAATTTCAGTCTGATGCAGATAAAATAGCTGATTGGTGTGCCAAACGTATGGGATATCCTATCAATGATATTGAATTACAGCCAATCAATTTCTTTGCCTGTTTTGAAGAATCGGTATCAGAATATGGAGCTCAATTAAACACATATAACATACGTGATAACATGTTAAATTTATACGGTTCTAGTACTTCAAGTAATTTAACTGGACAAAAGGTATCACCTAGCCATGGCGGAATAATTGAACTAGCAGAAGAGTATGGTGTAGAAGCAGGTTCTGGAGGAAATGTTACATATTATACTGGATCTATCACAGTTACATCTGGACAACAGATATATGATTTAACCGATTCTTCAATTGTTTCATTAGAGTCTGGAACACCAGGAACCGATGCCATAGAAATAAAAAAATTACTTCATGATCCCCCACCTGCCATTGTAAAATATTTTGATCCATTTGTAGGTACAGGTTTAGGAACTCAACAAATGATGGATACATTTGGCTGGGGACAATATTCACCAGGAGTATCATTTATGATGATGCCTGTATATGCAGATATATTACGAATGCAGGCAATTGAACTTAACGATCAAATACGAAAGTCTGCATATTCTTTCGAGCTTATCAATAACCGTATAAAGTTCTTTCCTATACCAAATGGTGCAAACTTTACAAAAGTATACTTTCATTATATTTTAAAATCAGATCGTAGTAATCCTTTGAAAGGAGCAACTGGTACAATTTCCGATTTTTCAAATGTTCCATATAATAATGTAATTTATAAAAATGTTAACGATGTTGGAAAACAATGGATTCGTAAATATACACTAGCTTTAGCAAAAGAAATGTTAGGATTTATTAGAGGCAAATATTCTTCTATACCAATACCAAACGCAGAAGTAACATTGAACGGAAGCGACTTATTATCAGCCGGACAAACCGAAAAAGAGGCCCTTATAACAGAACTTAAAGATACGCTTGATACAATGTCTAGACAAGCACAATTGGAACGTAAACAGGCGGAATCTGATGCAATGCAACAGCAAATGAATAAAATACCACTTAAAATTTATATAGGATAATAATGGCTTTATTTGGTTCGGCAAGAGATGCAAGTTTAATTAAATCAATTAATCGTGAATTGATAAATCGATTTATTGACACAGAAATTGCATTTTATAAATTAAGTCTACATGATACAAAAGCTAATATGTATGACGAGGCTGATGGCAAGACATATTATTCGCCTATACGAATTAATTGCCTTGCACTTAAAGAGGATAAAAGTTATATAGGCGAAGATCAATATGATTCAAGTCGATTAGGTGAGTTTAATTTTTTACGAGATGATATTAAATCTAAAAATATTATAATAGAAGAAGGTGATATACTGGAATGGGATAATGAATTCTATGAAATTGACGGAGTAGGTTCATCACAGTATTGGACAGGTAGAAATCCAGATACAGATTTAGGAAAAACTGAACATGGTGAATTTGGATTATCAGTTGCAATTAAAGTAACTGCTCATGTAACAAGAAGAAATCGATTAAATATTCAAGAAGTGAGATCCGGAATAAATAAACCAAATAATATACCTAGGAACTTATAATGGCTAAAAAAGAAATTAAACAGACATATAGTAGTTTTTCTAGAAATGCAGAAACTAATCGAGCAGCTCATGTACGACGTGATAATGATATTATTAAAACACCTAAATGTACTATTGAAGATGTTGATTGGGCAATAATGTCATATTTACGAGAAATAGTAAAACCACAAATCGTAGAAAATGAATCTGTTATTGATGTTCCAATAATGTATGCTAGCGGTGAAAAATGGGCACAGGTGCAAGCAAAAGGATATATGAGAGATCGTAAAGGTAAAATTATGACTCCTGTAATTACTTTGCGCCGAAATTCGATTACTGAAAGAGATCAGTTAAAAAAATTGGATGTGAATCATAATCCTAGTGGTAATGCACAAATATTACAAAATAAACATACCAAAGTTAATCGATATGACCGATTTTCTGTGCAACAAGGTACTAAACGACTTAACGAATATTATGTATCAGCAATACCAGAATATATTGACGTGACATATGATTTGTTATTCTGGACTGAATATACAGAACAAATGAATTCATTGGTAGAACAGATTATGCCTTTAGGTGGATTTGCATGGGGAACCACATTTAAATTTCCGACATTTATTCAAGATTATACATTTGAAACTACAAATGCAACTGGCGAAGATCGAATGGTAAGAGCTACATTGCCATTAACTACAAAGGCAACATTATTAATGCCAAACGAATTACGCCGGTCCACAATACAAAAACAATATTCAGTTAAACGTGTTACATTTAACGGAGAATATGAAACAGATAATACAAATATAACCGACCCACCACCAGATGGGTATTAATTTTAAAGGATAAGTTATGACAGCAAAAAAGTTTACAGAAGAAGAATTAAAAAACATTACCGAAGTTAGAGATGAAAATGTACAAATAATAACAGGCTTAGGTGAAGTGGAGTTACAGGTATTTTTGGTCACCGAAGAACTTAAAAAACTTGAAGAAATGAAATCTACTTTGCAGATACAGTTCAAAAATTTACAAGCAACAGAAACTGAGTTAGTTACTGCTTTAAATGATAAATACGGTAAAGGAACTGTTGATATAAATACTGGAGAGTTTGTCGCTGAAAATTGATAGTTTGGCATTTCATGTTAATATTTATAAGAAATTGATTATAAAAGAGGAGTATACAAATGGCTGAAAAAATAGTATCGCCTGGCGTTTTTACTAAAGAAATTGACCAATCGTTTCTACCAGCTGGAGTCCAAGCAATTGGAGCTGCCGTAGTAGGACCGACATCTAAAGGCCCAACTGGAATACCTACTGTGGTATCAAGTTATTCAGAATTCGTTAATATATTTGGTGGAAAGTTTTCATCCGGTTCTGGAGCATATGAAAATTCGTATAAATATTTAACTAATTATGCAGCACAAGAGTATTTGAAATATGCTGATACTTTAACAGTTGTACGTATTGGAGCAGAAATGACACCAGCTACTGCTACTGTTAACAATGCAGTAGAAACTGGAACAGTTCGTTCAACTGGATCATTAACATTAGTAACTCATGCAAGTAATGAATCGTATAAAATTACGCAAGGAACAACTGAAGTAACATTTGTAGCACAGACAACACCAAATGTTGATGCATCAGATGATTCAATTAGATTCTTTGCAAAAGGAGCAGCAATTGCAAATACAGCAGCAGCTTTGGCAACAGAAATTGATGCAGTGGTTGCTAACGGGACATTGACAGGTATTAATGCCGACAATGCCGGCGCAATATTACAACTTTCAGGTTCAGCATTAGGAACAGGACCAGATGGAATTGTATTTGCAACTGCATCTGCCGCAGCTCCATCGGTATTTGGAACTACAGCCGGAACGAATAAATTTACAATGGCAGGTGGTGCTAATTCATCAACAGCTGAACCAGTATTTACATTAACAACATTATCTGAAGGTGCTGACCAAAATAGTGTTGGACCTCAAGGAACAAATAATTCATTAGCATCCGGATCTGAAAATAACATTAGATGGGAAGTGACATCTAAAAATGAAAACAAAGGTACTTTCAATTTAATTATACGAAGAGGTGATGATACAAGTAATAGAAAATCCATTGTTGAGCAATATAATAATTTAACATTAGATCCTAATTCATCAAATTATGCTGCAAAAGTTATTGGCGATCAAGTATTTACCGTTAGAGGGGCAGGTGGTGTCGATCCATTCCTTCAATTATCTGGGTCATTCCCAAATAGATCTAAATATGTTAGAATTGCAGTTGCAAAAAATACTTTAAATTATTTAGATGCAAATGGAAACAAAAGAGTTGCCGGATCTGAAGATAGTTTACCTGTAGTTAGTTCCGGTTCATTCTCCGGAGCATCGGATGGTAATTTACAGCATCCACAGCAATTTTATGAAAATGTAACTGATGCCAATGTACAGGGATATAATTTAGGTGTAGCAGCTAATGGTAAAAATGCATATATTGATGCAATTCGTTTATTAAAAAATCAAGATGAATATGATATCAATTTATTGTCATTGCCTGGTCTAGTCGATAATCATCCAAACCATGCTACAGTGTTAACAGAAGCAGTGAGTATGGTAGAGGATCGGGGTGATTGTTTCTTGGTAATCGATCCAGTTGAATATGGACAATCAATATCGCAAGCAACTGCTAAAGCAGAATCAAGAGATTCAAATTATGTAGCTGAGTATTGGCCATGGGTTAAAATACCTGATAATGAATTAGGAAAAAATGTTTGGGTTCCTGCATCTACAGTGATACCAGGTGTATATGCATTTAATGATCGAGTAGCCGCTCCATGGTTTGCACCAGCTGGTTTAAATAGAGGTGGAATTGATATTGCAGTTCAGACAGAAAGAAAATTAACTCATGCTAATAGAGATACATTATATGAAAGTAATGTGAATCCAATTGCAACGTTCCCTAATGCAGGTGTTACCGTATTTGGACAAAAAACATTACAGAAAAAAGCATCTGCATTGGATAGAGTAAATGTGCGAAGATTATTAATAGCATCTAAGAAATTTATTGCTAGTACAACTAAATTCTTGATATTTGAAAATAATACGGCAGCGACTAGAAACAGATTCTTAAGTATTGTGAATCCATATTTTGAAAATATACAGCAAAGACAAGGGTTGTATGCGTTTAAAGTGGTAATGGATGAAACAAATAATACTCCGGATGTAATTGATAGAAATGAAATGCGAGGACAAATATTCCTTCAACCTGCTAAAACGGCTGAATTTATTGTAGTTGACTTTAATATTATGCCGACTGGAGCATCATTTCCGGAATAGAAATTAATAAAGCATGATATTTATATAAAAGAGGAAAACAAAGATGGCAGAATTACTTGACCCAACTGAAATATTTTATACAGCATATGAACCAAAAATGGCAAACCGGTTCATTATGTATATTGAAGGTATCCCTTCATACCTAGTTAAAGCCGCATCACGTCCATCATTAGACCAAGGAGAAGTTATTCTTGATCATATTAATGTTGAACGTAAATTGAAAGGTAAGACAAGATGGCAAGATGTTACCGTAACATTATATGATCCAGTTGTTCCATCCGGAGCGCAAGCAGTAATGGAATGGGTACGTTTACATCATGAGTCTGTGACAGGTAGAGATGGATATTCAGATTTCTATAAAAAGGATATTACTTTTAATACTTTAGGTCCGGTTGGGGACAAAGTTGAAGAATGGACTTTGAAAGGAGCATTTATATCAGCAGCAACATTTGGCGATATGGATTGGGCAACAGAAGATCCTGTTCAAATTGAATTAACATTGAAATATGATTATGCAATATTACAATTCTAATTAATTTTATATTTAGTAAAGAGTCCTAAGAAATTAGGACTTTTTTACTATACCCATATTTATATTAAATAAAAGTTATTAAAGGAACATTATGTCACAACAAGTTAACGATGATTATCCAACAAAGCCGTTATCGGATAAACAATTAAAAGATATTGCAACTGCAAAATATGAATCCAAAGCCACTGATGATACCACAGTATACGATTTTCCAACTGAAATAGTAGAATTACCTTCAAAAGGTAGATTATACCCTGAAGGACATCCTTTAAGTTCTGGAAAGATTGAAATGAAATATATGACAGCAAAGGAAGAAGATATTCTTACTAATCAATCATTTATTAAACAAGGAGTTGTATTAGACAAATTATTTAAAGCATTGATTGTAACTCCGGTTGATTATAACGATTTATTGTTATGTGATAAAAATGCAATCATGATTGCAGCTAGAGTATTAGGTTATGGTAAAGATTATGAAATAACTGCTACAAATCCAAATACAGGTGAGGATCAAAAGGTAAATGTTGACTTAACAAAATTACAAGAAGCAGAAATTGATTGGTCTGCCCATACATCCGGAAAAAATGAATTTCCTTTAGAATTACCTGCCAGTAAACGAGTAGTGGCATTACGTTTATTAACTCAAGGTCAACAACGAAAAATAGATGCTGAATTAAAAGGTTTAGCTAAATTAAAACGCAATGCCACATTAACTACCACATTGAAACATGTTATTATATCAGTTGATGGAGAAACAGATAACAATAAAGTACGTAAATTTATTGATAATGAATTATTAGCTATAGATTCCAGAGCTATTAGAATACATCTTAAAACAATTACTCCAGAAATAGATTTATCTGTTCAAGTACCGGATGGAGAGTCCGGTGATACCTTTCGCAGTCCGGTTGCCATCGGATTGGACTTTTTTTGGCCTGACGCCGAGCTATAAATTACATAAAGCAGATCAGATATTCGATTTAACGTATCACAGTAAAGGTGCATTTTCATATACTGAAGTATATAATATGCCTGTATATATGAGATCCTATTATATACGTAAATTAAATAAATTATTTGATGATCAGAACAAAGAACATGATAAAGCCATGAAAAATATGCGTTCCAAATCTCACGCTAAAGCCCCTAAAACGAAAAGACGTTGATATTTATTAAAAAGGATATCATAATATGTCTACAAATAAATTTGAAAAACGTGCGTTAAATCAAATCAATGAACTTAATGAAGGATTAGGTCTTACTTTACTTAAATTCTTTTTTAAATCAAAAGTTAAAAAAGCACTTAAGATAATGAAAGATGACCCAGAAGTACAGTCTGCAGTTCAGGGCATAGAATACCATGGCAAAGAGCTTAAAAAGCAGATTAAAGATTTTGAAAAAAAATATGGTAAAAAACCATCAGCTGCAAAGTATGCAAAATTTCCATGGGAAAAATAATAAAGTAATGTAATGGCAAAAGATCCAAAAGAATTAGAAGATCAGTGGGCAAGCCTAGGCGATAAAGTAGAACAGTATAATAAACAAACTATTGCCAATGCCGATAAATTAATTGGCATGAATTCTCAACATCTTAAAATTCAACAAGATTTAACAAAAACAATTGAATTAAGTAATGCTGCTAAAAAAGCTGGAAACACAGAATTAGCAGCTGAAGCAAAATTGTACGAAACTGTACTTAAAAAACTAAAAGATCAAGAAAAATTAAATAATGCCATTTCTAAACAAATGGGTGCAATAAATGATCAAGCTCAAGATTTAGTTACAAATGTACAAAATTTTGTAAAAAAATTACCTGGCGGCGCAGCGCTAATAAAGGCATTTGGAATAGATAAATTAGGCAAGGCATTTACTACAAGTTTAAATAAAGCTGGAGCAGTAATAGCAAAGAAGGGCACTCTTGGACAAGCTATGTCTGCATTTAACTCATCTATAATAGGACTTATCAATCCGTTTACTATTATTGCTGCAATCGCAGCCGGCTTAGCCATGGTATTTGTAGACTTTGAAAAGAAAGCAAAAGGCGTAGCCGAAGCAACCGGCCTTACATTGCAGCAATCTAAGGCAATGGTAAATGAAGCAAAGGCAGTGGCAAAGTCATTTGGATCACAATTAGCAACTTCCGGAGATATTTTAGATGTTCAAAAAGCAACTGTTAAAGAATTTGGTATAGCCAACATGTTAACGGCAAAACAAGCCGGTAATGTAGCAGAAATAGGTAAAGCCTTTGGAATAGGTGCTAAAGCAGCTTCAGGCGTTACCAATGAATTTATGCGAATGGGCCTAGGCGGAACCGAAGCAGCAAATGCATTACAAGATGTATCAGCCGATGCTTTAAAAGCTGGAGTATCAGTAGGTACAGTTACCGCGGATATAGCAGCGAATGCAAAAGACGTTGCCAAATTCTTTGGAGGTAATGTTAAAGCGTTACAAAAAGCTGCGGTACAGGCTGCCAAGTTAGGTGTTAGTTTAAAAACAATGGCATCTGTAGCAGAAGGATTATTAAAATTTGAAGACTCAATATCTGCTCAATTTGAATTACAGGCATTAACTGGTAAACAAATGAATCTTGATTCTGCTAGGCAATTGGCATTGCAAGGAAAAATTGGAGAAGCAACAGCAGCCGTGTTAAGCGAAGTTGGTAGTATTGCAGAATTTGATAACATGAGTTATTTAGCTCGTAAAAAATTAGCGGAAGCAACTGGTATGAGTGTTGATGAACTACAAAAATCATTAACAATTCAAAGCAAGTTAGGAGACTTAACTGCAGACCAACAAGCTGCTATGGCAAACATGGGATTATCTGCAGCAGAAATAAAAAGTATGAGCTCGGAAGAGTTAAAAGATAGATTGGCTCAACAACAGGCAACGGATAAATTAAGTGCTTCATTTTCCGCGATAAAAGATGATTTAACAAAAGCATTAGTTCCTGCAGGTGAAGCACTTGTAAAAGTATTTTCTGCATTATCACCTATATTTAAAGCACTTGGATTTACATTAAAACTTGCATTTTTACCAATTACATTAGCGGTTGCGGCTATAGAACAGTTCAAAAAAGCTAGTCTTGTCGTACAAGGTATAATTGGTACTATTGGTGCTTTATTACTAAATAATTATTTAACGCAAGTAATGGGTACTAAACAACAAAAGCTGCGATTCATAATAGGAGCAAAAAATAAAGCACAACAAATAGCTCAAAATGCTTTAGATTTTATAGGGTTAGGAACTAAACAAGCTCAAGGCGTAGAAGAAAAGAAATCTTTGGTAACAAGAGGCCTGGCCTTTTTAAGGCAAACAGCAATGAATGTAGCAGAAAATGCCGGACTAGCAATTACATTGGCAAAAAATGTAGCTTTAGGTGTAGGTAATGCATTAATGACTACAGGTATAGGAAAAGCCCTAGCCGGAGCAGCTGCATCAATGGCCAAAGCAGTTGGTTCTATATTTTCAACATTTGCTCAAATACCATTTGGAATTGGAATACCAATAGCAATTGCAACAATTGGAGGAGCATTTGGAATGTACAAAAAAGCACAACAAACAGGTGACCTAAGTATTGATCCAAACGGCGGTCCGGTTGTAGCATCACCTCGCGAAGGTGGAATATTCCAAGGCACAAAAAATGATGGCGTTTCAATGAGCCCTTCACATGGAGCCAATGGCGGTGGCGGAGGTGATGGCGTAGTTAAAGCATTGGAAACAACAAATGCTTTGTTACGTGAATTGATATCAGTCGGTACTGTAGTGGAAATGGACGGAAGAGTTGTAGCCCAAGCAATACGAACAACAGATTCATATAGGAGACGATAATGGCATTAATGGATCTAAAATCTGATTTATCATTTTATGGCAAAAAAGGTCAAGCCATGAATTACAAACCGAATCGTGATAAAACTGATACAAACTTTTCGTCGGATGGATTAAGCACATCCAATGTGTTAGTGTATGATAATGAAAGTAAATTATTTAGTCGTCGTCAATTACAAGCCGCGGACTCGTTTTTAATAGATGATGTTACATATTCGGGTCGAGGTTTTGCAAGTAGAAATACTCAATTAGGAGCCGGATCAAAATTTCCTATAGGTCCAGAAGGACAGATTCATGAATTTGATAAAGTAAGAATAGGATTTACTCCAGAATCTAAATACGGTGATCAATACGGAGTTAAATTTAAAAAAGCAGGATTAGCAAATACATATACCACCAATTCTCCAATTGATGATATGTACAATAAATTTAATCTACGAGATGATGCTACTCCAAATTCGTATATAAAACATCCTTTAATTTTAAGAGGTATTCAAAGAGATGGATCATCTGATCCACAGCATTGGGGAATAAATGTAGGCCCTGGATTAAGTGGAGCATTTGATATACCTCGAGGCGGCATATTAACCGCCACAAACAGAACATTGATAGATACAGCTAGGATAGGTAAATTTTTAGCATCACCAAAAGGTATAGGATTCCTAGCTAAACAAGTCGGATATCAATTAATGAATCCAAAAGCAGAAACAAGAATATATAATCCATTATCATTAGGTTCATTAGCGCCAATAGTACATATTAATAGACACGCTGGAGCATCAAATGCTCTTATAGGTGGTTTAGTCAGTGAATTAACAAAGACAGATCTACATGCATCATTAAGAAAAAATTTATTTAAAAACTTTGACGGGAATAGTTCAAATAATTCAATATCAATTGGTTCACAAATTTCTCAATTAAGTTCCAAAATAGGAGGTCCTGGATCGGTTTTAGGTATTGGTGGAACTATTATAAGAAGATATGAAGACACTAGTCTTGCAACACAATTGATTGGAACACGAGCTGGTACCTTAACTGAAATTAATGCCATATTAAATCGTTTATTTCCAAATCTTCCAGCAGATTATGTATATCATCGGTATTCATATGAAAAACCATTCATAACTAAACAAGATGCAACTGAGTCGTCTAATGAAATCAAAAGTGAATTTGGAGAAACTGAAGTTACACGTCCTTTCAAAGGACCTAAGGGTGGTGGTATTGCTAAAAACACAGAAAAAGAAAAGGGTTTAGATTATACATTACTTCCATACAATGATATTCCTGTCAGGCCAATCGGAACTACCGCAATAATTAGAACAAAGGATGGTAAAAGTGAATCATATGAAGGCAAAAGTAATTTTGGTACTAATTTAGAATTGTTAAATAAAATTGATAAAGATCCAGAAAAATCGTTAATAGATTTTAAATTTAAAAGTGATGATCATGAAGTAATATTAAAAGCATATCTAGGAACATTGTCTGATCAATTTGCTCCTAGCTGGGAAGGCACTGCGGATCAAGGACGAGCAGATTCTCGATATCAATATTCTGCATTTGAACGGTCAATATCATTAGATTTTAAAGTGGTAGCGGAACAAGGTAAATCTGGCGATACTGCTTCCCCGGATGGCTTTAAAGCCATATGGAATAAGCTACAAAATTTAGGTCGAATGACACATCCAGTATATGGATCAGAAGGATTTTACGGACAAAAAGTTGATGTAACAATAGGAAAATTATTTAACGCAACACCAATGATAATTACAGATTTAGGTTTTGATTGGGATAACGAAACACCATGGGAAATAGACCCAGATTATCAATCACCATTATATACTAATGTAATTATGTCTTGTATTGTATTAGGAAAAAAACGACCTCAAAATGATAATAAATTATATGATATAACAGGATTAGAATAATGGCTATTGACCGATATCAATTTACTAAAAAAAATCAAGATAGATATCAAACGACTAGATATCCATCATTTCCAAAACAACAATCAGATTTATATATAATTTCACGCGAAACAGATCGCTTAGATTTATTGGCAAATGAATTTTACAAAGATCCACGATATTGGTGGGTTTTAGCAGATGCAAATAAATTAAATAATGGTTCCATGTTAATACCTCCCGGTAAACAAATTCGTATTCCATTTCCAATTACAAATCTACTTGAAAATCTTCGTGATGTAGAAGAGGCTAAGTAATGGCAGGTAACTTCTTTTATAGACAATCTAAAATTAAACAATCACAAATAGAAACAAATTCACGTATTCGTAATAATGCATTTGTAACAGTTTCTAGCGGAGATTTTAAATTACCTATAGATGGTACTAGTTGGAAATCAACGTATAATCCAAATGGTACAGGAAGAGCAGCACCAATTTTAAAAGATGTGAAAATTTCTTTGCTAGGCGAAGCTGCATCATTACGTAAAGCTGAATTATCATTTGTATGTTTTGATCGCACATCATTTGAAAAGGCAGAAGAAGCATTGTTAACACCTGGATCTGAAATTACAATTAAATATGGTTATGTAGGACCTGAAAAACCATCCGATTTTGGTGAATATGAATTTCGAGTATATGATTATTCATTTAAAATTACAAAACAAAATTATTTTGAATGTTCTCTTAAAGCTGTCGCAAAAGGGCAATCCGGTGCATTTTTTGATAAATTAGATATAAACGGTCAACAGTCATTTCCAGCTGAAACATTTGTAACTGATTATGATTTAGGAAACGAAACATCAGAAGTAAAAAATATATTTGATTATATTGACTATCGAGTACAATTAGAAACTGGCGAAATTGAAGATTCAGATTTTGATCCAGATAACGGTACATGTGGGGAAATAGGAGATGGTATTGATGGATATTTTGGAGTTTTAGAAGCCCCAGATGATTATGATCCGCCTACAAAATTACCGAATGGTTGGTTTACTGGTGGCCCTCGTATAATATATGTAACTTTAGGTGGGATAGTATCGATGGTTAATAGATACATACTTACTGATAATGAAAATAATTATCAGATAGAATTTGATAAAAATTATTCTGATATAAAATATGACTGTAAGACATTAGGAAAGATATGGAGCCCATCTCCATTTTTATTATTATTTCCATATAAAAAAGGATCGCCAGAAAACAATTATTCAGAAACAGATGATGGAATAAATTGCGATGCATTTGCAGAAGAAGATGGCGATATATATGATAATTTCCGTATAGATAACCAATCTTCATACAATCGATCAGGAGCTGAAGGAATATTAGTATCGCGTGATTTATTACGTGACATTCAACGTGAATTTGATGAAAAGGCGTTAAAGGAAGATGATTCCACAGAAGAAACAGAAAAGGCAAAATCAAAATTAAATCTTTCTGAATTTTTTAGAAAAATATTTGCATCTATACGTGATAATAGCGGTGGAGATTGGGATTTTACTTTGGAAGTAGATGAATCAAAGCCAGCTGGGACAATTTCCATAGTAAATAAAAATGCTCCAGGGAAAGATCCGGTAAAGGCATTAATATTACGACCAACAATAGGTAAAAATGGTATACGTGAAATGTCATTGAGTAGTGCAGTACCAAGCGATGTACAGGCAGAAGCATTTGGTGGCGCGCCATCACTTAATAAAAATAAAACAGCAGCTGATATTATAGCAGAAAATAAAGTAGCTTTAATAGAAGCGGAAGTTAAATACGAAAATCAAAAAGCAGAATTAATTACTAAATTAGATCCAGGCCAAAAAGATATTCATAAAAAATCATATGCACAAGATTCTATTACTGCTGCAAAAGGATTAATAAAATCGATGGTAAATACATTAACTCCGGAAGAATTTGCTAAAGAAAATAAATTATTAGCACCAATTCCATATCCATTAACATTGGAACTTACTATTGATGGTATTGAAGGATTTAATTTTGGAGATACTATAACATCAGATTATTTACCAGCCAGATACACAAAAAATAGCGGAATGAGAATAGTGTTCACTGTAACTGAATATACACATACCATATCTGGCAATGATTGGAAAACACAACTAAAAACTGTATCACGTATAGTAGGAGATTGATATGAAACGACCTGTATATACACCTAAATTTAAAATAGAAACCGGATTTTATACTAAAGGCAAAGAATATATGACTTTAGATAATGAGGAATATATAGGTGTATATCATCGATATCCTAATGGTGCAGTATATTCAGAAGCAACATTTAATGATTATAGTGTTGAACTTTTAGAATATTCTCAGGCAACAGAATCAGAAAAAACTGGTATATATTTTGAACTAACTGGTGCACGATTTAATAATTATCAAGCTCCAAAATATCATTATCCGGAATTGACAAATGCTGATTATGAATTAGCTAATTTTACTAGGTATTTTGTACAACAAAAAAATGATTTATCTGAAATTATAGAAATTAATAAAGATTCGTATAAATCAATAAATGCTGGAAATAAAATTGGCATTGATGCTGGATTATATAATAAAGCGTTAATTATATGGTCAATATCCGGACCTATAGATTCAGTACGCGCAGCTAATGAAAGAGTTATATTTAATTCAAATATTCCAGAATTAAGTTTTTATTTAACAGATTTAATAGAATTTTATAAGTAATTACATTTGGTTATATGAAATATTTTTCTTATATTGCTATACATGCAGATAATCGAAGATGAAATAGAGTTACAACAAGTATTAATATCACTTGAAGCCGGAGCATCATTCTGGATACCAATATATTCAGATCCTTTTCAGCATTATACAAATACTCGCATATGTTTTATATACATTTATTCAATTGTAAATGACGTTGATTATATTGTTCCATTCCATCATATGGATTGTTTAAACCTCAATATCGAACGTCTACAAGACCTTACTAGTCTTCATGATATCTATGTTTTAGCCAAAAAGCGATTCGTTAATTTTACCGGTATAAAGTGTTATGATGCGGATATGGTAGAATGGTGGCAATCTCATCGAATGTTACCGCTAAACGAAACAAATACAGTTGCTCATGATGTTTGGAACCGGTGGTGGCATAATGAAACTAATACATATGATTGGTTGCCAATGACATGCCATATAGAACGGTGTATTGCAATGCGTGAAGAGTTTATGAAGTCATATAATACATTTGAAAAGACAAAAGATTTTGAAGAATATGAACAGGTAGTAACGGATAATTTTGCATCAATTGAAAGATCTGGATTGCAAGTAGATTATGGAAAATTTGTATCACATTTCAAAGCAAATGGTATAAAATATAATAAAGCACAGACAGAATATAATATATGGACTACTACTGGTAGACCATCCAATAAATTTGGTGGAGTAAATTATGCTGCATTGAATAAAGATGATGGATGCCGTGAATCATTTGTAAGTCGATGGGAACGTGGTATGTTGATTGAAATGGACTTTGATGCATATCACCCTAGACTTATTGCTGATATCATAGGATATGATTTACCTGCAGGGTCTATACATGAATATTTTGCACGACAATATTTTGGTAAAGAAGATATATCAGAACAAGAATATGAAGACTCCAAAAAAATTACATTCCGATTATTATATGGAGGTATTGACAAAGACTTTGCAAAAGTACCGTTTTTTGGAAAAACAAAGCAGTTTATAGAGTTCTTATGGAAGATATTTAAAGCAAAAGGTTATATTAAAACTCCGTTAATGAAACGGCCTTTATATAAAAAACATTTGCATGAAATGAATCCTAATAAATTGTTTAATTATATGCTTCAAGCATCTGAAACAGAATATAATTTATCAGTGATTAATGAAGTAAATGAATTGTTATCAGAATATAACACAAAATTAATTTTATATACCTATGATTCGTTATTATTTGACTACGACGTATCAGATGGTAAAGATTTGTTAATAAAGTTACGTACAGTAATGAGTAAAGCTGGTAAATTCCCGGTTAAAATTAAAGCTGGGGTAAATTACCATGCCATGACAGACATGACTTCTAAAATTGTTTAATATTTATTTAAAAGAAAGTGTTTATGAATAAAGAAAGCATTATACGCGAATGGTTTTACCGACTTCCTAATGGATATGCAACAGCCCCTTATTCAAAAAAAGAAATGGACGTATTACATAAAGTTCTCACAGAGAATGATGTGAATGGTTCTATATTTGCAAAAGAAGTAGATCAGTTAGATCAAGCATTTCATGATGCAAAGCCAGTTAAAGAGGCAACTGCTGATGAAGAATTTGTTCCGTATTTATCCGATGTTATGTCTAAAGAAGCGGGTCTAGCACAAGCTCAAGTAAATACAATTTTAGCTACCTATGAAAAATTAAATGAAAAAGAAAAACAAGATTTCCAAGATAATTTACGTAAACAAAATTTATCTAAATTTTTAAGTAATGGATGGAAAGTTTATGAAAAGTTTTTTGCACCAATTGGCGAAACTAAAGGATTAGGTAGAGGAGAAATGCAGATCCTATTAGCGATTGATAAAACTAAAACAGGAGGTACTGGTAAAAAAGATATTGTAATGGCAGATGGAGATTATGAAGTTAAAGAATTAACCAAAAACTTTAATTTTGATCCTGCGAAAGATGGTATGGCAACAAAATTTGATTTAACATATACATTACAAGATTTTTTCAGAGACACAGTTTCGCCTATGAGAACAGATCCATTAGGTCCAGATTTATTTGAAACATTAAAACCGTTAGTTGAAGAAAGTTCTTTGGATTCGTTAGAAAAATTAGTTGATACATTACAAGAATATTTTATACCTATACCTGATGAGAAAATACGAATATTTAGAGAAGTATCATATGTGCCAATGTCAAATATGTATCAAGGTTTTGTTTTATTGAATCAAATCTTTTATAAATCTAAATTAGACACAGATGTACAAGATGCGCGTGTTACTGTTAATCAAGACGGAGAAAAAACTAGCTTTTTTATATCACCAGATGATGCCGAAAAAATTACAAAATCATCTGGTGCTGACAAGGCAATTTCTATAAATGTTGGTGATGTGATTGATAATGAAAGTCAAAATGCTATGATTTGGTTTAAAAGATTAGAAAGACATCCATTTGTCAAAGATCCTAATCAAATGGTACAAGAACTTAATACTATTACAAAAGACTTTTTTGATAATGTAAAAGGATTGATATGGTATTCTATGGGCAATCCAAAACCTAATTTTACAGATAAAGGTGATTGGTCAAAGTGGGTTATAACACATGTTACTAGAGGTAATTATAGATTTGCTTTGAAAGAAAAAATGAATATGTCTAAATACAAATATTTAGCAGTACAAGGATAAAATTTGAAAACACAATTATTATGCACTTTTGCACATAAAAGAGATTTGGAGTTGGTGGCAGATTATGTGGCAAAGTCATATATTATTTCAGAAAAGAGATTATTTGTGTTTGAGGATGCGGATAACCGATCAGACTTATACGTAACTTATAACGTGGAACCAGATGATTATGGTAAAACACCAAATACCATAATGATACATAGAAAAAAAGAAACTAACACATTATACACGGTAAATGCATTGAATGCAATTATCAGAAAAACAAATAACGGTGTATTAGATAAAAAGTTTATTATTAATTGGCCGGTATATGAAAATTCGCTGATGTTAAATGACGGAAATGATGTGCGTCATATTCATTTGAATTTATTCAAAAGAATTGATTTGTAACATATATTTATATTAAATTAGGAACCATATGATACGATTAAAATCACTATTAAAAGAAAATAATCCGCTTTCAGCAGATCCGTTATTTGCCATGAGTGTGCAATTAGAAGACATGGTAATGGATATGGACAAACAAGAGTATGGCAACTTTATACGCATGAACATAGATTCAGAAGCTGAACGACCATTTGCTGCTTATAACGATGAAGTGAAAGAGTTTCTTTACGATTTAGGAGATGATAAAGCTGCTATGATGCAACAAATAAAGGCAATTAAAACAGGACAATACAGATAATGAAAAAGAAAATGTTAAAAGAACAGTATGCAAGACTATTTAAAGGCCGGTCAATGTCTAATGATGCAAGTCTAATTACAGAAACCCCAATTACAGAAGCCGCAATTAAAGTTACAGACCATGGCGAAAATCATTACAAGAAGCTAATTTTCTTCATTGAAGCAAATGGAAAAACGTACAAGGTTGCAACAGGCGATACTGATTACGCTGAATGGCATTATATGGACGATCAAAATCAAAGTATTTCACCATCTCAGATAACTCGCGATCCAAAAGATGTTTTTAGGACTATTGAAAAGTATGTGAAGGATAATGAGGATGAGATAAACCGGGTATATGGAATGGATAAATATACGGGATTAACATCTATAACTACCGGTACCAAAGGACCATTAAAGATATACGGCTCCGGACCTGGTAAAATAGAAGTGAAAGATCATGATGATATGAGAGAGCCTTCGGATAATGATTCTGGATATGAAGGAGAAGTTGAATATGAAGGTACTTGGGATGGAGAAAAATGGACGGCGACTCAAGAATATTTAGGTGATGGTGCAATATTTACCACTGTTTATGATGCAAACGAGGGGAATGTAGAAGATGAAAGTATTGAAGCATATGAAGATATTATAGATGCTATTAATGATTATATGGGCGAACAAAATTTAAACGAAAGTAAAAGAACGACTAAGAAACCGAAAATGTTAAAAGAACAGTACGCAAAACTTTTTAAAGGCCGGCCAATGTCTAATGATGCAAGCCTAATCAATGAAGACCGAGTTAATGGACCATTCGATTATAAAACCTTATCAGACATTGCTCGTAAAGATGATAGTGCCTTAGCTTTTGTTGGAGGAGAAAAAATAGTTGAAAGTGGATTTTTTGTCTCATTAGAACTTACTGGATTTGATCCAAATGACTCAGAGTCCTTTTTTGGTCTTACAGATGACGGCGAAAGTGTAGAGGTTAAGTATGATGATGTTGAATTCGTAGAAACATCAAAGTAGATTAATTAGGATAATTGAAAACTATTCATTATATTTATATTAAATAAAAGAGTAAGTTATGGCAGATGTATATTCAGCAGATTTCAAAGCATTTAATCCCGGTGATATTATCACAGAATCTCAAGCATTAGAAAAATGGGATACTTGGTTCGGTTATCCATATGGTTTAGCAGAAACATTTGTAATGAAAACAACAGTCGCAGATACAAATGAATTTTTACAAGCATTTAAAATACCATGGCGCGTTACTGCGGTAAATGTAGTGTCTGGTGTTAGACAATGGACAATAGCTTAACAAATAACAAATAACAAATAAATTTAAACTTTTTTCAAAAAACCTTTGGTAGAGTGAAATAAGTTTCTTATATTAACAAATAATAAATAACCATTAATAATTAAAAAAGGAAAAAAATGGCAATTAATTTAGACGCAATTAAAGCGAAACTTAATCAATTACAAACAACCGGCGCTCGTCGCGACAATCTCTGGAAGCCAGAACCTGGCAAGCAAGTAGTAAGAATTGTACCTTATCAGCATGATAGAGATAATCCATTCCAAGAACTTTATTTTCATTACAACTTAGGTAAGAAAAATTACTTATCTCCAGTTACAAACGGAAAACCAGATCCAGTAGTGGAGTTCTGTGAAAAGTTAAAAGCATCTGGTAATTCAGATGAATGGAAACTAGGTAAACAGATGGAACCTAAGATGAGAACATATGTTCCGGTAATTGTAAGAGGTAAAGAATCTGAAGGCGTTAAGATGTGGGGATTTGGTAAAACTGTTTATCAAGAGCTATTAGGATTTATTACAGATCCTGATTATGGCGATATTACAGATCCAAGTGGCGGACGTGACATTGTAGTAGAATTTACTCCAGCAGATGGTCCTGGTCAATATCCAAAAACATCAATTCGTGTAAAGCCTAATGTCACTATGATGACAGAAGATAAAAATGTTGCAGAACGTGTTGCGAAACAGCAACCAGATTTGGCAGTAATTTTTAAAGAACCATCATATGATGATCTTAAAGCTGCTCTAGAAACGTATCTGAATCCTGAAGGAGAAACAGAAACGGCTACAGCAGAACCAGTTACAACTCAAAAAGCTCCAGAACCGGCTCCAGCTGGTGTCAATAAAGTAGATGATGTATCTGCTGCATTTGATGAGTTATTCAACGACTAAAAGGCTATAAATGGCAAAATCAAAAACGAAAAGCGAGTTAGCAGACTCTTTGGCTGTAGAATTAGCCGATAGTCTTAATAAAAAGTTTAAGAATACAGGATATCAAACTGCATTTTTCTTAGACGGTGATACAAAAGCTCCTAGCGAAGTACGTGGCTGGGTAGGTAGTGGATCATCAATGCTCGATCTTGCAATTTCAAATCGTAAAGAAGGTGGCTTTCCAGTCGGAAGAATATCTGAAATTACAGGTTTAGAAGCATCTGGTAAATCGTTACTAGCAGCCCATGCATTGGCAAATTGTCAAAAAGAAGGCGGCCTAGCCGTTTATATTGATACTGAAAATGCAATCTCTCGAGAGTTTTTAGAAGCAATTGGACTTGATCTTGAAAAGATGTTATATGTTCCATTAGAAACTATTGAAGATATATTTGAAGCAATTGAAAGTATAGTTGTAAAAATACGTGAATCAAATAAAGATCGTTTAGTTACAATTGTAGTGGATTCTGTAATGGGTGCTTCTACGAAAATTGAAATGGCAAAGGAATTTGATAAAGATGGTTATGCAACTAGTAAAGCTATCATTTTATCAAAAGGTATGCGAAAGCTTACTAATATGATAGGCCGTGAAAAGATTTGTTTAATATTTACAAATCAATTAAGGACTAGATTAGGAGTAGCATTTGGTGATCCTTATACTACCTCTGGTGGTAAAGCTATTCCATTCCATGCCTCGGTACGGTTACGATTAAAATCAGTTGGTCAAATCAAAGTTAAGAAAGATGGAGTCGATCAGGCTATCGGAATCAAGACTAGATGCCAAGTGGTTAAAAACAGAATGGGACCGCCATTAAAAACTGTTGATTATGATATCTATTTTGAATCAGGTATTGATAATTACGGTGGATGGCTAAACATTATGAAGCAGTTTAAGTTAGTAGCAACAGCAGGTGCATGGTATACATTTACTAGAGCAGATGGTTCTGAAGTTAAATTCTTATCAAAAGATTTTGAAAAGAAACTAGAAGAACTTGACGGCCTTAAAGATGAGATATATACTCAAATCTGTGAAGCATATATACTTAAATATAAGCCGGGTGAGGACATTGGAATAGATGATGTTACGATATCAGAAGAATTTGTTAACGAAGAAAGCTAATGGATTCTAAATATCTTAACATACTACGAGAAGTGGAAAGGGAGCATGAGCAAGGAACGGGGTCAAGTAAAGACAGCCATCTTTTAATCATTGACGGACTGAATACATTCATTAGAGTGTTTTCAGCCGTTCCGGCTCTAAATGATGATGGACAACATATTGGAGGAGTAACGGGCTTTTTACGGTCCGTTGCTGCCAATATCCGTCAGTTAAAACCTACTAGATGTGTAATTGTATTTGATGGAAAAGGTGGTTCAAAACGTCGTAAGGCAATTTATCCAAATTACAAAGCCAATCGTGCAAATAAAACAGCATTTAATAGATATCAAGAATTTGCTTCATTAGAAGATGAACAAGATAGTATGCGCCGTCAGTTTGGAAGATTGGCTCAATATCTTAATTGTTTACCAATTACAACATTATCAGTTGATAACGTTGAAGCGGATGATATAATGGCATATATTGCCAATGAATTATATACAGAAAAAGAAAATAGAGCAACTATTGTATCAACGGATAGAGATTTTTTACAATTGGTAAATGATCGTATTTCAGTATGGAGTCCTATAAAAAAGAAGTTATATACTCCAAGTCTAATGAAAGAAGAATTTGGATTTAGTCCTGAAAATTACTTGTTGTACAGAACGTTTATTGGTGATAAATCGGATAATATTCCTGGCATAAAGGGTGTAGGAACAAAAAGTTTGATTAAACATTTTCCTATAATATGTGAAGATAGAGAGATAACAGTTGATGAAATAGTTGAATATGCGGATAACGTTGATAAGAAATATAAAGTTCATGAAACTGTGTTACAAAATAAAGAAACATTGCAACTAAATTATGACCTTATGCAATTAAAAGAAGTTAATATACATGGTGGCGCGAAAATGTTAACTCTGGATAAAGTTAAAGGTAAAGTTGATCGTACAAATACATATGAGTTTAAGAAAATGTTCATGGCAGATAAAATGTATACGGTAATAAAAGATTTAGATTCCTGGTTACATACTTCATTCAATGCATTAAATGCTTACACTTCTCTTTGATTATTGAAAAAAAATTATTATAATTAAGTATGACAGATAGATTAAGTTCATACGGATATGCATTTCAAGTAAAAGTTATAACGGCTTTATTAACTGATAAAAGTTTTTTACAACAAATATCAGATATAATGGTTCCTAAATATTTCGAATCAGAAGCTAATAACTGGATAGTTGACATAATCCTTGAATACCATAAAGAATATAAATCATCACCTACATTAGAAGTAATGAAAGTGAAGATGGAAGATTTAGATCATGATGTTCTAAAAACTCAAGTTGTAGAGCATCTTAAAGACGCATGGCGATATACAGATGCACCAGATTTAGAATTCATTAAAGAACAGGCATTAGATTTTTGTAAAAATCAAGAAATTAAAAAAGCTATATTATCTTCGGTAGAATTACTTAAACATGGTAAATATGAAGAAATAAAGGCAGCTGTTGATGATGCATTAAAATCAGGTGGAGATAAAGATATTGGCCATGAATATATGACTAATATTGAAGAACGTTATAGTGAGGCAGTAAGACATGTACAAGAAACACCATGGGAGGTAATTAACGAATTAACAGATGGTGGATTAGGTAAAGGTGAGTTAGGAGTTATGGTTGCACCGGCAGGTATTGGTAAGTCCTGGGCATTAATGAATATTGGAGCAAATGCAGTGAAGAAAGGTAAAACTGTATTGCATTATACATTAGAGTTAAATGAAGCATATGTAGGATTGCGGTATGATTCTGTTATAACAGGAATAGCTCAGCAGAACCTAAAACATTATATGGATGAAGTTAAAGAACAATTGACTAAAATTAATGGTGAATTAATTATTAAACATTATCCTACAAAATCTGTATCTGTAATGGGTATACGATCTCATATTGAAAAATGTATAATGCAAGATAAAAAGCCAGATGTTATAATTGTTGATTATGCAGATCTTTTACGAGGCCATGGTCAAGAAAAACGTCATGAACTTGAAGGTATTTATGAAGATTTACGAGGAATGGCCGGAGAATATGAAATACCAGTCTGGACTGCATCTCAAGCAAATAGATCTGCATTAGAAGAAGATGTTATTGATGCTAGTAAAGTTTCTGAATCATATGGTAAAGTAATGGTTGCAGATTTCATATTATCATTATCAAGAAAAGTACAAGATAAATTGGCAGGAACTGGTCGCTGGCATGTTATTAAAAATCGTTTTGGTCCGGATGGAATAACATTACCAAGTAAAATGAATACATCAAATGGACAATTTGACATATATACAGATACGTCAATACAAGGTAAAGATACTCAAAAGCAAATGGATAATGGTAATGAATTAGCTAGGCAAATGCTAGCTAGAAAATACCAAGAAACTCAAAATTCAGGTTTTGAATAAAAGTTTAAAAAAAGTAGTCAAAAACCGGTACGCAATTGAGCTGACTGGTATATTTATAAGAGAAATCGTAGAATAAGTAGTCCGTAAAGACTACATTTTTACGCTAAACTAAATAATTTTAAGGAAAAAATGGAAATATCAAATCAAATTTTATCAGATATTACAGTGTATATGAAATATGCAAAGTATATACCAGAACTAGAACGACGAGAAACCTGGGAAGAACTAGTTACAAGAAATAAATCAATGCATCTTAAAAAATATCCAAAATTGGCTAAAGAAATTAATGATGCGTATGAAATGGTATATGATAAAAAGGTATTACCATCGATGAGGTCAATGCAATTTGCAGGTAAGCCTATTGAAATATCTCCAAATAGAGTTTACAATTGTGCATATGTTCCTATCGATGATTGGAGAGCATTTTCTGAAGCAATGTTTCTGTTATTAGGAGGTACAGGCGTAGGATATTCGGTTCAAAAACACCATGTAGATGAATTACCTGAAATTAGAAAACCTAATTATAAAAGAACTCGAAGATTTCTAATCGCAGATTCAATTGAAGGTTGGGCTGATGCAGTAAAGGCATTAATGAAAAATTATTTTACAGGCGGTTCTCATTTAAAATTTGATTATTCTGATATACGACCTAAAGGTGCGAGATTGGTAACTTCGGGTGGTAAAGCTCCAGGACCTCAACCTCTTAAAGAATGTTTAGTTAAGATAGAAGGATTATTGAAAGAAAAAGCAGATGGTGATAAATTATCAACATTGGAAACACATGATGTGGTATGTCATATAGCAGATGCTGTATTAGCCGGCGGAATTCGTAGAGCGGCTCTGATTAGCTTGTTTAGTGCTCATGACGAAGAAATGATTGCATGTAAGTCAGGTAATTGGTGGGAATTGAATCCTCAAAGAGGTAGAGCTAATAATTCCGCAGTTTTAATGCGTCATAAAATTACCAAAGAGTTCTTTACAGATTTATGGAAACGTGTTGAATTATCTGGTGCAGGTGAACCTGGAATATATCTATCAAATGACAAAGATTGGGGAACTAACCCATGTTGTGAAATTGCATTAAGACCATATCAATTTTGTAACTTATGTGAAGTAAATGTATCCAATATTGAATCGCAAGAAGATTTTGAAGCTCGAGTAAAAGTAGCGTCGTTTATTGGAACACTCCAAGCCGGATATACAGATTTTCATTATTTAAGACCAGTATGGCAAAGAACAACCGAAAAAGATGCATTGATTGGCGTATCAATGACTGGTATAGGTTCTGGTACAGTATTAGGATATGATATGAAATCCGCCGCTAAAATTGTAAAAACAGAAAATGCAAGAGTGGCTGAGTTAATTGGAATAAACAAATCGGCTAGAACAACTACCGTTAAACCGGCTGGAACAACTTCGTTAACATTAGGAACATCATCAGGTATTCATGCATGGCATAACGATTATTATATCAGAAGAATACGAGTTGGTAAAAATGAATCTATTTATAAACATTTAATGGAACATCACCCAGAATTGGTAGAGGATGAATACTTTAGACCTCATGATACCGCAGTTATTTCTGTACCACAAAAATCTCCAGATGGTGCTATTATGAGAACTGAATCCCCGTTCCAATTACTAGAAAGAGTTAAAAAGGTAGCACAGGAATGGATCAAACCTGGCCATAGATCTGGTAATAATACTCATAATGTATCAGCTACAATATCGTTACGAGATCATGAATGGGATGCAGCCGGAGAATGGATGTGGGACAATAAAGAATCATATAATGGATTATCAGTATTACCATATAATGGAGGAACATATACTCAGGCACCATTTGAAGATATCACCAAAGAAGAATATGAGCGTCTCATGGGATCATTAACATCTATAGATTTAACAGAAATAATTGAAACAGAAGATGAAACTGATTTGAAAGGTGAATTGGCATGTGCTGGAGGGAGTTGTGAAATCACATGATTGGATTCGAGACTTGTATTATAGAGAATTTATCTGGAAAAAGCTATAAAAAGATTTGGTAGAGTCAAATATATTTCTTATATTTATATAAATTATAAAAGTAAGAGATATGTCAAAAGAAAATCAAGTACTAGAATTAATTAACGGTTATGCAAATGGTTTAATTACAGATACCGAATGTAATTATCAAATTGATTTAACATTAAATGAATTATCAATTATTGATGGAATGGTATATGACCATGCTGCCGGCGAGTTAGTTGCAAAAGAAGAATATTTAAAAAACAATTAGTTACATGGAAAATTTTAAATTTAAAGACGTTGAAATGACGTTTGATTTTCGTAAATTGGCTCACTACGATCAAGAGTATTTACGAACAATGGCATTTGAAACAGTTAATGATCGATCGGTAAAGTTTAGCGGTATTACATTTGCAGATTATTATCCATATGCAGATAACTTTACTATGTTTACAAGTGAAGCGGAATTATTAAATTATATGGCTGATTTTGCAGGTCATATTGCTAAAACAGCATCTCATCTATTACATGGTAAAAAGTATTGGATGGCATGGACATATTCAAAGGAATAGTATGGGAAAGTATCAATCAACTAAAGTATTCGATAATTATTCGGTAGCATTGCGACAACATAAAGCTGCTCATTCACATTGCGAATTATTACATGGATATGCTTTAAAATTTAAAGTATGGTTTGAATCACATGAGCCGCTAGAAGAAAACCAATTAGATGAAATGAATTGGATTATGGATTATGGTGGATTCAAATCAACAGATGCAGAGCCAACTCCTGGTAATGGATTAAAAGATTGGATGAACTATATGTGGGATCATACATGTTTAATAGAGAAAGATGATCCTCAACTAGAATCGTTTCAAATGATGGAAGAATTAGGTACATTATCTTTACGAGTTATGGATAAAATGGGAGCTGAATCTTGTGCTAAATTAGTTTACGATAAATTTAACGAACGAATGGCATTAACAGGTGGTGGTAGAGTAAAGGTAGTAAAAGTAGAATGTTGGGAAGCTGATAGAAATTCATCAATATACATGGAATAAGTTATGAATAAACGAATAAAAAATTATGATAAGGTACTCCCTATCAACGAATTATATAGATGTGTACAATCAGAAGGTAGTAGATTTGGTAGACCAACGATAGCAATCAGAACTACAGGTTGTACTCATAGATGTTATTTTGGAGAAGGAGGTTGGTGTGATTCCTGGTATTCTTCAATACATCCAGAAAAAGGTAAATATTCTTTTAATGATATAATTAAAATATATGATGAGAATCCACATATAAAAGAAATGATGCTAACCGGCGGATCTCCTACAATGCAGCCTGCATTGGTAAATGAATTAACACATTTTGCACATGAAAGAGGTATTATTATTACTATTGAAACTGAAGGATCACATTTTGTTGAAACCGATTATCCTATTGATCTTATTAGCCTTAGTCCTAAGTTTAGTAATTCCGTTCCTGTTATTGGGGCTGTTACTCCTGGTGGTACGGTTGTTGACCAACGATTTATCGATATTCACAATAAACGACGAATGAATACGGATGCCATTAACCAAATGATTAGTTTTCATTCAGATTACCATTATAAACCAGTATGGGATGGTACTCAAGAAAATTTACATGAAATAGAATCATATAGAGTTGAATTAGGAATACCTAAAAATAAAACATATATTATGCCGGCGGGTGATACGCGAGAACAATTAATTAAAATGTATCCAATGGTGTTTGAATTATGTGCCGAACATGGTTATAACATGACAGGTAGAGATCATATCATTGCATTTGATACAGAACGAGCAGTTTAAAGGAAAGTTATATGAAAATGAAACCAATGGGAGATTTTGTACTCCTAAAAACTCATGAAGGTCAAGAAACGACCAAAGGTGGTATTATTTTAACTAGTAATACTACAAATCATGTTCAAGCAGATGTAGTTGCTGCCGGACCTGGATTATTTACGCAGACGGGTGATCGTATTCCAGTAACGGTAAAAGTAGGTGATACGGTTATGGTAACTAATCAATCTGCTAAACAGCATAATCAGATTAAATTAGAAGAAGATACATATGTACTTCTCAGAGAATCAGAAATAGTAATGGTATCAACAGAAAAGGTTTAGAATGAAAAACTCGATAAATATAGAACTAGTAAAGGCCGGATATGCAAATGGAGCAGCTGAAGGACGTCCTTTAACAGAGAGTGAAAAACAAGCAATGATTGCCGATGCTGAATTAGCATTTGGACAATTTTTAGATGCATTGAAAGTGAATTGGAGAGAAGATCCTAATTCAGATAAAACTCCTTATAGAGTTGCAAAAGCATATGTAAATGATTTATGGGCAGGAAGATATGAAGCTCCTCCTGCAATAACAACATTTCCAAGTGATGGATATGATGGTATGGTATTTGAAGGTGGCATTCCATTAACTTCGATGTGTTCTCATCATCATCAAACTATTATGGGTATAGTACATGTTGCATATATTCCTGGTAAAGATAGTCATGTGATTGGTTTATCTAAATTAAATAGATTGGTAGAACATTTTGGTAGAAGAGGTGCTATACAAGAACAATTGACAGTTGCAATTCATCATGCAGTGAATACTATTATCGAAGATAATGCAGGTGTAGCAGTAATGATTGATGCATCTCATAATTGTGTACAATGTAGAGGTGTTAAACATGGCGGTGCAAGTATGAAGACTAGTAAGTTAACTGGTGCATTTAAAAATGATCCTTCTACAAGAGCAGAGTATTATGAATTTATAAAAGGATATTAATGGAAATTCTAATACCAGAATATAAAATAGAACGTCGTGTTCGTGCTTTAGCACATGCAATATCGGAAGAACATAAAGCTTCTGGAAATTCATATCCACCTGTAATGATATGTGTACTAAATGGCGGTTATGCATTTTTTGCAGACCTAATGAAAGATATGGGTATTGATGTGCAAATGGATTTTATTCGAGCTAAATCATATGAAGGTCAAGATAATTCTGGAGGAGTTAATATCACTAAAGATTTAGAAATTCATTGTAAAGGTAAACGTGTTTATATTATCGATGACATTGTAGATACCGGCGCAACTATGGCAGAAATATTAAGACGTGTCGATGATATGACACCTGATGAGGTAAAGGTAGTTACATTACTCAAACGTAAAGAAGATAGCCCACCAGTAGATCATTTTTGTTTTGAAATTGATAAAGAATGGGTAGTAGGGTACGGATTAGATGATAATTCGTTGAAAAGAAATTATAGAAATATATATAAGATTAATTAATGTATCAAGCAGTAGCATATCATAAACGTACTAATAAGGTACATATTTGGGATGATAAGAAAGGTCATTTCACTATTAATTATAAACCATATGCATATCGTAAAGCTACATATGGAAATATGGTTGCGTTAGATGGGCAAACTGTGCAACGCGTTGATAATCCGGATCGCGAAGAAACTGGATTATATGAGGCTGATATCAATCCGGAAATGCGCACTTTAATTGATACGTATACAGATTCAGATGAATCATCAGTAGGTCATAGAACATTGTTCATTGATATTGAGGTAGATATTGCAAATGGATTTCCAACTCCAGAAGAGGCTCAGAATGAAGTAACTTCAATTGCAATATATGATGAAGCTGGTGACCAAAGGTATGTATGGATATTGGATAAAGATCAGGTAGTTGAAAATGTATCTAAGCCTGGGTATGAAGTAGTATCATGTAGCAATGAACATACTTTATTACAAAAATTCTTATACAAATATTATGAAATACAACCTACTATTATAACTGGATGGAACATTGATTTCTTTGATATTCCTTATCTTTATAATCGTATGGTTCAGATATTAGGTGAAGAACAAGCAAGATCATTATCTCCTATCAAAGACGTTATTTGGCTAAAGCATAGAAATAGATACCGTATATCTGGAGTATCATGTTTAGATTATATGGCATTGTATAAGAACTTTACATATTCTCAAGAATCTAGTTATTCATTAGAAGCTATATCTCAAAAAGAATTAGGTAAAGGTAAAATGAAGTATGAAGGTACTTTAGATGATCTTATGCGTAATGATATTCAAGGTTACATTGATTATAACATGAATGATGTGGATTTGGTTTGGGAAATTGATCAAAAAATGAAGCTGATTGATTTGGCTCGTGGTATATGTCATAAAGGGCATGTTCCTTACGAAGACTTCTTATTTCCAACTAGATACTTAGATGGTGCGGCATTGACATATATGAAACGTATGAATATTGTATCACCTAGCCGTCCTCCTAGATCTAATGAAGAATTAAATTTATTAGGGGCATATGTTAAACCACCAAATGCAGGTCGTTATAAATGGGTATATGACCTTGATTTAACATCACTATATCCTAGTATCATCATGACACTTAACATATCACCAGAAACCAAAGTAACTAAGTTAGAAAAATTTGATCCTAAAGGTTACGTTAAGAATACTGGTACTCATTATTCGGATGGCTGGAATGGTTGGGAAACATCTCAAGATCTAAGAAATTATTTGGAATCAAATAAATATTCTGTAGCAGCTAATGGAGTTGTATATGATACGCAGATAAAAGGATTTTTACCATCTATACTAGATAAATGGTTCAATGAACGTGTTGAATATAAAAATCTTCGTAAGAAGTATGAAAAGGAAGGAGATGATGCTAAGGCAGAATATTTTGATAGAATGCAGTTGGTAACTAAAATTCTTTTGAATTCATTCTATGGAGTATTAGGTAACCCTAGTTTCCGATTCTTCGATCCAGATAATGCAATTGCAATTACAAGTACTGGGCAGCAATTAATTAAGTTCACAGCTGATATAGGCAACCAGTTTTATTTTAAAGAGTTAGGCAAAAAGAAAGATTATAATATATACATTGATACAGATTCTGTATTCTTTTCATCATTACCATTAATAGAAAAACGGTATCCGGGTTATGATATTACTGATGAAAAATGGATGTCTGATAAAACTATTGAAATTGCAGATGAGGTTCAAAGCTTTATGAATAAATCATATGATATATATGGTAAGAAATTTCATAATGTTGATAAACATCGTTTTGATATCAAGAAAGAGAATGTTGCAAAGGCAGGTCTATGGATAGCCAAAAAACGATACGCTCAATGGATAATTAATGTTGAAGGCCATACAGTATCAAAACTAGATGTCAAAGGCTTAGATGTGGTGCGATCATCATTTCCGCCTTCATTTAGAAAGTTTATGGCTGAGGTATTAGAAGATATGTTGAATGATATTGATAAGCCTGCATTAGATCAAAAAATATTAGACTTTAAAGAACATATGAAGACGTTGGAATTGATAGATGTTATGTTTCCTATAGGAGTTAAAAATATTAAAAAGTATATACGTAAGGGCGATAAACCATTTGCAGTACGTATGAAAGGAACTCCGGTCCATGTGAAGTCTGCATTAAATTATAATGATATGTTGAAACATCATAAAGTTAAAACTATACGTGGTATTATAAATGGAGAAAAAATTAAGTGGACATATCTTAAAAACAATCCTATGGGATTAGATACAATGGCATTAAAAGGTTATGATGATCCTAAACCATTGGCAGATTTTGTACAAGGTCATATAGATTATGACAAAGTATTTAAATCGGCGTTTGCAAATAAGTTAAATGATTTTTATAGTGCTATGAATTGGGGATTGATTCCAGAAAATAATAATTTAGGAAAGTTTTTCTCATTTTAATTTGGTTATCTAAAAAAGATTTCTTATATTAAATAAAAATAAAAAAGATATGTACGGAAAAAGTTACTGGTATGGTAAAGAGGTAGAAGGCAGATTGTCTGATATCGAAACGGTTTTTGTTAGAGGTCAATTACCTAAAAATTATAAAGAATATCCTCATGTATATTTTACAATTGAATATATTGAAATGTGTTGTACCCATGGTAATTGGGATGATATTCATAATATTTTAGAGACGCGGCAATATGTAACTGTTGAAGCCAATTCAAAAACTATGGCTAAGATTCCAATGTCTATCTTTAATAGAGCACATGTTATATATAGAATACAAGATGAATTTGTTGCCAAATTAAAGAATACAGATACATTATCAATTGATGCTGGATGGTATAGAGTGCATCAGATTACAAAATGCAATATGATGGAAATTAATCCAGATGATTATAAATTTGATAGAACAGAAGAGTAATATGAAAAGAAATTTATTTTATTTTGGCCTTGAACCTTTAAAGGCTAGATATACATATCAGTTATGTAAAGAATGGATGCCAAAAACATTTGCAGAATATCCTGATCTTAACTTTGTAGATATTGAAGGAGACTTTGACCCAGATTGTGAAATCAAAGTTGGCGCGGTATTAGATGCAATTGGTAGAGGTAAATACAGTTTATCTCAATGCCAAAACTTCTTAAATCTACTGTATAACGATAAAGTACAAGACGGTGATATAATATTCTTGCAAGACTATTGGACACCAGGAGTCGAAGCCATATGGTATGCATTAGACCTGTATGGCTATAAAGATATAAAAGTATATACAATGTGTCATGCACAATCAGTTGATGAATATGATTTCACTTATCCAATGCGTGATTGGATGCGACCTTATGAATTAGGATTAGATAAACGATTAACTGGTATATTTGTTGGAAGTACGGTTCATAAAGAACAACTTCGTGAAGCAGGATTTGAAGCTCCTATACATGTTGTATCATTGCCAATACATTTAAAACAAGCATGTGGCGTACTAAAGGATTGGTATACAGCTAATGGCGATGAAGTAGAAAAGAAAAATGTAATTGTATATTCATCTCGATTAGATAAAGAAAAGAATCCTTTCTTCATGATGCGTGTAGCTGAAGAATTTCTAAATGAAAATCCAGATTATGAATGGCATGTTACTACATCTGGTAAATCATTTAGAAGTATGTTACCCGGTGTTATGGATGCGTTAAATGAAATGGCAAAAGAACAGCCTAGATTCAAATTGTTATCTGGATTAACTAAAGAAGAATATTATATAGAATTGTCAACTTGTAGAGTGCAGTTTAATTCATCACTACAAGATTATGTATCATGGACAGTAATTGAATCGACTATGTTTGGTGCTGATATAGTGTTCCCAGATTTTAGAAGTTTCCCAGAATTTATCGATCAAGATAGATTGTATAAACCATTTGATTTACAATCAGCAGTAGATACATTGGAAACGGCAATTGCTAATCCTAGAAGACATTTTGATATCAGTGAAACATCTGACCTAGGTAGAAAAATGGAAGGATATATTATAGCGCGTGACTATGATAAAGAGATCAATGTATGGCATGAAAAAGAATATTGCGAAGAATTATTATATCAAGACGTTGATAATAAAATAAAAGAACGAACACCTCAATTGGAATTATTTTAATGAAAGATTTAATTTATTACCCATCATTATCTGCAGGAGGATGTGCAGGAGACTTCAAGAAGAACAAAGAAGTTAAGCCTGGACTTACATGTAGATTTTATGATAAAGAGTTTCCAGAACCATGGAGACACCCATATTTCCTAATTACGGCAGGACATCATTACAAATGGATGGATGCTAGAGATAGATATGGATTAGAAGATGATGTATTAGTATTAGGAGATTCTGGAGGATTCCAGTTAGCTACCGGTGCCATTAAATGGGATCCATCATTCAAGAAAACTATATTTGATTGGTTAGAAGCCAATTGTGATTTAGGAGTAAATTTAGATATTCCACCACGTGCAAAGTATGATGGAAAGTTTTACGAATGTATGGATATTAGCTATGATAATTTCAAATACTTTGCAGATAACCAAACTGGTAAATGTAAGTTCTTAAATGTTATTCAAGGTAATAATGTTGAAGAATATGAAGCATGGTATCAGAAAATGAAAGACTTTGAATTTAATGGATGGTGTATTGGTGGTGCTCAAAAGCGTGTTACAATGTTTATGTCTGCATTAGTTCCTATGATTAAAAATAGAGAATTTGAAAAAGCTCGTAACCAATTTATTCATGTATTAGGTATATCTAAGATATCCGATTTCTTTATGTTAAGTTTCTTCCAGAAAATGGTAAACAAATATCATGGAGGTCGTATACAGATATCAACAGATTCATCATCACCAGGTTTATATCCTGTATATGGAACTTATCTTCATTCTCCTCAATTAAGTAAAATGACCTTTACGGATTTATATTTTCCTAAAGGAGAAAATCTACCTTATAACGCAGATGATTTAGTTCCTAACCCATTAGGACATCCAGTATCAGAAGGATTTACTTTTGGAGATGTGTCTAATTATAAAGGTGATGTTACAATGAAGATGACGTTGAACAATTTATTTGTATTTAATGATACTGTTAAACAAGTAGAAGAAATTGTGAAATGTCATAACGAATTGTTACAAACAGTGGTCCCTAGAGATTTCTATTCAATATTAATGAGTATGGAAGAAATGTTTAAAGATCCAGATAAAGCTATTCATATCTATAATAAAAATAGACAATTATATGATAGGTTTGGTGGTAGTACAAGAGATTTAGTAAATAATGAAGTATTTAATCAATTCTTCGAATAAAAGAGAACAAATGGAAAAGAGAAAACTAACTAATTTTATTGAAAAATATCATTTAGCAGGGAATGCTAATTCGGTAGGTTTAGATGTTAAAGATGATGTATTGTCATGTGAATTTATTACAGATGATCAAAACGTTGTAGGTAGAGTTACAATGCAAGATTTTGATATTGAAGACGTTAGATTGGGTGTATATAATACATCTCAATTAACAAAACTGTTAACGGCTTTAGATGATAAAATTGATATCAAAGTTAATAGAGCAGACGATGCCGCATTTTCAATTAACATATCAGATATATCAACAAAGGTAACGTTTATGTTAGCAGACATGTCTGTGATTAGACAAGTTCCTCAAATGAAAGGTCTTCCTGATTTTGGTGTTAAAATTAAATTAACTAAAGATTTTGCAGATAAATTTATCAAATCAAAAAATGCATTGCCAGAAACCGAAAACTTTGCAGTTGAAAGTGGAGAGGCAGGAACTAAAATGATTTTAAATTATTCTACTTTGAATACCAATAGAATTACATGGGCAGTAACACCTGATAAATCTGAAGAGTTAAGTGCAACATGTTTTTCTGCTAATTTGTTTAAAGAAATTTTATCTGCAAATAAAGATGCAGAAGAAGGTTATATCGAAGTATCTCAAGCAGGTTTAGCCAGAGTAACCTTTAAAGGAAGTGCATATTCATCTACATATTATTTAGTACAATTACAAGCTGCATAACATGAAAGTAAAATTTAAAAAATTAGTTGATACAGCAATTACTCCTAGTTATGCTAAACCAGGAGACGCTGGAATGGATATAACTGCAATTGCTCATAAAATAAATACAGAGCATAATTTTATAGAATACCATACCGGTCTAGCATTTGAAGTTCCGGAAGGTCATGTAGGATTATTATTTCCAAGATCATCCGTATCAAAAAAAGATGTGAGTTTAGCAAATTGTGTAGGAGTTGTTGATTCTGGATATAGAGGAGAAATAACTTTCAGGTATAAATTTGATAGCGATAGTTATTTCGCGAATGTTAAACGATATCAAGATGGTGATAGAGTCGGTCAATTAGTTATAATGCCATATCCAAATATAGAATTAGAAGAAGCTGATAATTTAGCTGATAGTTCTAGAGGAGAAGGTGGTTATGGTTCAACAGGTAATTAAATAAGTATGTTTGGAAATCAAGAAAATACATTATGGGTTGAAAAGTTTCGACCTGGTACGTTAGAAGGATATGTGGGTAATGAACATATCATAGATAAAGTTAAGTTATATTTGGAAAATGGTGATGTACCACATCTATTATTTTATGGTCAGGCAGGAACTGGTAAGACCACTCTTGCAAAGATTATAGCAAATGGGTTAGATGCTGATATCATGTATATTAATGCATCAGATGAAAACAATGTGGAAACAGTACGTACTAAGATAAAGAATTATGCTAGTACTATTGGATTTAAAAAATGGAAGATTGTTATATTAGATGAAGCAGATTACATGACTCCTAATGGTCAGGCTGCATTACGTAATTTAATGGAAACATTTTCTAAGACTACAAGATTCATTTTAACATGTAATTACGTTGAAAAGATTATAGACCCTATACAATCACGTTGTCAGGTCTTTGGTATAACGCCGCCTAATAAAAAAGAAGTCGCTAAACGTATAGTTGAAATCCTTAACGAATTACAAGTTAAATATGATAACAAAGACCTTGTTACTATTATAAACGCCGGCTATCCGGATATAAGACGGGTATTAAATAGCTGTCAGAGACAAGTAATAGATAATGAATTAAAGATAGATGCAACTAGTGTTATACAAGCAAATTATATGACCAAGTTGTTAGATATTTTAAAATCTGGAAGTGATAAGAAGACTGCATTTAAAGACATTAGAAAATTAATTGCAGATAGTAAAGTCAAAGATTTTACAGCTTTACATAAATATTTGTTTGATGAAATAGACAATTATGCAACTGGGCATATTGCAAGTATTATTTTAATATTAGCAGAATCCCAATACCAGGATTCATTTGCAGTTGATAAGGAATTACATGTCATGTCTACAATTGTAAAAATGTTAAATGAGTTAAAATAATGAAAGACCGGATATTCATACTAATTAAATATCATCGAAATCCTGATGGTAATTCAAATAAAGCTCTCCCTGTTTTAATGATGGATAATGAAGACCATCCATTAGAATTTGATAGATTAGAATCGGCAGAGGAAATGGTAAACATACTTAATATGAATAGCAATCAAGGATTTCATTACGAGATAAAAGAATTAGGAATCCGATACACAAAAATATCTACAAACAATAAAGAAGAATAATTTGGTACAATGAAATATTTTTCTTATATTTAAATAAATAAAAAAACAAGAATATATTATGGCAAAAAAATTACTTTTTGGTGAAGAAGCACGTAACGGATTAATGTCCGGTGTTGAACAATTAGCAAATGCAGTTAAATCAACGTTAGGTCCTAAAGGCCGAACAGTTGTATTAGAAAAATCATTCGGTGGACCAATGATTACAAAGGATGGAGTATCTGTCGCTAAAGAAATTGAGTTAGAAGATCCTATTGAAAACTCCGGAGCCCAAATGGTAAAGGAAGCAGCCCAGAAAACAAATGATTTAGCAGGAGATGGGACTACAACGGCTACCGTTTTAGCTCATGCAATATTGAAAGAAGGATTTAAAAAGATTGCTAATGGCGCTAATCCAATTGAATTGAAACGTGGTATTGATATCGCAGTAAAAGATGTTGTAGAATATTTAGAAACAGAAGCTAGACCAGTAACTAGTAATGATGAAATTGCTCAGGTAGGTACGATATCAGCTAACAACGATTCTTCGGTAGGTGCAATTATAGCAGAGGCTATGAACAAAGTTGGCCAAGATGGTGTTATAACAGTACAAGAAGGAAAGACCTCAGAAACTATATTAGAAGTCGTTGAAGGAATGCAATTCGACAGAGGTTATGTATCTCCATATTTTGTTACTGATAATACAAAAATGGAATCAATTCTTACTGATATGCATATTCTGATTGTTGATAAGAAAATATCTAACATGAAAGAGCTAGTACCAATATTAGAACAATCAGTACAGTCTGGAAAAGAGATGTTAATTATTGCAGAAGAAATTGAAGGAGAAGCTTTATCTACATTAGTGGTAAATAAAATGCGAGGAAGTTTAAAAATATGTGCAGTTAAAGCTCCTGGATTTGGTGACCGTCGAAAAGATATGTTACAAGATCTTGCAGTCATAACTGGAGGAACTGTTATTTCAGAAACACATGGTCATAAGTTAGAAGAAGTTACTTTAGATATGTTAGGTTCAGCTGAAAAGGTAATTGTAACTAAAGATACTACTACAGTAGTAAATGGGTGGGGAGATGCAGAATCAGTGCAAGAACGTGTAGAATCAATTAAATTGCAAATTGAAAGTTGTGAATCTGATTATGAAACAGAAAAGATGCAGGAACGTTTAGCTAAAATATCTGGCGGTGTTGCTGTTATTAAAATAGGCGCCGGCTCTGAGGTAGAAATGAAAGAAAAGAAAGACCGAGTTGATGATGCATTAAATGCTACTAAAGCAGCTGTTGAAGAAGGAATTATTGCCGGTGGTGGTACTGTATTAAGAGGGTATTCTCCAAATCCAGAATATGGATATGAAAATGATGATCAATTGTTAGGTCGTGATATTATTATTAAAGCATGCCAAGCTCCATTTAATGCGATATTAGAAAATGCTGGACTTAATGCAGATGTAGTATGGAACCAAATTGTGGCTCCTAATCATCTTGGGACTGCTGCAGGATATGATGTTAGAACAGAGACGGTATTAGAAGATATGGTAGATGCAGGAATTGTAGATCCAGTTAAAGTAACTAGAATTGCTTTGGAAAAGGCTGCTTCGGTAGCTGGTACAATGATAACTACAGAATGTGTCATGACGGATATCAAAGAAGATAATCCAATGCCAGTTCAACCACAAATGCCAATGATGTAAATGAAGAAACCAGCTACTATATTTGATCATTTAGCTAATATAACTAATAAGAAAACTCCATGGAGTACGTTGTCTGAATTAGATCGTAAATCGTTTTCTCCATATTTAATTAATAGGTGGCTATCCATGCATCCAGACTTAATAGAAATTGTAGATATGTTTCAGCAATATACAATAGGTCCATTAAGTAAGAAACATGTATATCAATTATATCATGACATACTACCTAAACAACGTATGTTTGCTAAATACATAAAAGGAAAAAAAGTGGACAAATATAATCCTGAGTTAGTTAAATTTTTAGCAAATTGCCTGCAATGTGGTAAAACAGATGCTGAAGAATTTATCGGTATATTATTGCCTACTGTATCCGGTCGTGATAACTTAATTAAGTTACTTAAAACATATGGTCATACTGATAAAGAAATAAAAAAGTTATTGAAATGAAAACAATTAAAGATAGACCTCGTGTAGATTTTAAAGAATCGATTGAAATTGAAACACCCGATGCAGTTAAGTATTGTGAACTCCAATATCCAAAGACGTGTACAGAATTTAAACGTATACAGAATGAGCAATATGTATTATTTTGCAAAAAACAAAAAAATTATGGACCTGGTAATATATCTGTAGGTACAAATTTAGAAACTAATGATGATGTTAAATTATCATTGACAGGGTTATGGTTTAGAGTTAATGATAAAGTTCAACGACTGAAACAGTTAATTGTGCTAGGACATCGCGACGAAGTAGGAGAAGCCGAGACAGATACATTTCAAGATTTATCTATATACGGAGTGATAGCACAAATAGTTTCCAAAAAGATTTGGGGTAAATAATTTGGTACTTTGAAAAATATTTCTTATATTTAGTATATGAATAAATTTTTAAAATACGGAGCGAGAGAGCCGATACCTGGAGAGCGTAGAATATCATATTCACAATACGCTATGTATGAAACATGTCCTAAGCATTGGGAATTGGCATATGCCAAAGGTTTACGTACATTTAGTCAAAGTATACATACCATATTTGGTACAGCTATGCATGAAACATTACAACATTATTTAACTGTAATGTATGAAAAGTCGGTAAAAGAAGCAGATGCATTAGATCTTAACGGTATGTTGAAACAACAAATGGTGGATCTTTATAAAGAAGCTGTTTCAAAGATGGATGATCATTTTTCTGATAAATTTGAAATGAACGAATTTTATGACGACGGCGTCGCAATTATTGATTGGTTCAAGAAAAAACGTGGAGCATATTTTAGTCGTAAGAATGAAGAATTGATAGGCATTGAAGTTAAAATTTATCATCCAGTTGATGAAGATAATGATAACATAATGATGTTAGGTTATCTAGATATTGTTATTCGCGATAAACGAGATGGTAAAATAACTATCATCGATCTTAAAACTAGTACAATGGGATGGAATAAATATCAGAAAGCTGATAAGACAAAGACATCTCAATTAGTATTGTATAAAAAATATTTTGCTGAACAATATGGATATGATGTAGAAAATATTGATATCAAGTATATGATTCTTAAACGTAAATTGATTGACGGTGCAATGTTTCCTCAAAAACGTATAACAGAATTTATGCCAGCAAGTGGTAAACCAACTAGAAATAAATTAGCTCGTTCTATAAAAGGTTTTGTAGAATCTAGTTTTGATAGTGAAGGCAATTATAATTTAAATAAAGAGTATCCTGCAATGGCAGGTAAAAATAAGAAGAATTGCAAATATTGCGAATTCAAAGATCGTGAAGATCTATGTCCAATGTCAAATAGAATAAAAGGTTAAAAATGACACAACAAATTGTTCAAGCGTTAAACGCAAAGTACATGGCTAGTAAATTAGAAGCAGCTGCCAATTTACAAAATTATTTAACAAACCCAGCTGGTATTGGTGAACATCCAGATATTGTAGCGGAATGTGATAAGTTGTTAAAACAAATATCCGATGCAGATGGTTATTTAACAACGTTGCAAAATATGATGCAACCAGCAACTCCAGCAACGTCAGAAGTAGAAGTACCGCAGCCTACCCCTAAAAAATAATGAAAGTTGCGTTAATTGGAAGTAGAGATTATGCAAATATACGTCGTATAAAGGATACTTTATTTCAATTAAAACAAAAGTTTGGCTCAGATTTAATAATAATATCTGGTGGTGCTAAATACGGAGCAGATAAATTTGCAAGAAAGTATGCATTAGAATTTGGAATTCGATATAAAGAATTTAATCCAGCACATACTACTAAAAATTTATACTCTGCTATGTCAGATGATTATTACGGTAAACCATATCATGTATCACAATTTCATCATCGCAACATGTTGATTGCGCGAGATTGTGATGTCATGATAGCATTTATTAGTGAACAAGAATCATCTAATGGATCGATGAGTGCAATTAAAAAAGCTAAAAAATTAAATAAACCAGTAACAATTATTGTATGATAGAAATTTTAGGTTGGATAAGTACAGCGTTAGTGTTAATAGGATTTGGTCTTAATGCCAAAGGTAAATTTCATTATGCTATGATAACATGGATAGTTGGTGATATTGGTTGGATTACATATGACTTCTACATTACTAATTTTAGCCATTTAGTATTAAGTTTAGTGATAATTGCAATAAACGTATATGGGATAATTAACTTAAAAAAGCAATAATAAAAAGGTGGTTAAGAACGCTTTTTGTATATTTATAATAAAGTTATTCGGAGAATTTAATGGAACCAATAAAGTTACCTAAGCTTAGGAAGATAGATCCTAACAAACAAAAAAAGAAAAAAATATTATTATTATCAGATGATTTACGAATGCATTCCGGAATTGGTACAATGTCTCGTGAATTTGTAATGGGCACATTAGACCAATATGATTGGTGTCAACTTGGCGCGGCAATTAAACATCCAGAATCTGGTAAAGTTTTAGATTTATCTAATGACGTTCGTAAAGAAATTGGCGTTGATGATGCGTACTTAAAAATATATCCATGTGATGGTTATGGTAATGCAAATATATTGCAACAGATAATGAACATAGAGAAGCCTGATGCTATTCTACATTTTACCGATCCTAGGTTTTGGGGCTGGTTATATCAAATAGAACATCAAATTCGGCAACATGTTCCAATCATGTATTACAATATTTGGGATGATCTTCCATATCCACATTGGAATGAACCTTTTTATGAATCATGTGATCTGTTAATGAACATTTCCAGACAAACAAATAATATTGTAAAAAATGTATTACAAAAATTCCCAAAACCAGACTGGGCTGTACAATGGGTACCACATGGAGTAAATGTTAACAAATTTTTTCCAATTACATCATTACATAAAGAATATAATGAATTTGAAAAATTTTCAAATGAATTTAAAAAGACTAATGATGTTGATTTTATATTTTTCTGGAACAATAGAAATATTAGAAGAAAACAGCCAGGTGATTTAATTATCGCTTATAAAGAATTTTGTGATAAATTACCAAAAGAAAAGTCTAGTAAATGTGCATTGTTCATGCATACTCAGATAAGAGATGATAATGGTACTGATTTATTTGCAGTTAAGAAAGCATTATGCCCAGACTATAAAATAATCTTTAGCGATAAGGCAGTGGATACTCGTGTCTTAAATTATTATTATAACATGGCCGATGTAACTGTTAATATTGCATCCAATGAAGGTTTTGGGATATCTTGGTGTGAATCATTACATGCCGGCACTCCGATTATTAATAATGTAACCGGTGGATTGCAAGATGGTTGTAGATTTGAAAATGCAACAGGTGATTGGATTGAATTTGATACTCATTTTCCTTCTAATCATGACGGAACATATAAAGTGCATGCTGAGTGGGTAAAGCCAGTATTCCCGACTAATCGGTCATTACAAGGATCGCCTATGACTCCTTATATATTTGATGATAGAGTTGATTTCCGCGATGTTGCAGATGCAATGTATTATTGGTATGATATGGAAAAAGCAGACCGTGAGTCTAATGGTCGAGTAGGTCATGATTGGGTTTGCGGAGATGAATCAAACATGTCAGCGACTGGTATGAGTAAATTAATGGCCAATTGTATTAATACATGTTTAGAAAAATGGACGCCAAGAAAGCGATTTACCATGTACAAAATAGAACAAGAAAAGAAAATAGAAAATCCAGGAGTTGTAGTATAATGAAACCATTTATAGTAGTACAAGGACCAGTTTCAACTCGGTCAGGTTATGGAAACCATACAAGAGATTTAGTAACAGCTTTAATTAAAGCAAATAAATATGATATTCAAATTGTATCATTGCCATGGGGATCATGTCCCACTAATGCATTACTTGTAGAAGATCCTAATCATAAAGCAATAATTGATAGAATTGCAACACAAAATATTAATAGGAAGCCAGATGTATTTATACAAATTTCTGTACCAAATGAATTTCAAGCTCTTGGAAAATATAACATAGGCATAACAGCTGGTATAGAAACAAACAGAGTAGCACATGAATGGATTGAAGGATGTAACCGTATGGATATGAATATTGTAACATCTGAACATTCTAAAGATGGATTTGTAAACACTGTATATGATGCAATTGATGAAAAAACAAAGCAAAAAACTGGTGAATTACGATTAAATAAGCCTATTCAAGTTTTATTTGAAGGATTAGATTTAAACGTATACAAGAAAACAACTAAAATTCATGATACAGTGTTATCCGAATTAAAGGATATTAAAGATGACTTTTGTTTTTTATATACCGGGCATTGGTTAAAAGGTGCTATGGGGCAGGATCGAAAAGATGTTGGAATGATGATCAAAACGTTCTGTGAGTCATTTAAAAATAAAATGCCTAAAAATAGACCAGCATTAATTTTAAAAACATCGCATGCAACATTTTCAATTATTGATCGTGATGAGATAATGAAAAAAGTTCAGCAGATTATGGAGCCATATGGTAATAAAGCTCCAAACATTTATTTACTGCATGGAGACTTAACCGATGAAGAAATGAATTCATTATACAATCATCCAAAGATTAATGCAATGATTTCATTTACTAAAGGTGAAGGATTTGGTCGACCTTTATTAGAATTTGGTATTACTGGTAAGCCAATTATTGCTAGTAATTGGTCAGGTCATTTAGATTTTTTACATAAAGATTATTGTACATTATTACCAGGTGAACAAACTCCAGTACATAATTCTGTTATAGATAATTTTATATTGAAAGATTCGACGTGGTTTACTGTTGATTATGGTTATGCAGTTCGTGTATTACAAGACTGTGTATCTGATTACAAGCAATATTTAACTAAAGCTAGAAAACAATCTCATCATGTAAAAACTAATTTTAATCTAGATTTAATGTCAGAAAAATTTTGCGAGATTGTAGATACCGGATTACAGACAGTACCTCAACAAATGTCTTTAAATTTACCAAAACTTAAAAAGGTAGGGTCACCAAAAATAAATTTACCAAAACTTAAAAAGGTAGAAGCATGAATTTAAATTACGATGAAATATCACCTATCACAGGTAATAAATGTGTATTAATAGAGGCTGATGAAAATACAAATATTGAATCGCGTATATGCATGGAATCTGGATATACAACTAATGATTATCTAAAAATTAATTCTGATCATATTACAAAATTTGAATCAACTATTACCGAGTATATGAGTGAAATGAAACATGTTGATATAGAATTGGGATGTGTATGGTATCCTACTTTTATAAATTTACCCGGTGGTATGATATACTGCGAGCCTAAGGATAATGAACTTGTATGGAAAATAGCATCTGTTATTGACATGAATGAAGAAGAACAATTAAAATATCCAATACCAAATAAACCTGGTGAATATTTTCCTTCAAGGCTAGATGTTGATAATGCTAAGACATATGGCAAGTATAACTTTAAAGCCGCATTAGATGAACTGTATTCGATAGTATTGGAGGTAAATAATGAAGATTAGTTATGCAATTACTGCTTGGAATGAACATAAAGAGTTAGATAAATTATTACAATTTCTGATAAAACATAAACGAGAACAGGATGAAATTGTAGTACAGACAGATAACGGTAAAACTACAGTAGAAGTTTATGATGTATTAGAAAGTCATGAAAGCAAGGTTCAATACGCCGGTTATCATCATTATTCATATGCATTAAATAAAAACTTTGCTCAATATAAAAATAAATTGAATTCAAATTGTAAAGGAGATTGGATATTTCAAATTGATGCAGATGAACTACCAAACGAATACCTCATTGAAGCACTCCCATTTATTTTAGAAGCTAATCCAGATACAGAGGCTTATTGGATACCAAGAGTGAATACAGTAGCAGGCATCACAGATTCTCATATACAAAAATGGGGCTGGCGCGTAGATGAGAACAATTGGGTAAACTTTCCGGACTGGCAAATGCGATTATATAAAAATTCAGAACATATATATTGGATAAAGCCCGTACATGAACAATTGAAAGGATATACTAAATTTGCTAACTTACCAGCCGAGGAAAAATATGCGTTATACCATGCAAAGGATATAGGAAGGCAAGAAGAGCAGAATAAATTTTATGATACAATATAAAAAAGTATAGTTAATGATTAAAGTAAAATTATCAGACCCAAAAAACATTAAATGTTTTGGTGCATTACTAATTGCACAAAACATGTTACCTCAATACAGTATACAATTAACTAATTCTAATGATTATGATTATGAATTAATTGATATGAATCAATGGATGTTTAAAAGGAAACCATTAGAAGAGAGTATAGAGTTAGGGATAAATGCATTAGCTAATAAATCTGGAGATTATTTTCTAGTCCATGGCGGCGGCGCGACTGATATAGTAGGTGCCTATGAAGTTCTTAAAGAATCGAATGCGATATCGTTGCTTAAAAAATCTATGCTATCACAACAAGATTATAAAGAACCGACTGCGGCTGGTAAATGGTTTTTTGGAAATGGATCTAAATTAGATAAAGGTTATGATATATCCGATGAAGAATATGCCCGTATTAATTTATTAGGATATACGGTATGTCATAATTGGCCACAAATGCAACAGTTGCGGCCTATCAAAGAAAAAGATTTAGATATCTGCGCTGTATGGCAAACTTATCATCCAGGTGAAGCATGGGAGTTTGACGCTGTTGAGAGTGGTGCATTATATACTAATCATAGATTAGGTGCATGGAATGAGTTAAATAAAATATCAAATAAATATAAAATAGTAGCTGAAAAGTTACATCCACAGGTAACGACTGACATAATGAGTCGATCTAAAATAGGAATATCACCATATGGTCAATGCGAAGTTTGTTACCGTGATTTAGAAATCATTCAACACGGTTCATTATTAATAAAGCCAGATATGAGTAAAGTAATAACAAAACCAGATTTTTATAAACCATGGGAAACGTATATTCCAGTAAAACCTGATTGGTCAGATTTAAATGAAACAATTGAAAAGGTATTAGGAAATTATAACGATTATTTACATATTTTAGAAAATGCTAGAAAAAAATTAGTAGAGATGTACTCATATGAAAATGTATGCATGTATTGGTATAACATGTTCGCGAACTTAAATGGAGTTGAAAATGAGTCTTAAAATAAAGATTCAAAATCCATTTGTAGGTAGAAATGAACCAACATTTCGCCCGTTATTATTTGTTAAAGACATGTTACGTGATTATAGTATTGATATCACCGAATCCGATGATTATGATTATTTATTTATCGGAATGTCAGATTTTATTGATAAACGAGTTTCATTACAAGATAGCATTGATAAAGGATTAGAAAACTTATCAAAAATTACCGGTGATTACTTTTTATTTGATGGATCCGATTCTCATTCGCTAATGGGCGCATATGAAGTATTTGATCAGAGCAATGCTATATACTTATTTAAAAATCAACTACATAGAAATAAAAATGATTATAAAATACCTAAAGCATTTAATAAATGGTACTTTGGGAATAACTCTGATTTAGATTTATCATATGATATTCCAGTTGATAAATGGGATCGAATTAAACTGACTGGATGGAACATGATGAGTAATGTTCCAAGTCATAGAAATTTATATGAGCCTAGTAAAGAAAAACCAATAGACGTTTGTGCTATTTTTAGAGCAGATGGAGATGTAAGTTATGATCATTTAGTACGTAATGATGAAATGTATATATCACATAGAAAAGATATATTTACAGAGTTAGATAAAATATCAGATAAGTATCGTATAGTTACTGGACAATTACCATTTAATGAATATATACAAACTTTATATAATTCAAAAATATGTATCTCACCTTTTGGTATGGGAGAAATACGTCAGGGTGATGGAGAAGCTATGCAGTTAGGTACTATCATTTGCAAAGAAGATATGTCCCGATTCGATTTTGGTTCAAATGTATGGAAGGAAAATGAGACATATATTCCATTTAATTACGATTGTTCAAATTTAATTGAACAATTAGAGAAAGTATTAGTAAATTATAATAATTTTTCTTATATTAATGATAATATGAGGAGTACATATACATTAGAATATGATTATCATAAATTATGCATGTACTGGTACAATATTTTTAGTAATATGGATTCAATATCAAATGAGTAAAAAAATAAAAATAATAGGAGCTGGATTATTTGGATGTGTTATCGGATATGAATTACAACGAGCCGGCCATAATGTAGTAATAATCGAACAAGACTCGGATATTATGCAACGAGCTTCAAAATGTAATCATAATAGGCTCCATCTGGGATATCACTATCCTAGAAGTAAGGAAACTGCTGAACAAAGTTTAGATGGATTAGTATCATTCCTTACTAACTATAAAGAAGCTATAGTATCTCATTTCCCAAACTATTATATGATAGCTAAGAATGATAGTCATATATCTCGGGATCAATATATTAACTTCTGTAATAATGTTCAAATAGATTATACATATGATATACCAGATAATTCATTAGTTAATAACAATTTAATTGATTTATCTATTAATACGGACGAATGTATATTTGATTATGATATTTTAAAATCATTAGTAAAAGAATTTGTTAAAGATATTGATATAAAATTTAATACTAAATTTGATGGTAATATAGATGATTGTGATTATTTAATAAATACGACATATGCAAGTATAAATAAAGTTAATAAATTGTTAGGAGTACCTGAATTAAAATTAAAATTACAAGATGTAGTTATTCCATATTTTAAAATGAAATCAAAACCATTTGGAGTAACTATCATGGATGGGCCATTTTGTAGTGTAATGCCAAAAGGAAATAATCCAAACGAATTTTTATTATACAGTGTTAAACATTCATTAATGAAAAATGGAAAATTAGATATTGATACAATTTATTCAGAGTCAGAAAAGTATTTACCATTTCTAAAAAATGTAGAACGGTTAGGTTATTGGAGAACAGAAAGAGCGTTGCCAATAAATAATAACGATGAAAGGTTATCAGAAATATTTACATATAAAGAACATCCAAAAGTCATAAATGTATTATCTGGTAAAGTTTCAACATGTCATAAATTAGGACAAGAGATAAAGAGGATGGTATGCGAGTAGGTTTATTAGGTCATGGATATTGGGGTAAGATACTTGAACGTAAATTAAAATCTATATGTAATATAGTATTTATATGTACTAGTAAAGATGAGTATATATCTAAATTAGATTCTATTGATTGGGCATTTGTTGCCACGCCTAATAATACACATTATGATATAGTCAAGCAATGTATCATGCATAGAAAAAATGTATTCTGTGAAAAGCCATTGACTCTTACATATGAACAATCAAAAGAATTATTTGATTTAGCAGATGAATATGGCGTTAAATTATATGTAGATGATGTATTTAATTATAGAACAGAAAAAAAGCATATCAAGAATTTAACTAAACCTATAACCGTTAGATGGAATAAGATAAGTGATAACACGTTATATGATTTGCTATATCACGACTTATATTTACTATGGCCGTATTGGAAATATCCTTACGAAGATATAAAGTTTACATACAACGTATCAGATAATAGAATACATAAAATTAATGACATAGATTTTACTAACACAGAAAATAGTAATGACGCGTTATCTGATATGATAGACCAAGTGTTATATGGTACTCCAGATTATGAATATAATAAAACGATATCATTGATGTGTAATAAAATAATTAACAGGTTACAATCTGAACAAAAAAACAATAAAACAATATGAGCCCAAATAAAATAAAAGATCTACAATCCACAGTAAATGATGTAGGAACATTTGTAACACAAATTATTCATTTTGTAGACGGCACTAAACGTACGTTTACTGGCATACAATCTGATTCAATAAAACAAGGTCAGTTTACTAAATTTAAATTAAGAGATGGCCGGTGGCTATTCATTAATGATGAGAAAGTATTATGTATAGAAGTTTTTTCAGAAGATTAATTTTGATAATTAAAAATAATTTGTTATATTAAGTATAATATGAAACCAATTAATATATATCAACCATCTTTAGGCAATGAAGAATTAAATGCGATAAAAGAAGTATTTGATTCAAATTGGTTAGGCAAAGGCCCTAAAACAGATCAGTTTAAAGAAGACTTTGCCAGAAAATTAATAACTAATTGTTATCATGGCGTTGCATGTACACCTGCATCGCCAGAGAATTTGTTAACAATATCAAGTTGCACAGAAGGATTATTCCAATCAATAGACTTATATGTAAATGAAGGTGATGAAGTAATATTACCATCTGTTAGTTTTATAGGAGCAGCTAATGCAATTGTTGCAAAAAATGCAACGCCGGTATTTTGTGATGTAAACTCTAGGACATTGAATGTAGAGCTTGATCATATCGAAAGTAAAATTACTGATAAAACAAAAGCTGTTATAGTGTTACATTTCGCCGGCGTACCATGTGATATCGAACGTATAACAAACCTTTGTAGTCAACGTAATATCAAATTAATAGAGGATAATGCTAATAGCCCATTTAGTAAAGTTTACGGTAAATCAACTGGTACATTTGGTGATATTGGTTTATGGTCATTTGATTCTATGAAACAATTAGTAATGGGTGATGGCGGTATGATTTATTGTAATGATAAAAAAGATATACAACGATTGACACATGCCACATATTTAGGTTTAAAAACAAATAGTGGATTTTCTAACAGTGTAGATCAGAAATGGTGGGAATATGATATATCAGTGCCAGGAAGAAGATGTATTACAAATGATATACAAGCAGCGATAGGCATTGAACAATTAAAAAAAATTGATTCGCAATTAGACCGTCGTAAATTAATACATGATATATATACAGAAATGTTTAAAGATATAGATTGGTTAGATGTGCCAAATAATTTGCCACGTAGTGTAACCAGTTCATATTATATGTATCATATACAGACAGAACATAGAGATAGATTAGCTAAATATTTACGAAAAAATGGTATATATACTACATTTAGATATTATCCATTGCATTGGGTAAAATATTTTCAGACATCTGGTAATAAACTACCAGGTACAGAATATGCGGCTAATCATACATTATGTATTCCATTACATCAATCATTAAGTGATGAAGATGTATCGTATATTATTAAAACAATTAAGGATTTTAAATGACAAAAGAAGTGAGATATTTAAATATTGGATGTGGTAGTACTATATTTCCATCTCCATGGGAGAATTTAGATGGAAGAGATATGCCTGGAGTAGACCATATTTCCGGAATAGATATATTAAATTTTCCAGATAATACATTTGATATAGTTTATGCATCACACGTAATAGAACATGTGAAGCGTGATGAAATAGAACAAGTATTAAAGGAATGGGTTCGAGTTCTGAAACCAGGAGGTATGTTACGTATAGCAACGCCAGATTTTGAAAAGGCAATTGAGGTGTATCAGAAATGTGGAAAACGTATAGAAAATATATTAGGTCTAGTCATGGGCGGCCAATCATATGAATATGAATGTCATTATTTAATTTATGATAAAAGATCGTTAACTAAATTATTAGAAAAGGTTGGATTGACAGCAGTACATCCATGGACGCCTAGGAGAGTATCACATGGTGATATATGGGATTATTCTCAAGCAGAGACGTGGGAAATCCCTATTTCATTAAATTTAGAAGGTCGTAAAGCAGATATACCAGTGGAAGGTGAAAATGTATTTGCTACATGGAAACAATCTGACCCCATGGGAGATAAAATTTATGAAAATGATTGATAGTATAGATTTTGTAACCGTTACTTATAAACGATTAGATTATGTAAAGCTAATCCATGAGAGCATTAAAAAGTATGTTAAGTATCCTTATACATATTATGTTGTCAATAATGGTAATAACTCAGATGATAGTCCTGACCTAATAAAGTTGCATGACATGTTTAAAGATGAACCACATGTGAAAGTTATAAAAGGAGTTAATCAAGTTAATGACGATGATGGATCTATAGTTCCTGCAAGAACAGATGGTATGCATGGAAAATATTCTCAACAATATTTTATTGATAATTATGGTTGGGATGGCTACTCAAAATATGATAGAAGAGAATTAGGCTTTAATAGTTGGTTACAATCAACAGGTATGACAATTGGAGTTAAACAAGGTAATGGCAAATATATATGTCATGTTGAACATGATTGTGTATTTTTAAATACATGGGTAGATGAATTATTGCCATTGCTTAAAGAAAATGTATTTGTATCATATCGATGGAGACATGATATAGATCAAGCACTTACACCTCAATTTGGATTGATGGAACGGTCTACTATAGAAAATAACTATTTTAAAGAAGAGGGTGATCTATATCCTAATTGTCATTATAAAGATACATATGGTTTGATCTCGTTATGGGCACGCGAAACTAACCAACCATTTTATATTTGTAAAAATAGCACAGAAGACCGATCTTTAAAAGCACAACATGCATTAAATATAAGCCATGGCGATGAAGGATTTATTAATGGTAAGCCATTTATACATCATGGTGGCCGCGGAGCAGTTAGAGCTGATGATTATTATTATAATTGGGTCAAGGTAGTAACAAAATATTTAGGAAGGTAGAATATGAAAAATGTATTATTTTGGGTCGGAGTTAAAAGTTCCAATGCCTTGCTTAATAAAAAACATGGAGGTTTTGAATATTTCCAATATTCGAAAAAATGTTGGGAATATTGGTGCAAGAAAAATGATATTATATTTTACGAATATAATACCCCTCTCAGTGAAAAAAATGGAACTACTTGGACTCGTTGGTTTGATGTATTTCCTTGTCTAGAAACTGCGAATATTAATTTTGATAAAATATGTGTAGTAGATGGTAGTACTATGATTAAATGGGATGCACCTAACTTCTTTAAAGAATGTCCTAATGATAAGGTTACTATATATAGGTCATTAGAAAATTTAAAATGGGTCTATGAGTGTGTACAAGGATATAAAACTGTTTTCGATAATTTTGATTTTGATATAACTAAATATATAGATTGCGGATTCCAAGTATTTGATAAATCACATAAACCTTTCCTAGATATATTAGAAAAATACCATGATGATAATTTTAATACAATAATGGAATGTCAGGATACGATTAAAAGAGGTACTGATCAACCAATATATAACTTTTTATTACAAATCCATGATATTGATATTCATTTAGGATTATCTCCGGCTTTTATGTTAAATCATTTAAACCGATTTGATTGGTTTTCGTATAACTGGCAATTGAAAACTAATACCACTCCATTTTTTATAAAGTATGGATATATTTGGAAATTTAGTGGATTTGATAGAACTCAACGATATCCCTTAATGAAACAGACATGGGATTTAATAAAACATAATTATGAGTAAAAATGTAGTATTTATGGCCGCGGTAACAATTCCGGGCGAAGAAACTAGAAGTCAATGTTATCGTTATGGCATTGATAGTTGGAAACAATGGTGTAAAAAAAATAATGCCGAGTTGGTTGTCATGGATAAGTTAGCATGTTCTTCAGATGAAATGAAAATAACATGGCAACGGTATTATGCTATGGATATTTTAGATCATAGTGGCATTGAATATGATCAAGTATTAATAACAGATGCTGATTGTATAATTCATCCGGATACACCAAATTTCTTTGATATGACTGATGATAAATATACAGTTGCAAGAGCTTTCGGGAGCATGGACTGGATTTGCCGTAGTATGGAAAATTATTCAACACATATGTTTAATGGAAAGACATTTGATATTTTCAAATACTTCTGTGGAGGATTTCAGATAACTAATAAAAATCAAAAACATATATGGAAAGGATATTTAGATTTTTATTTGGAACATAAAGACCAAATACAATATATGCAGACAACATATGGAGTAGGAACAGATCAGCCAATTATTAATCATCTCACTCATGCTTCAGATGAGTCGTTAACATATCTGCCGTATGAATTTTGTGCAGTAGATTTGCCACGATTTGAAATATTAGACGATGATTTGACATTTGCTAAGTGTTTCAAAGGTATTTACCAATTTAACGGCATGCCGGACGAAAAAAGAGATTATTTTATGGAAAAAACATGGAGAGCATTATGCAGTTGAATAAACAATATGTAATTGGAGTACATGTCATGTATTTTGAAATTGAAATTTTCAAAACATATGTGGATGGTATTTTAAATCTAATGTCCGACGTTGATAATCATGAAAATGTTATTCTTGATATTTGTTTTAATACATCTGAACATATAGAAAAAATTGATGTAGAACAAATATCTAAATCAGAATTAATTTCAAAGTTTAAAACACAAGTAGCTCGATTACATAAATACAATACGAATATTAAATATCATGATACTATAGATGGAGTTTATTACCATGCTGATTATCGTCGTGATTTAAATTACAATTACTGTAAACATGTAGATTATGTGATGTGGGGAGAAACAGATAGCTTATTTCCAAAAGAAGCATTTGAAGTAATTGAAACATTAGCTAATTATACAGATACGCAGAATATACATCGATATATTTTAAGCTTTGCAGATCGTAAGATGTGGGATAATTCTTGGGATCCGTTAGTACATCCTAAATTTATAGATCATGAGTTTAAAGATGGACCTGATAGTCATTTAAACCCAAATCAAGCAAAGTCGGTAATGTCTATAGAAAAGATGAATAAAATTAATTCTGAAGCTAAATCATCATTTGAGATTAGCTATATACCATATCCAAAAATTAGCGGAGCATGTTTAGTATTATCAGCTGATTTAATCAAGTCAGGAATTAATATTCCGCCATGTTTAATATATAATGATGATGAAGGTTTGGCTATCATGGCGCAAAAATTACTCGGTGATCAATTCAAGCAATTTATTTGTAAAAATATATTACATGTTCATGCGAGGCGCCATCCTAGGAAAAGATTATATATAGCAAATGAAACCAATCCGCATTCATTCACACCAGACAAAAATAATAATTTTAAAAAGTTTAAACAATTATCACAACATAACATATCATGTTTAATACAAAATAAAGGTAAATTTTACGAATATAAGGACTATACAATATGACAAAAACAGCATTTATAACAGGTATTAATGGAATGGATGGAAGCCATCTAGCAGATTTATTATTAACTAAAGGATATAAAGTATACGGAATGGAACGTCGTTCATCAAATGTAAATGATGTGAATACTAAACATTTGAAAGATGATATAACAATATTAAATGGTGATTTGACAGACCAGAATTCATTGTTAAGATGTTTAAAAGAATGTGATCCCGATGAAGTATATAATTTAGCAGCTCAATCATTTGTAGGCGAAAGTTGGAATACACCAGAACATACTAGCGAAGTAACAGGGATAGGTGTACTGCGAATATTAGAAGCAATACGTGAATACAATCCTAAGATTAGATTTTACCAAGCAAGTTCATCAGAAATGTTTGGTCGTATGGTAGAAAATCCAGCTAAAGAATCAACGCCATTCTATCCTAGGAGTCCATACGGTGTAGCTAAATTATATGGCCATTGGATAACTAAAAATTACAGAGAATCATATAACATGTTTGCATGCTCGGGTATTTTATTTAATCATGAATCTGAACGTAGAGGTATTGAATTTGTAACCAGAAAAATTTCTGATGGTGTGGCGCGCATTAAATTAGGATTGGTAGATCATATTACATTAGGTAATTTAGAAGCTAAACGCGATTGGGGCTATGCACCTGATTATGTAGAAGTAATGTGGTTAATGTTACAACAGGATGTAGCTGATGATTATGTGGTAGCAACGGGAGAAACTCATTCTATTAGAGAATTTTTAGATGTTGCTTTTAAATATATAGGTATTGATAATTGGGCACCATATATTAAACAAGATCCTAGATTTATGAGACCTGCAGAAGTAGATGTTTTAAGAGGTGATTATACAAAGGCTAAGACACAAATGGATTGGTCTCCTAAAACATCATTTAATATGCTAGTACAGAAAATGGTCGATAATGATTTAAAATTATTAAATAATGTGATAAAATTAACTAAAAATTAGGAAGTCTGTAAAAAATTAGTTATATTGAAGTATGAAACATAAAATAACAACATGTATATCATCATTTAATAATCTATCTTATCTTAGATTGGCAATTGACTCAGTAAGGCAGAATGCATATTACAATGATATGCCTATAATCGTACATGCCGAGAATTGTACAGATGGTACTAATGAATGGTTAGAAGAAAATAAAGCTAAATTAAATCTTACACCTATAATAGAATCGAATAAAGTGCCACGCGGAATTGGCGGAGGTATGGATATTTGTGTACATCAATCAAATACTGAATTTGTAAATATAATTCATGCTGATATGTGGATAGCACCTAACCAAGACATTGAGTTGTTAAAATTATACGATGATATAGAACCAGGAGTTAGACTTATAGCATCGTCATTTAGAATACAACCAAAAATATTTCCAAATGATCCATGGTATAGACCTGGTACAGTATTTGTACCAATAGATGAATTTGGAGAATTCCATCATAATTTTAATAGTAAGTATTTTGATGAATGGGCAACTCAATTTTCAGCTGAAAACGATTCAATTGTAAGAAAGGCAGGCGGTGCCGGATTCTTTTGTCGTAAAGCTGATTATGAATGGATAGGAGGAAATGATCCATTATTTGCACCAGCATATTGGGAAGACAAAGATTTATTTATACGAATGCAATTAGAAGGATATGAATTTAAAATGATTACTAAATCAGTACAATGGCATTTTTCGTCAAGAGCATCTAGATTTCCTGATGATAATATCAATAAACGTCCGGACCGCTTAGCACGTATTGAACAAGAAAGTACAAGAAAATTTATTGAGAAATGGGGGAGATTACCAGAAGATGATGAATCTACATTTGTTAAGCCGATACATGGTACAAACGTAAAAACAAGGTTACAATGAAAATTAGTTTAATACAACCAGGTAGAAATAATCTTAAGTATCTTAAATGGTCTTACGATTCTATAAGAAAAAACCAAGGCAATCATACAGTAGAAATATGTGTAGCAGATGATTTTTCAAATGATGGTACATGGGATTGGTGTCAAGAAATGATGCAAACAGATTCTAATTTTAAGGCGATACGAAATGAAGGACCGACTAGATTAGGACATACCATTTTATATGATAGATTAGTTAATGAAGTTGCTTCACATGACATATGTATGATATATCATGCAGATATGTATTTATGTCCAGGAGCTATTGATTCAATTGAATGGCATCTTAAAGAAAATATTATTGTATCTTTAACTAGAATCGAACCGCCTTTACATCCGGACGGTCCTGAAAAGATACTTGTTGATTTTGGTATAGAGCCTGAAGAATTTGATGAAGATAAATTACTTCGGTATATGCGTGACACAAAAGCTGATCGAGTAAATAAAACAACGGAAGGTATATTTGCCCCATGGGCATTTTGGAAAAAGGACTTTCAAAAGATAGGCGGCCACGATCCTATATTTGCTCCACAATCAAAAGAAGATACAGATATATTTAACCGGTTTCAATTAAATGGAATTAAATTTATTCAAACATGGGAAGGTTGTGTATATCATATGACATGTAGAGGTAGCCGATTTGCGGATGGCGCTAAAAGAAATCCGGATGGAGAAGTGTTTATGAAGAACAGAGAAACGGATGAATGGTTAAAACAAAATCAAAAATCAACTAGAGAGTTTATTCGTAAATGGGGACATTTTTGTAAACATGATGCGTTAATGAAACCTATTGTTCCTCCTAAGTATGATATAGGATTCATAATTAAGAATTGTAATGATCAGTTGTTAGAGACGCTAGAACCATGGTGTAGTACAATATATGTTGATTGTGATTATAATTCATATATAAAGCGAGAACAAATAAATACCCATTATGATCTGTTAGATAAAATAAAACCTTTTGATAATGAAAAACAGAATGATATCTTAGTTGAAATAGATGGTAATCGATTCAGCAATAACGATTTTAGAATTATACAAACATTATCAGAAATACTTGCCAATGATGAACAACTATGGGAAGCAATATTAATTGAACCAACTCATTTTGAAATAGAAAATTTACAAGTAACAATTCATAGTTTAGAAACATATGAAAATAATTTAATACATAACAATTAAAAGGAAATAAAATGCAAAACGTGTTAGTCACCGGCGGATTAGGATTTGTAGGATCTAATCTAGTAAAAATTCTTAAGAAAGAAGGTAATTACAATATTACAGTAATTGATAATTTATGTTCAAATTCGAGTAATCGTGATTATCAAGAAGAAGGAGTTGAGTATATTATTGATGATATTAATAATCTAGATAAAATTAAATATCAAAATCTAAATTTTGATTTGATATTCCACCTCGCTGGATTGTCTAGAATACAGCCTAGTTTTCTAGATCCAGTATCATATTTTAAAGCAAATACATTAGGAACTGTACAAGTATGTGAATTAGCAAAACGGTGTGGAGCAAAAATAATATATGCAGCTAGTAGTTCTGCCGAAGCTGGCCCTCACCTTAATCCATATGCATTTACTAAATGGTCAGGTGAAGAAATATTAAAAATGTATTCAGATATTTATAACATGTCTACAGTATCTACTAGATTTTTCAATGTATACGGTCCTAGACAACCATGGGAAGGAACATATGCAACAGTTATTGGTATATTTGAAAGACAGTATAATGCTAATGAACCATTGACAATTACCGGAACTGGTGATCAACGAAGAGACTTTACGCATGTGTTTGATATATCTAATGGTATGATTTGTCTTAGCAAAGGTGAATATAAAGGTGAAATTTATAATTTAGGAACTAGCAGGAACCATTCAATAAATGAACTAGCAGATATGTTTAAATGTAAAACAACTTATATTCCAGCTCGATTAGGTGAAGCATGGACTACAAAAGCGGATATATCAAAAACTCAAGAAGTTGGATATGAGCCAAAAGAACTCTTAAATGAGTATATAGAAGAATTTTTAAAAAATAATTAGGAAGCAAATGAATAAAATTGGAATTATAGGTAATGGATTTGTAGGTAATTCTGTTGCATTCGGATTTTCTCCTACTCATGAGATTCGAATTCATGATAAAGATCCTAAGCGTAATCTTAATACGATTGAAGAAGTATTAGAATGTGATTGTATATTTGTAGCAGTACCAACTCCTATGCAAGAAGATGGATCTATAAGTTTAGATATAGTAGAAAAGGCTTTAAAGGAAATATCTTATAAAAATAAAAATCGTAATAACGTTATCATTTTAAAATCTACAATGGTACCGGGATCTGTTAATAATTTTATAAAACAATTTCCAAAACTCAACATAATCTTTAATCCGGAATTCTTGACTGAACGTACAGCAAAATTAGATTTCTTAACACAATCTCGTATAATCTTAGGTGGTGCAAAACGATTAACTAAGCGTGTAGCAAAGTTATTTCGCGAACGATTTGAACATTGTTACATTATAGAGACAGATACTATAACCGCGGAATTGATAAAATATATGAATAATGTATTTTTTGCTAGTAAAGTTTCAATCATGAATGAAATGAAACAAGTAAGCGATGCAGTAGGAGCCAATTGGAAACAAGCTCTAGCCGGCTTTACAGCAGATCAACGTATTGGCGATTCTCATTTAAATGTCCCTGGGCCTGATGGAAAATTAGGTTTTGGAGGTTCATGTTTTCCTAAAGATATAAATGCATTTATAAGTATGGCCGATGAGCTAGGAGTTAAAGTTCCAACTATTGAAGGAGCATGGTCAACCAATTTAAATGTACGGCCAGAACAGGATTGGAATAAATTAGAAGGACGTGCAGTAGTTAAAAAAACTAAAACAGAAAAATGGTTTGATCAAGATCCTGCATCAACTGATGCAAAGCTACAACATATAACTGCAAATGGAAATTCTTAATTAATACATATTTATAACAAATGCGATACTATATTTTATACCCCGGTAATACAGAAGCCGATACTATCAATGATATCAATCAATTAGGAGATGATAATGGTTTTGGCGTATTCTGGGCAAACAGAGGATTAAATGTTTTAATGAATGCAGTTGATCAACAACATTCAATTACTGAAGAGCTTGTAATAAAATGTGAGCGTGGTAAAAGTTATTCTATCGAGGAATTCCTAGATAAAATTAAATCACTTAAAGTAAGAGTACAGGAATAATATGTCAAAAATTAATTTGAATGATTTGGACAAGTATGTGGAAACACATCAACCAACACAGAAGATTCGTAAAAAACGAAAATTAAAAGATCAAGAATCTAAAACAACAGATAAGCGTAAGTAACTTATATTTATAACAAATGGAGTTTACTTATGAAATTAGAAGTTTTAAGGATTAGTTCAGAATCCGATTCATCATCAGGTTTAGTATTTGACATTACAACAGGAAGAAAATTTTTATGTTATTGTCTAGAAGACGAATATCGTAATGAAAAAGTAATGCATGAAACACGTGTACCTGCCGGTACATATCAAATTCAATTAAGAAAAGTAGGTGGTTTTAATGCTAGATATACTAAAAAATATGGCGACTTCCATAAAGGAATGTTACATGTTCAAGATGTACCAGGATTTGAATACATTTTAATTCATACAGGTAATACAGATGAACATACTAGTGGTTGTTTAATTGTAGGTGATTCTCAAGAAAATAACCAATTAATAAAAAATGGCTTCATCGGTAAGTCAGTTCAAGCATATAAAAGAATATATGTACCCATAGCCGAAGCTCTAGAAAATGGAGAAGAAGTAACTATAACATATACAGACTATGATTCCACGTCCATTTAAAGATAAAGTAAAAAAGAAACAAGAAGCATGGGAAGCTAAGCAACAAATGTTAGCTGAACAGGTAGAACAAGATCGTATTAAACGTGAATGGGAAGAGTTTGACCACGAACAAAACGCTAAACAAGCACATGTACAACGAGTATTGGAAGAAGAAGCAGCTCGACAAGAGCAAGAATATTTAAACCAAAAACGTATACAAGACGAAAAAAATCAAAGACGTATCGAAGAGTTCGAAGCTTGGAAAGCCGATGAATTAGCAAAAGCAGAACTTAGTAAAAAACTTATTGCAGAAGGAAAGATCGCGGATGCAGAACGATATATAGCCCAATCAAAACAAAAGCCAAAAGTTAAAAAGAAAAGAGGTATTAATGAAGGTGCTCCGATAAATGCACCTAGTACCTGGAAATTAACATGGAAGTCATTTTCAACTCACCCAGATGTAATCGATTTACCAATGTCTGAAAAAGTGCGTTTATATAAATTAGCCGAACAACGACAAACAGATCGTACTAATTATTATGCTAATTTACATTCTGTGCAAAATAGTTTAGGATCAGCTGGTATACAATATCCATGGAGTGATGGTGTAATTAATCACGCAGATGGGATATCAGAAATATCTGAGTCTGTGACATGGCCTAACAGCGTCGATGTTAACATACCGTTAACTATAAACGCCGGCGTAACTTTGATAATACAAGGTGTTGTGACAGTCAATGCAGTTATAACAAATAATGGTACAATTAATGCATCGCAAGGAATTATAATTAATGAAGGAAATATTGATAATACTAATGGAACTTTAATTGTTCCGTAGATATTTATAACAAAGGATATGAGTCATGGCAATTGAAATAACTGGTGATAAACTTTCATTTGACGGAGTAGAGTTTAAGAAAGGAGATGTAACTGCATCAAAAGACTTTGAATTAAGAAGAAAATCAGATACTGGTATTCCTGTTAAACGTATACGAGCATTTGAAAGTTCTTCCACCTTTATTGACATGAACAGAACCGCCGGCCGGCAAAGGACCAAATACGGTACGCTGAAAAAAGGCGAAACTTTAGATGTATTTGTTAGAGACAATTACGAAGCTCTTCATATCGATCCATTTTTAGTATCTATAGGCCCTAAGGCAACTATTGATCTGCAATTAACTGGATCAATATCAACGCAGACTAATGGAGTGACTCAAACGTCAGCATTCTTAAACGGATTCACTGGGTTTGATCAAGATAACTATGGATTCATACTTGATAATGGACTAATAACAACCGGAATAATAACAGCAGATAATGCATTGAGTGTTGCACCTGGTACAAGTTTAATATACGGAGCATTAGGTACAGTAGGTGGTACTGGTAATACCGCAGAAACATCTCAAGACATTACCATACAACCAAATACAACAACTATCATTAATGTATCAGATGAGAATCCTAGTTATACAATTGCATCCGGAATTAATTATACGATATCGGTAGGCGCCGATGTAACAATAATAAATACAGATCAAACATTTACAGGTGGAGATGTAGGAGATACAGGAGTTGAAATACTTGAAGAAGAAGTTGTTGTAGGACCTGATACCACGGTAGGAACAGGTGGTGTAGCATTCACTCAGATAATATCAACAAATACTATTGCTGGCGCCGGCGTAACCACTTTAAATGTCACCGATGAAAATTTATCCATAACAATTAATGAAGGTATTAATTATACAATACCAAACGGTTCCAATGTAACAATAATTAATTCTAATCAACAATTTACAGGTGGTACAGTAACAGATATAGCTGTAACTGGAGATACAACATTATCAGGTGATAGCACAGTCATTAATTCAGAATTGACTCAGTCAGGTGATAGTGTATTTACTAACGGATCAAACGTATTTGAAGGAAATGAATCCGCAGATCCATCAGCATCAATTAGTTCGGTTACTACCTTTGTAGGAGACTTATCATCATCAGAGTCATCATCTGGGGCAACTGTAGAAATTTCTGGTCCTTCTGGATCTGGTGAATTAGTTGTTGATCAAATTTCAGTTGGTTGGGATAATGATATACCAATAACTGCATCATTAACATTATCAAATGCAGCTCATGGAATGGGAAGACAAGTACTTGTTTGTAGTGGATCAAATCCATTATATGGTGTAGAGTTTGCTCCTTCATTATCTCCTAGTCATCCATGGTATGGTTTACCAACCGCTAATGGTCGATATTTAGATAATCCAGCTGGGATAATAAGATTAGAATTACCTTCTGCATCAGTAGGAATGTCATTTGATATTAGAAGTAAACAGCGATATGCACATGCTAATCATACAACATTTGCACCTACTATACTTGTAACTCCAAATGATAGTGGAAAATTTATATTTAATTCTGCGGGAGATATTGGGACAAATGGAAAAGGTATCCAACTAGTATCACAATCAATGCAGAGTAATGCTCGTTTACATGTAACATGTCAAAATGAAGCTAGTTGGAGTATTATAAACATGAATGGTCCATGGACAGATGAGCCATAAAAAAAGTAAAAACAAACGTAGTTTAAATGATACAAATGTATATTTATAATAAAATAGAAAAACGGGAATACCGATATGAGTAATCTTAATGTAAACAATTTAACTCCATTAGCCGGCGTGGGTGGAACAATTGGAGTATCAGGTTCATTGGACCTAACCGGATCTATCACATTAGCTGGTAATGTGACTGCTCAAAGAGTATATGGAACGCAAGCAGTAGGAACTGAATATATACAAAACACGACAGGTACCACTACTTATATTGTTCTTGGTGATACAGTTCAACTTTTAAAACCTTTTATTGTTGGAGGACATACATATGTTTCTGGTCATATAACATCTTCGATGACGGTGAGAGCAGAGCATTTATATTCAACAGATGATGCATTTATAGAGGATAATTTAACAGTCGGTGACACATTAACAGTCGGTAATATTGGAACCTCTGCTATATCAGCCTCCGGTGGTGTAACAGCATCAGGTATATCAACCCATGGATTAGTAGTTGGAGGCGCGACGAACTTAGCCGGCATACCACATAGATCATCTCCCCTTAACGGTATCAGCCAAGGCCAATCCGGAGACTTATATACATTAAGCGGATCTCAGATATTTAGCTCATCAGCTTGGACATCCGGATTTATAATGGATGGTAGTATATCAGCTAGTTTATTTGTATTCCAAAGACCTTAATAAATTATTAGGATAATTGAAAATGTTTCATTATATTAAAATAAAAATATGATGAAACATTTTTTGTATGCAATTGCTTTATTTACTGTAGGTCAAGTTATGATCTGGTTCCAGACAAATGGCCAATTCTTTTGGAAGTGGGCAAAAGATCACCCGTTCTTAATGGCCTTACTATTTAGTACCCCAATTTCTGTCATGTTTATCAAAGCCACAGAACTTATTGTTACTTATTTTGATGGTTCATTATGGCCAGGTCGGTTCATAGGATTTGCAACCGGTGTATTTGTTTTTGGTATTTGTACTTCAGCTATTATGGGTGAAGGAATAAATCATAAAACAATGGTATCTTTATTATTAGCAACGGCATTAGTTCTTATTCAAATTCTCTGGAAATAAGTTACAACTGCATATTTATATTAAATCGAAAAAGGTTAACGTATGGAACCAATCAAAGCATTTAGTAATGTGGTTATAGGCCAATTTGTATTAACACGAATTCCAATTAAAGTATATGTAAATGGTAGATATCTTACCATAACCAGTACAGATGATATACAAGATCCTTTAATAGGTTTTGGAATGGACGAAGATGGTCAAATGCATCGATTTGATTATCGTATGATACTACAATTATCTGTAGGAGGCAATGTGGTAGATTTAGATACATACAACAAAGCCATGGGAGCAGATGGCGGTGAAGAAGAGTCTGCAAAAGAAGAACCAGAGGAAGAAGAACCAAAGAAGGAAGAGTCTATTCAAATGTCTGAAATAAGTAGAGATGTTCTTAAAGCTAAATTAAAAGCAAATGATTTAGAAACCAAGGCACTTAAAGACAAAAAAAAAGAATTACAGGCTTTACCAATCGATGATAGTGTCATCCGTGAAGATGAAGAAGAGATAGAAGGAAGGGGTTGGGGTGACCTTCAAACTTACGGTGATTTACAGACTCGTATTAAAAATATAAAGAAAGATAAAAGAAATGCTGCTATTAAACAAGGAGCAAAGGCAGTTGGTAAAAAGGCGGTAACGTTAGCACCTTTGGTCGGAACTGCAGCAGAATGGATATTTACTGCCAAAGATGGTTTAGACTTTCTTAAGAAAGCTATGAGCCAGCCTGATGCAAACTCCAAAGATGGTGGATTCATTGGACAGTTAGATGTAGATGATGATATCCAAGACATAGTAGATGATACAGTAGAAGATAATTTTCTAAAAGATATTGAGAAATTCATAATGAGTCAGGCAAGTAGTAAAGAGCTTGGAAATGATTTTTCAATGAACAGAGAATTACAAATTTGGTTAGATAAGAACCATAATGATAGAGGTGTACAACGACCTATAGGTGTTGAAGAATCAATACAAGAATATACATTCGGTACCGGAGATATTGTAAAAAATATCAATCCAAATTGTGAACATTTTGGTTCTATAGGTGTTATTAAAAAGATAATAGACTTACCAAATGGAATGGGAAAGGCCGCAGTATACACAGTAGGCAATTCTGGCTCAACATTTAAACCTGGAATGGGGTTAACAAAAACATTAGATCAATTGGAGAAATATAATGGCTGAAAATTTAAATAAAAATTCATTGAAATACAAAATACCTAAATTAAAGGACTTACTTAAAGGTTCTGGGTTTGAAGAAATTCCTAAAAAGATATTTGATCCAGAAACAGGTGACTCTGAAAAAGGTGGCAAGAAATCTATTGATATGGTATTGCCAGCAAAAAAAGAAATAGTTCTTAAAGCAGATGCACAAGATGAACGCGGGTTAATTGTTAAATGGACAGATGGTAAAGGATATGAAATACAGTATTGGTATGGAACTCCAGACAACATAGTACCATCAGAGTTATTAGCAGATGGTACATCAAAAGGTAAGTCTGTTAAAAAGGCAGTATTAAAATATCATTATGAACCTGATGATAAATAAACAAGGAATTAGTTATGGACAAATATATTTACAGAGCAAAACTTGAAAGAGTTGTTGACGGCGATACTATCGATGCACTTATTGATGTTGGTTTTGATATATGGGTTAAGAAACGAATCCGGTATATGGGAATTGACACGTGGGAAAGCAGAACAAGAGATTTGGATGAGAAGGCCAAAGGTTTGGCGGCCAAAGAACGTAACAAAGAGCTATTAGAAAAGGTTAGTTCTAAATCAGGTTACTTTAGATTAAAGTCTCATGGCGTAGGTAAGTATGGTAGAGTACTTGGAGAGATCTTTATACAGGATGAAACCGGTAAACAATATAATATAAATGAAACATTAAAAGCCGAAGGCCATGCATATGAGTACTTTGGTGGTAAAAAACAAATATTTAAAGGATAAAAGTTATGGCAACAGCAGAGAAAAAAGTAAGAAAGAGTGCATCAGAAGTGAAGAAAGTAGCAAAGAAGCGTAAGTATAAAAAAGCAGTTACTGCCGCAAAGGCCAAAAAATCTATTCAAAAAAGAAGTTGGAACTTTATTAATTCTTGGAAGTATGGTAACAAGAAAGAGCGGTATGATGTAACAATACGAATAGGAACATTTACATTATTCGAGTCATACTATTGTCCATGCGACCGTAATGGCTGCAAACGATTCCGATTAATGTTATTTAATTTTGGAATAGAATTATGAGAAAATTATTTTTATTATTTATATTATTATTTACAACTACTATCTATGGTCAAGACTGTAGCAATTTAGTAGTTAATATGTACGATTCATATGGCGATGGATGGAACGGTAACACTTTAACAGTAGGTTATAATTCCATAACACTTGCAAGCGGAGCAGAAGCAGTTGATACAATATGTGTTAATTTAAATGAATGTAATAATATTGAAGTAGGTGGCGGATCTTACCCAGGAGAAATTTCTTGGGCCATAGGAGATTTACAAGGTGGTGCAGGTTCATTTTTATTGGGAGACTGTAGTTCTGTAGACATAGAAGGTTGTACAGATAGTTTAGCATTAAATTATAATGAAAATGCAAATGTTGATAATGATTCTTGTCAATATCCTTTACTTGATTGTAATGGTTCTGATGTAACTAATATTACTAGTTGGATTGGTGATGGTTATTGTGACAATGGAATTTATTCTTATCTAGGAAATCCTGTTTATTTTGATTGTGAAGAATTTAATTGGGATGAAGGTGATTGTCCCGATCCTAATGCAGAAATTTTAGGTTGTACAGACTCTTCTGCTTTTAATTTTAATGATACTGCCAATACAGACGATGGTTCATGCCTACCAGTTGTAGAAGGTTGTACAAATGATACAGCATTAAACTTCGATCCGGAAGCTAATGTAGAAAACTTTACATGTGAATTTCCTATATTTGGATGTACTGATCCGGGATCGCCTAATTATAATCCTTTAGCAGAAGCTGATAATGGTTCTTGTGTTAACGGAGTATGTTCTGATGGTGAAGCAAAAATGATACTTCAAATTACATTGGATCAATTTCCAGGAGAAACAGGATGGATACTTACAGATATTAGTAACGGTCAACCAGTAGCCAATGTTGTAGGAGGAGAATATGATTATTCGCAAGCTAATACAACTATACCATATGAACTATGTGTTCCTACTTCAGGTGTTGAACTTATATTAAGTGATGACTACGGTGATGGAATGCAAGGATCTTTGTATAATGGTGGAACAGATGGTAATTTCGTAATATTAGCAGATACAGAACCATGTGGTGATGGATTAGACACAGTATGGACTTTACCAGAAGCAGGATTTGGTAGTGCTACTTATTCAGGTCCTATTTGGTTACCTTATTGTGAAATACCACCTATCTATGGTTGTATGGATAATAACTTCTTAGAATATGATTTAGCAGCTAATGTCAATGTTCTGGAAGATTGCCAAACAGAAAAAATATATGGATGTACTGATGATAGTCAATTTAATTATGATCCCAATGCTAATTCATTAGAACTTATATCTCCTTGCAATTACACTATTACAATTGAAGATGATGCATCTGACGGTTGGGGCGATTCTTATTTAGCTGTATTCCACGGAGAACAAGAATGGATATATACATTGGGGCCTGGCATAGAAGAACAATCATGGGACATAGTATTAGAATCTGATAAGTCTGTTGAAGTATATTATTTTCAAGTACAAGCTCCTCAGCAACCAATTCAAGAAGTTTTATTTCAAACAATGCATAATTCTTTTACAATTGTAAGAGATGATGGAGTTGAATTATTGTCAGGAGGGGTTAATCCTTTTGAAGGCAATGGAGCGGGTGCATTACAGCCATTCCAACCACCATTTTGGAACGTTTATTCAGCAATGCCTTATTGTGGTGATATTTGCGAGCCTATAGTATATGGATGTATTTACCCTACTAATTTATCTAATCCAGACATTGTAATGTTTAATTATGATCCTGAAGCTAACACATATGACCCAGATATTATAGCATGTGAACCAGTAGTGTATGGATGTACCGATCCTTCTCTTTATGGGTATAATTATATGAACCCAGCTAACACTGATGATGGTTCTTGTCAACCATGGATTATAGGCTGTACGGATGAAGAAGCATGGAATTACCAGCCATTAGCTAACTTAAATGATAATGAATCATGTTTATATTTTGGATGTATAGATGAATTGGCTTTAAATTTTGATCCTACAGCAAATGTAAATAATGATAATTGTATTTATCCTATTTATGGTTGTACAAATCCAATGGCATTTAATTATAATGTAGATGCAAATGTCGATGATGAATCATGTATACCTGAAGTTTATGGTTGTATGGATCCAACAATGTGGAATTATAATGAATTAGCTAATATGCCAAGTGATAACTGCATTCCTTATATATTTGGTTGTACTGACACAACAGCATTTAATTATGACCCAGTAGCTAATACAGATAACGAATCTTGCATTCCAGTATTATATGGCTGTACAGATCCTTCAGCATTTAATTTTGATCCTTTAGCTAACACAGAAGACTTTTCATGCGTTGATGTTGTTTTAGGTTGTACTGATCCATCGGCATTAAATTATGATTCAGAAGCAAACACAGAAGACTTTTCTTGTGTCGATGTATTAGAAGGTTGTATGGATAGTGAAGCTTATAACTATGATCCTATAGCAAATCAAGATAATGGTAGCTGTCTATATGATGCAGGTTGTGGTGGAGCAGGGATGGGACCAGGTGATCCATATTGGTTAAATGATTCTTGTTATGCATGGGTAATAAATGTCGATCCTTCTTGTTGTGATCTCGAATGGGATATCAAATGTGAAGGCTTATATGATTATTGCCAAGAGCAAAATGGATTAGATATTGATGAATTGTTAGAACAAGCTGATATTATTATATATCCTAATCCAACTAATGATATGATTACCATTGCAACAAATGTTCAAGCAAGTATAGATGTATATGATATAACTGGTAAACTTGTAATACGAGTTAAAGAAGATCAATTAAAATCAAAAATAAATCAATTAGATGTATCTCAATTGGCATCAGGTTTATATAATTTTGTTATAACATATGATGGCAAATCAATCAATAAAAAGGTAATTAAGCAATGAGAAAGTTATTAGTATTATTTTTATGTTTACCGTTACTAAGTAATGCGCAAGGCGTTAAGAATATATTTAAATATTCAACATTTTATGCAGCAGTTAATGGTGGTACATCATTAGGAGATGCTCAAGTATGGTCAGTTACGTCTGGAACATTAGAAGAGCAAGTTATTGAAACACCTTTCGATTACAGTATATCAATTGGTATCAGAAAGATAAAACGATTTGGATATGAGAATAGAGCGAATACATTCTATAATGGTACAGAAAGATCTTATTCAGATGCAGCAACATTAGGCCGGGTAGATGGTTTTGAATATTTGTTTGAAACTGATTTTGTGAGACGATTAGGTATAGATTATATCAATCAGCATCACTTTGTAAGGTATGTTGCAGATAAATGGGTGAGTAAGGTTGAGTACTTGGAAGATGGATTTGCCGATATAAAATACTTTGAAGCCTCTGAAAGATTCAGGTTTCAAATAGGCGAATTAGGTAAGTTATCGTTCAATATAGGGGCGGTGCAAAGACTTGCTGAACCATATGGATTTGACCCCCTGGTAGACTGGGTGTTGGCCAATGGAAGTTTACATTATACATATCTGGCACTTCAAGAGGGATACAATATAACATTAGATGGGACTTATTTAGATCCGGATGGTAATGTGGTTGCTAATAGTCAAGAAGTATGGGAAGAAGTTGTTGTACCAGAAGTGATTAACGATTACGTTGAAGATCAAAGAAATGCATTATCTAATACAGTAGAGTATTCTGCTGTGTTAGGTTTTGATTATTATCATTTTACAAAAGACTTCTGGTTTCATTCATGGGGTAACGTAATGCCTTATCATATTGATACAGATAGCGAATATTCATATCATAAATATAATAATGGTCAATGGTTAGATTATTCCGCAGGACTTATATTTGGGTATAGATTTAATAAGAGTTTAGGAGTATTTGTAGAAGGAAGATATAATAAATACTGGAACAGGGATTGGCACAACTTTAGCGTAGGTGTCAATTACGTAATATTTTAGGAGATAATCATGGCTAAAGAATTAAATGAAGATACGTCGTTTCAAATAAGTATAAAGACGTTAGCAGGTATTGCAGTAGGTATTGCAACTGTAGTTGGTATGTGGTTTGCATTACAGGCAGATATTGAAGAAGCCAAAGCCCTTCCATTACCATCTGCTCCAGAAATTACTCGTATGGAATATGATATGAAAGATCAATTGATACGACAAACTATCATGACCACCCAAGAGGATGTGAAGGAGATCAAAGAGCAGATGATTCGAATGGAAGATAAAATTGATAATTTAAAATAGGAATCATTATGAAAAAGTTATTACTAATAATATTGCTATTCGTGTCCACGTTTGCATTGAGCCAAGACTTTCCAGAAGGTATGGTAGTAGTAGAATTTAACGCTAGTTTCAATAAAACAAATGATGTCACATGGCTAAGCAAACTAACGGATTGTGAAACTCAAAGAGTGGATATAACTGCGGATTCAAGATGGGCTAGTGAATATAAAATAGTAGTCGTGCCTACATTAGTTATCTTCAATAACAATGAGGAAGCTAAGCGATTCCAGGCCAATATTATGATGACTATGGAAGCTACAAGAAAAGAAGTTCAAGATGCAATTGACGAGATTGTTATGGAAGCATTCTAATATTTATATAAAAGGAAAATGAAATGGCACAATTTGATTCACATAAATGGACTCGAGAATTTAAAGAGGCTCAATATGCCCAAGCTTCGAGAGAAGTAGACCAATCTAACCTAGGTGAAGATTATTCAACTATGCGATTACAATCAAACATTGACCAGAAATGGTCTGACTCAGATGATATGAAAAATGATTTGAGACAATGGGTTGAAGCATCAATGCAATCAGGTGGGTATGATTTATTAGATGATATTGTAAGTGCGTTAGAAGTAGAAGTTAGATTGTATAAGATATATCGAAAAAAGATGCAAAGATAATGGCACATAAAGTATTCATACGACATACATACATTTACAAATGTTCTGATAAAGGATGTGGAGAAGAATGGAAAATAAATGAAGCATCTAGATTAGATAAACTTAGATGTCCTCATTGTGGCGCGTATGATGCTGTTGAGTATGTGGATAAGGATCAAAGAACAAAGTATAACCGAAGAGGTATGGGACTATGAAATTAAAAGATATTCTTAAAGAAGATAGATATGGACATCCTATAACAGCTCAAGGAAACCAAACATTTATACAGTTAAACAAATTAATAAAAATGCTTTCCGGTAAGGAGAAACGTGATGCAGAGAAAGTATTCAGTAAGATGTGGCCACTTATAAAAACGGCTATGGAAGCAGAGGAGTCTAAGTAATGTGGAATATATTTAAAGACAATAACGATTGGAATGAAAAGAATGTGGTAGGTTTTATTGCATTCCTAGTAATGGTAGTATTCGCCGTGTTAGACTTAGTTACCGGGTACGTAGGTAAAGATCTAATTATCAATGAATTCATATATGATTCATTCACACTTGTAGTGTTAGGATGTTTTGGTATAGCTGGCCTAGAAAAATTTGCAGGAGCTAAAAAATGAAACTAAAAGATATATTAGGTGAAAAAGTAAAAGGCGCTGATGGTAAAGCATGTTGGAAAGGATACCGATATGCAGGTACCGAAGATGGTAAAGACAAATGTGTTAAAGTATCAGAGACTGTGTTATTTAGAAATGAAGCATTAGGATTAGAAATATTAGAACATGATGAACCTGTAATATTCCAAGAAGCAGAGTACCAAGGACGTAAAGTTAAGTTAGGTAAACCTATGCAAGGCGATGTTAAAAAGTTTAAGGTATATGTTAAAGATCCTAAGACAGGTAACGTTAAAAAAGTTAACTTTGGCCAGAAAGGTATGGTTATCAAAAAAGATAATCCAGGTGCCAGAAAATCATTTAGAGCACGACATAAGTGTGACCAGAAAAAAGATCGTACAACTGCAGGATATTGGTCTTGTAGAAAGTGGTAACAAATCATATTAAACATTTGGTAACGTGACATATATTTCTTATATTAAGATAAAATAAGCAAATATGGAAACAATGACAATGACAGAAAACTATTTAGATCTTACAATCGACGAAGTCTATGATGTTATTACTAGCATTAATATATGGCCTCAGACATTTGATACATCTAAAAAAATTGCTTTTATGAATCATATGATAACGTATTTTGAAAAGAAAGAAGAATATGAAAAATGTGCTAAATTACAAAGGCTCATCCATGTCATGGAAGATAGTGAGTAAGATTACAGATACTTACGATTTCCAGGATGGGGCTCAAAACTCGTATATAGTATATGTACAAGATGATGCAGGAGTTAATATTGCAGCAAAAGAAGCGTATGGTATAGCGGATCGGACAAAGGTTACAAAAGAGCTCATCAACGAATATCAGGAATATGGTATAGTTAAAATAGAACATCAGGAGCATTAACATGGATTGGGTTACATCAACAACATATGGAGACATCAGGATCATTTGGGAGTACACGCAGGAAGCGTAGAAAGCGATTATATTTGTATTTAATAGACGATGATTTCAATTCATTTGATAATGTAATGTATGCGCTGCAATCTGTATTACCAGACTGTAATTCATTACTAGCAGAGCAGATGGCTATGATAACACATAACGCCGGCGAAGCAGAACTTTATTCTGGATTTGGAAATGATGTGTACATTAAATATGCTCAGTTACAAAAATTAGGTTTAAACGTAGATATTAGAACAAAATGAAAAAGTTACCTTGCGAGATTAAAATTTGTATGATCACAATATTATTAGCATGCCCAGCAGCATTAGGATTAATAAGTTATGAAGATCAAATACTTGATTTAGAAAATCAAATTATACGAGATAAGATATATTATCAATATCAAATGGATAGTTTAAAATCAATCATAAATGATTTAGAACGTCCTAGATATCATTTTAACCAAGAACCAGATGATAGAATTATTAATGCATTAATACAAATAGAAAGTGGAGGAAATGACGATGCTTACTGTGTTGAAGAAGATGCTGTTGGGGCTTTACAAATACGACGCACAATGGTACGAGATGTTAATAGGATCCTTAAACGTCAAGGTTCCGAAAAAAGATATGAATACAAAGACCGATGGTGTAGACAAAGATCTATAGAAATGTTTAACATTTATCGAGATTACTATAATTTAGTAACACCTGAAGAAATTGCAAGATGTTGGAATGGTGGACCAAAAGGTATCTACAAACCAGCAACAGTTGCATATTGGAATAAAGTTAAAAATCATTTGGATTCATGAAATAAATTTTATATATTGATAGTATGAGTGTATTTAAAACAAACGTAATAGCAAAATTAGAGTTAGAAGGTCTACATAATTGGCCAGCTGCTCAAGGAGTATTTCCAGAAGTAGGATTCTTATCAAATATGCATCGACATAAATGGTATATCACTGCAAAGAAACGTGTGCATCATGATGACCGCGATGTAGAGTTTATAATGTTTAAACGAGATATTCTAGAATATTTAGGTAATCAATATTATAACGCAGATTCAAGAACTCATGAATTTGGAGCCAAGTCATGTGAAATGTTAGCTAGAGAAATCTTACTAGAATTTGACTGTGTATACGTATCAGTATTCGAAGATGATGAGAATGGCGCAGAAGTATATTTATAAAAATAAAGGAATAAGTTATGGACAAGAAAGATTATGTAGCACAGATAATGGATGAATGGTATGAATCGATGGCAACTAACAATGTATCAGTTCAACCAAAGGCATCTACATTGTTAGGAATGGTATTAGCAAATTATGAATTTAAACCAAATTATGAACCACGTAATCTATGGGACGAATTTTTAACTATTCCTGGTGGTCGATTCGCAAGTTGGTACGATTCGTTATCAGAAGTACAGAAGAAGGAGTTTGATGGACAACGACAAAAAAATGCATCTGCTCGAAACCAATCGATAGATACTAAAGCTCTTTTAAAAGGATAATATGCCTTACAAAGCAGGAGAAGGCCGGCCACCAATGAACATATCAGAATCTGAGATTCGGTATGCAATGGAGAACACTCAATCCTGTGCAGGGGCAGCTCGCTTCCTTAAAGTATCATATGAAGCATTTCGTAAGTATGCAAAGCTTTATAAAGATGAAGAATCTGGTAAAACATTATTTGAACTACATAAGAATAAAGCTGGTAAAGGAATATCACGTGCTCATAAGCCACGCATGCGTGGCCATTATGGTTTACTAGATATACTAGACGGTAAATATCCTAACTATCCTTACAGTAAATTGAAACCACGTCTACTTAAAAATGCTGTTATGGAAGAGCAATGCGACTCTTGCGGATACTGTGAAAGACGTGTAAATGATTATACAGTACCTTTATTGCTAGATTGGATAGATGGGGATCGTACTAATCATAAAAGAGAAAACTTAAGACTACTATGTTACAATTGTTACTACCAAGAGGTAGGCAATCCATTAGGCGGTCGAATGAGGAACAATTATTAATGGTACCAAATATACAATTTGAATCAGAACAAGAATTTATTGAACAAATGTATGAACATGCGCATGCAATCAATATAAGCACGATGGAAGCAATTGAAATGGCCATGTTAACATATGAACCAGATCCAGTCATTGCACATCTTAACGATGATTATGAACTACGTATAGAATCAAAAGAATGGCTTACCAATTTAGACCGCGTCCGCGAATACTTCGAAGCTACAGAAGAGTATGACATGTGTAAAAAAGTAGTAACATTGACAAACAAAGTTAAAACTTTCCTAGGAAAAGATTTGGTTAATTGAAATATATTCCTTATCTTTAATTATATTAATTAATTAAAAGATAGAGAGATATGCTTAAAGCTAAGAACCAAAAACCAAAAACATTTATTTACGGAATTGAGATTACTAAGCCTTGGTCAAAGGAAATGTATGATCATAATGAACGTACCGAAGAACACCTTAAAGATCAAATATTAGCAGCATTCCAGAAGACATATGCAAATATGGCAATACCAATGGATGAAGATGGCCTCCGTGATATGGCCCATGAGATAGCTGGTTACAGATATGGTGAAGGGTTTTCTATAGATGATATTAAAGAAGAAACCATTAAAGCAATAGTAAATATGCCTGGATTCCAATTACATGAGTCTATGTATTATTTACACCATAAAGGATATGTTAAGACTCAGGCAATGGGGTTAATAGGATACCAACCAGATCCTCATTTAGTACCATATTGGGAAGTAAAATAGTTGAAAAAAAGCTACCAAAAGATTTGGTAGCGTGACTTATTTTACTTATTTTTATATAGAAGATAAAAAGATTATTAATTAAATACCAAAGATGAAAAAAGAATTTGTTTACCTTAAGCCAGTTAAAAACTCTAACGGATTTACAGAGTTAAGAGATGTTGAAGATTCAGTTAGAACAGATATTTATGTTAGAGAGGACATGGTTGATTTAGCATTAGCTAATGGTCAATGTCTTAAGTATGATACCGAAACTGGTCGATGTATGAGAAAACCATTAAGTGAATTTTCAGATGTGAATCCTACTCCATCTGAACCAGAAGTTAAAGCTTCTGAAATGATCAATGCTGATCCAGTATTGAATTTTATCCATAATGAGTCTGTAGACCTTCGTCCTAAGACATTGGTAATGCCAGACCTTAAATGGAAGTATTTGATTCGATCAGCTATGCGTGGTAAGAACATTATGATGACTGGAGCCGCCGGTTGTGGTAAGACGATGGCCGCTAAGAAATTGGTAGAGGCTTTGGATCGTCCGCATTTCTATTTCAATTTAGGTGCTACTCAAGATCCAAGAGGTACATTGATTGGTAATACGCATTTCAAGAAAGATGAAGGTACAACCTTTAGTGAATCGTTATTTGTTAAAGCGATCCAGACTAAGGATTCTATTATATTGTTAGATGAGATATCTAGAGCGCATCCAGAAGCTTGGAATATATTGATGACCGTATTAGATCAAGGTCAAAGATATTTGAGACTAGATGAACATGAAGATGCACCAACCATTGATGTGGCCGAAGGTGTAACGTTTGTTGCCACTGCTAATATTGGTAATGAGTATACAGCGACTAGAGCAATGGATAGAGCATTAGTTGATCGTTTCATTATTGTTGAAATGGATACATTGAATAAAGACCAAGAGGCAGCATTGCTTAAGGATCTTCATCCAGGTGTAACGCAAGAGCAGGTAGATGCAATTGCAGAGATAGCTTCCATGACCAGATCAGAAGTTAAGAATGATGCACCTAGAGTATCAAATGCAATTAGTACTCGTATCAGTGTAGAGTTAGCCGGATTGTTAGAAGATGGTTTTACATTAGCTGAAGCAGCCGAAGTTTGTATCTATCCATTCTTTGATGAAGATGGTGGCGTTGATTCTGAAAGAACCTTTATGAAGCAAGTGGTACAAAAGTTTGTTGGTAGTACCGAATCAGAAGACCAATTCAATACAGAAGGTGTTGATGTAGATGAAATGGCATAATAATATTCTTTGGTAGAGTTTAGGGAGGCGTTCATGACCGGATTTTAATTAAACCGCATGCAATAGATATAAGTCCTCCGTAAACTTTTTTAAAAAAAGCTGCCAAAAGATTTGGTAGAATGAGATTTTTTACTTATTTTTAATTATAATTAAAAAGTTAGATATGAAGCATAATAATTCGAGTTATTGGTTAGGAGAAGATTTTTACGATGATGATCGTGATATCCTAACGGGTTTGTTACCTTTTAAACCTAAAGGTAAAGATCCAATGAAGTTAGCAGGTTACCGTAGAGCTATTGGTAACTTTGTAAGAATTGTAACTGGTAAAGACATTCCAGTTCGTTACACCCAATCCGGTGATAGTTATACGGATGGTGATGTAGTTACTATATCAGCCAGCCTTAAGGATAAAGATTTTGATCCAGCTGTAGGATTAGCATTACATGAAGGATCGCATGTTAAGTTAACTGATTTTGAAGTGTTGCACCAATTAGATAATTGGATTCAACGACATGACCAGGTAATGGAGACATTGGCTGAGAAGCATGAGACCATCGAATCTAGATGGCAAGCAAGTGATTATGTTAAGCCTATCTTAAAAGATCTTTTGAATGTGATAGAGGATCGTAGAATAGATGCTTGGGTATATAAAAATGCTCCAGGTTACCAAGGTTATTATGCATCATTGTATGATAAGTATTTCAATGCTAAAGTTATTGATAAAGGTTTGAAGTCTGATGAGTATACTTCATATGATTGGGATTCATATATGTTCCGTATTGTTAACTTAACTAATCCAAATCGTAGATTAGATGTAATGAATATGGCTTTCATATGGAAGTTAATCGATCTTAAGAATATTAGTCGTCTTAAAAGTACTCAAGACGCCTTAGAATTAGCTTGGGATTTATTTAATTGTTGCGAGCAACATATTCCGGCTATGAAGAAGCCAGAAGTTAATGAACCTAAAGCAGAAGATGGTGAAGGATCTCCAGAAGATATTGTTTCTAAAAACAAGCGTGAGAAGAAAGGTGAGAAGTTTGATGATGGCGGTAGCATGCAAGAAGATGATGGATCTATAGCAGAAGGAGATGAGGCTATGAAAGGCCAAGGTGATGAAGAAGGTAACAATGAAATGCCTCAGGACTTAGATTTGTTAAGCGATCGTTTAAAGTCTCAATTAGAAAAGGCTATTGAGAAGCAAAAGAAGTTCCAGAAAGGAGAAGTTAAGAAGACAGGTGTTAGTAGAAAGTTGTTAGAACAGATCCAGGCCATGGAAGAGAGTGGTGTTGAAGTTAAAGATGTTGAGTATGAACAAGAAAGATATGCAGGTACATATTATCGTAAGACAGCTAGTGTAACTGTTATTAAGAATCTTACTAAAAGATTAATGGAAACAGTTGAAAGTGGAATGTGGTCATCTTGGAAAGATAATAGCAAAGCCGTTAAGGATGGTATGCGTAAAGGTATCATGTTAGGTAAGAAGCTTAAAGTTAGATCTGAAGAGCGTAATACAAAGTTCAATCGTCTTCGATCTGGTAGAATTGATAAACGAATGATTGCCAATGCAGGTTTTGGTGCAGAAGCTATATTTGAAAAGATAGAATCATTTGCTTATAATCCTGGTATCATTCATATATCAATTGACAATAGTGGATCCATGAGCGGAGGTAATTTCCAGAATGCAATGACGACCGCAATTGCAATTGCGAAGGCATGTGATATGATTGAGAATATGGATTGTGTGATTAGCTTGAGAGCCGGATCATCATTTGGTGATACTAGAGGATATGGTAAGGCAGTTATGTTAGTTGCATATGATAGTAGAAAGCATGGTATGACGCAAATCAAAACATGTTTTCCAATGTTATGCGTATCAGGTAGTACTCCAGAAGGATTATGTTTTGATGCTATCATGAAAGATATATTAGATGCCAGCCGTGGTAAGGATGCATATTTTGTAAACATGAGTGATGGTTGTCCATACTTTGAAGGTTACTATGGAGAAGGAGCTTATAATCATACAAGAGCGCAAGTGAAGAAAATGGTTAGAGAAGGTATCAAAGTTATATCATACTTCATTTGTTCCGGTTCTCCATATGGTAGTGATAAAGAAAACTTCCAGAAGATGTATGGTAAAGAAGCTCAATTTATTGATACTTCGAAGATTGCGGAAGTGGCTAAGACAATGAATAGTAAATTTTTAGAAGTAGCATAATATGTTTGTAACTAAGGAAGGTAAAAAAGTAAATACAGATAATCCTAAAATGATATACGATGTGTATAGTGATAAAGGATGGTGGACCGGTACAGTAGAGTATCTCAGCTTATACGAGTACTTGGATGGAAAGCCGGCTACAATGAAAGTATCTAAACATGTTTACAATGAAGCTAGGCGTCATGGAGTACAAGTAAAGAGATATATTCATCCTCCGGGACACAATTCGGATTGGCATGCCAAAGGAAATAGTGGTGGTGGGACTTGTAGATATCCTAGGCCATGGCTTGATATGATATTCGATGTTATGTTATTTGAATCAGAAGACAGAATAAGTAGTTAATTAAATAAAGATAAAGAGTATGTATAGACTTACAGTACATGTAACAGATGTGCCTCGTGCAGAGGTAAGAACCGGTAGAAAGATTAAGAACGCTAGCGGTAAATGGGTTGAAGAAGTAAAGCAAAAGATACACAATGTGATATCTTATAACTGCAAAGACCGTACGGAGGTAGCAAAACGTTTAGGAGAGATCCGGACTAAGTATACAATCCTTAAAGGTATTGCAGGACAGCATAAAGTATCTAAAGTTGATAAAGAATTTATTCAAGTAAGTAATATAAAATAAGTAGTTATGGCAAGATGGAAACCAGACAATCCAGCTCGTAGAGAAGAGCGTCGTAAGGAAGCAGTCCTTCGACAAGAGTATTATCAAAACTTAATCAGTACCGCTGATGGTATAGATGAGTATTTTAAAATGAAAGGAGATGTGATCGGTGCTAAACAAACGGCACAGTTATCTGGATTACATCTTAAATATACTAAAAATAATAAGAAGAGTTAGTTATGAATATGGAAATAATATTTGCAGTAGCAGTACCATTGGTTGTAATAGCCTATGTTATGGTAGAAGCGATAAGGTATGAGCATAAGAAAAATAACCAGTAGATCATTTGGTAAATTGATATATTTTTCTTAAATTTAAGTATATTAATTAAAGCTTGAAGTTATGAAAAAGTTGTTGTTTATAAGTTGTATCATATTAGCGTCATGCTCTGAGGAGCAGATCATACCTATAGGACATGAGTTCGAGTTAGATGCTCAACTACCAGCTGATGAGAATGGTTATTATCATTTGGAGTTAGGATATGATTGGCAAACATTACATCGTATATCAGGTCAAGTATCTGCAGTAGAAAATGAATATGAGTTGGCTAAGATTGAATGGTCAAGTTCTCATTACTGGTTGATAGGTGATACATTAGGTTATATCGTTCACCAGAACTGGACATTGAATGATAACGGATATTTATATATGAATAACGATACTAGTTATGTTACCTGGTTCAATGGAGCTGAAGTACCGACAGTGAATGGTGCAAGTTATAGTACAATGGATGGTGAGATTAATACAATGTTTGCTCCAGTACAAAGTATGGAAGGCGATACTGTTACCGTTTCAGCTCTAGCTAGATTTGTAGATGGCCATGTTAGTGAAGTAAAAACTTTAAAATTTATTATTGAATAGTATGAGTAAATGCCCTTATACAAATTTCAAAGAAAAGGTTTTAAAGTACATTGATTTTATAAGAATGCCTAGAGAAGAATATGGAGGCATGCCAGCATGTCCATTTGCTGGATCTGAATTAGATAAAGGTAAGTTGATGATTGATAAGTTTGATCCTAATGCAGATACATTACTAGACAAGGTGAAGGCCTATGATGAATCAGAATATGATAGCGCATTATTTGTACAGGTATCTAATGACCAATTATCAAAATTTGATACAGTAGGCTATCAAGATTATATTAATAAGACAATGAAAGAACATGGATATCCGCATTTGAAATGTATTTGTTTCAATCCTAATGATGAATTAGATATAAACGGATTCAATGCTAGAAGTCATGCTCCTTACTTCTTAATTAATATAGCTACTAGAGAGGCATTAAATACAGCACATAAAGTATTAGCAAAGACTAAGTACTATGATAATATGAATAAACGTTACTTAAAGTATTTGCATATGGAGGATAAGAAATGATCATAACAGAAAAAAAAGAATACAAAGATCATAGAACACATTATGTATGTTGTGAAGTAATATACGATAGTGAAATGTATCTAGTTATGTACAGTAATAATTCAAAAAAGATTGCAGTTGAATTTGCCGATAATGGATATAAAAATTGGCGTAAATGTAATCAAAGTAATGCTATTGAAAAAAAGATAAGCAAATTAATTAAGGAGAAGTTTTCATGAAAGTAATGGTATGGGTAACGCAGACTAATGTAGAGTTACTTGAACGAGGAGAAATTATTCAGTACTGGTTAAGAGAACCAGCTAATGCATTAGATGTAGTGCAAATACAAATATCATATGATAACTTCATACGATTAAGGGATAATCAGCCTGAACATTACGTTACAAGAGACCATATGAGGTTTATTAACTACTCCGGAATGCAAGATGATAATTATTACACTAGTGATACGCCAAAATCATATGACGAAGGTTATGGAGTAGAGGATTAGCATGGAAAAAATTACAACAGCAAGCAAAAGCCAATTAAGGCTCAGATTTATAGCATGTATTTATCCAATAGCATATGTGCTAATATGGCCATTAGTATACGGTATACTTCCTGCCTATAGTAATTACTATGTGTTTGGAGGAATATATTTCACATTAGCAACATCAATGATGGCCTGGGCAATGTGGTTGCATAGAGATATTAAATGGAGTGTACCTGCATATGCATTGGTAGGTGTAGCATTATTTGATTGTGTAGACTATTGGATGCTGCATAATATATTGGCAATCATATTCTTCTTATCATCTACGTATCTAATGCGTACGGATAAAAGGTTTGATTGGTTAGGAGATATATCAGTGACATGGTACATATTATTAGTAATACCAGGAGGAGTGTTCTGGTTTGAAGCGATCCAGGCCGTATTGATTAGTGTGTTCCATTTGAGTTACGTGAGGCGGTTATGGAGAGTGAGGCGGTTATAAGTGTGGCCTCCGGTTTGAGCTCGCGAAAAGCTCGCATGAAGAGATTATGAAGAAAGTTAAGATAGAACAACAAGACATATGGGATGCCTCGCGTCCTACCATTGAACGGAACAGAAAAAAGTATACACGCAAAAGCAAACATAAACAAAAAAAGGTTACAGATGAGTAAATTCGAAGTAGGCGATAAAGCCATTAAACCGAAAGGTTATGCATTTCCATGCACCATAGTAGGAGTATTTGAAACACTTGCCGGCAATACGCGAGTGGTAGGTGAAATGACGGAGTATGGGTTGTTACATATATTTAATGAAACACAATTAGAAAAGGTCGAAGATGAGTAAAGAGAAATCAGCAGCATGGAGAAGTATGCGAGAAGTAAGTGATAAAGATGCGCGCACAATGCAAGAAATGCATGCGAGCCAGTTTCTTTTGCGAAACGAAGTAGCTCCACGCGTAACGGATGCGCCGGAAGAACAGCCACTACCACCATCGTTCCGTAGTGAACATGAGAAGAAGTGGGCAACCCCGCCAGAGGATACGGCACTTGCAATGCGTACGCTATGGCAATCGGAACGTAAGATTAACTTGAATGGTAAATGGTATGTACCGATATCGGAAGTAGCAGACATATTAACGACTCCTACGGAGGAACCATTGAATGAAGAATGGCAAGCCAAATGCTTTCCTAATTTGAATATTGGTAAACGGAATAAAGAAGAACAATAATATATAAGAGAAGCAAGCATATGAGAAAGCAACAATATGAAACATCAGCTCGAATAGCTATGATAGCATTGATAGCTATGGTGGTAAGCCTAACCATAAGCATAGCTATAGGAAAGAGCAGTATACCAGAAGAGGCTATACCACCAACCGCTATGCACGAGTACGCATATGAATGGACACCTACACCCTTGGAGCAGAGAAAGATGGATTCGCTATACCGCATAGATGCAGTAACCAAAGCAGATATGGATAGCATTAAGGATCTGATAGATGCTATACTTATTAAGCTGGATTAACTCGATGAGTATCGCTACGCTCAATCACCCTAATAAACCGAACAAAGAGACCATTTGCACCTAGTACATAGTATCCTATTAATAGAGCATTCATCCTATACCACCCTTGTATACGAACCGCATATGCCTTTCGTCCTATAATATAGATCCAGGATAACGCATAGGGTTTGTTAGCGGATCGATGCAGAGCTAGTATATAGGAGGATAGGTTGGGAGTGTATATAAATATATCCCGAAAGGCAAAGTATTTTCTATATAACCTTTCCCGGAAAAAAGTTGTAAAAAAGCTGTAAAAAGCTTTGGTAGATTGAAATATTCTTCTTATATTTAAGTATTATTAATTATTAGAAGTTAGAGATATGACCAAAGAGAATTATTT